GTCGCCGGAGCCGTTGCCGTTGCCGTCGCCGTAGCCGTAGCCGTGGCCGTTGCCGTTGCCGTTGCCGTCGCCGTAGCCGTAGCCGTTGCCGTTGCCGTTGCCGTTGCCGTCGCCGTAGCCGTTGCCGTTGCCGTCGCTGTTGCCGGTGCTGTTGCCGTCGCCGTAGATCGCGGGCTTCCTGACGTGCGCCCGCTCAGTGCGGTGCGCGTGGTACAGCACGTACGAACGCCCCACCGTGCCAGACCCGGCAAGGCGATGGGCCTCGCTCCAGCGACCTTCAGCGACGAGGTCGCGGAGCTGTTCCAGAGGCGTCATGGCGCCTTCGGGTCGATGAGCCAGGGGCAGTGGGTCGGGTCGCCGCCATAGCCGTAGCCGTTGCCGCCGCCGTTGCCGTAGCCGTTGCCGTCGCCGTTGCCGTTGCCGTAGCCGTAACCGTCGCCGTAGCCGTTGCCGTCGCCGTTGCCGAAGCCGTAACCGTCGCCGCCACCGCCACCGTCGCCGTTGCCGTAGCCGTCGCCGTCGCTGTTGCCGTTGCCGTCGCCGTAGCCGTAGCCGTAGCCGTTGCCGCCGCCGTCGCCGTAGCCGTAGACCGCGGGCTTCCTGACGTGCGTCCGTTCAGCGCAACGCGCGTGGCCCAACACGTACGAACGGCCCACGGGGTCCGACCCGGCACGGCGATGGGCCTCGCTCCAGCGACCTTCAGCGACGAGGTCGCGGAGCTGTTCCAGGGGGGTCATGACGCCATCGGCGCCATGAGGTACGGCAGCCAGAGCTGCGCGTCGACCGGGATCGAGAAGACGTACGCGTGCAGCGGAACGTGCAGGTCCCCGCCCGGGTCGAGAATCCCGAGCGCAGGAGCCGCCGCGAGCTCGCCGAGCCCTCGACGCGTACCCCAGCGGCGCACGAACACCGCACGCTCCACGATCACCGTGTCCGCGGCGTGGGAGAAAACCCCGACGACGATGAAGCCCTTGTCGATCACCACGATCCGAACGTCCATACTGGCGCCCTCCTTCTTCTTCCTGACTCAGTTATTGGTCTGCGCCGCGGGCGAACCAGTGCCGCCCAGGCGCCTCGAAACGGTAGCTCCCCGCCATTCAGCGCGGAGAACTCCTCCTGTCGTCGTGGCGCGGTCAGCCGCGCCTGTCGTGCAGCAGCAGCGGCGTCCAGTCCTCGTTGACCCCCATCTCCTCCAGGTAGTACAGGGCCCACGCCTCGACCGTCTCCAGGTCCGGAGCCTCGGTCAAGCGCCACACCTTGCTCACCAGCCCTGCTCGGCGGCGCCACTCCTCGTGGCGCAGCTCCCCCAGCCACGCCCCGCCCCCCTTGCCATCCAGCGCCACCCCCGCCACCTCGTCGATGAAGTCCAGGGTCTCTCGCAGCCTCGCCTGCGTGTGTTCGCCGACGCCGTAGCCGTACATCCGGCGCTCCAGGGCCAGGAGGGCGGTAAGTATCGCGCGTTCGGCCAGTCGACGGGCGTCGCCCCGGGAGGCGTCCGCAGCATCCCTCCACGTCTTGAGAGCCAGTTGCGGCTCGCGCATGGGGGAGCCGAAGGCGGAGTTCCAAGCGTCGCCGATGCGACTGTCGCTTATCATCCGCCCCACGGCCTCGATGTCCTCGGCGGTGACACGCGTCATCCCCTCCCGGTCGATAAGCTCGTGGAGGGAGGCAGGGACGCCGTCTCGGATCAGGCCGGAGACAGCCCGCGCAGCGACACGCGCCCGAAAGACGTGGAGTGCCGAGGGCCAGTGGGGGTTCGGGACTCTCACAGTCATCGCGTCGGATCCTCGCCGCTCGCCTTGCTCAGTTCCTCGTGGAGCTGGCGGTCCGCACCCTCCAGGGTCGTCCGGCGCACGTTCTCCTGAACACCGTCCCTCGCCAGTACCACGGCCGCCTGGACGAACGTGTCGCGCAGCAGGACGGCGTGGTACCTGTCCAACGCAGACTCGTAGCGCTTCTGGTACGCGTCACGCTGCCGCTTCATGCGGAGATATGCCACCATCCACGCCACGGACGAGATGCTCTGGCCCGCGGCGAGCCCCAACAGAAACAAGCTCAATGTACTCATACGTTCTCCTGTCGTCGGGGTGGCGTTGCGCACGGGCGGAGCACCGCTACCCGGGGTCTTTATCTCCTCCCTTCGCCCATCGCTCGCGCACCGCCTCGAGTTCGGCGGTGACCGCGGCGAGGGAAGTACGGAGCAGTCCGACCTGCTGGCCGAGCTGGACCACCTCGTGAATCCTGTCCGCCAGGTTGGCGCGCAGGTCCCGGGTCTGCGCGTCGTGTCGCGCAGCGTGCGCGTCGTACAGCCCCTGCAGGTACGGGTGCGGCCCGTCCTTGTCCAGGTGCTCCTGATGCACACGCCGCACCTCGTCGGCGTGGCGGATGTCGAGCACCTGCCTGTAGTGCCAGGGGCACAATATCGAATGCACCCCCGGAGGCCGGTAGCAGCACCGGCACAGTCGGTCGCCGTTGGCGCCCGCTCCCCACGCGTCCTCATCAGGGGCCATCGACCTCATCGCGGCGGACCACTCCGTATTGCGCCGCCGGAGGCGTTTGACCTGCGCGCGCCGTTCGGCGACGACGCCCTCGCTCTTCTCCAGCGCCGCTTCCAGATCCTTGACCCTGACCTGGTCCCTCGTCTGGTCCTCGAGGTCCCAACGCAGGAGGTCCATCCCTACGGCCGTTGCCAGCACCACGGCCTGGCCGGCCGCTTCCCACGCCTTGACGACGTGGGGAGTCACCTGACGGATGGCATCCCACGTGGGCACCGGCTTGCCGTCCCACGTCTTGCCGCCGGTCGAGGCATTGTAGGCCTCGAAGCCCACGCGACCCGGCGTACTCGGGGGGCCCTCAATGTAGGTCAGCACGCGCTCGATGCGCCCGACCAGGATGCTGAGCTTGTAGGACGCCGTCGGCGCACCCGTCGCCGGGTCCACCGGACCCAACTTCAACACGGCGTCCATGCGCTGCTCGAGCGCGTCGTGGATGCCCCGCGTGTCCCATCTCACCTCCAGGTCGCTGTTGAGCAGACGCTCGTGCTCGAGTTCTCCCTCGAGTTCCTTGATGCGCTCTCGCGCCATCCGAAGCGCTCCCCGGGTAGTCATCACGTCCTCCTCCTGTCACGCACTCCCCCCTCGGGGGAGCGCAACGTTCGCATCCGAAATTGACACGCCGACAGGCGCTCACCGCCTGTCGGCGCCAGGCCGGTCTCGTGACGAAGGACCCGCAGGTGTCCACCCGCAGTCCCGGCACGTGAGGAGCGCCATCCCCCGCCGGTGGCACCTCAAGCACACGCCGTGCCGCCACAGCATCTCCAGGAGGACCTCCTCGGTCGCCTGCGCTCGTGGCGCCCAGAAGGCCACGCCGTCCCGTCGCTCCACGGTGAACAGAATGTCGAGGACGCGCTGGGCACCCTCGGTGGAGTGGGTTTTCCTGCGTCGGATTACGTTGAGCTCGCGTTCGAAGTCGGTCATCACGCCCCTCCCCCGGACGCATCCAGGGCCTTGATGTGCCTGAGCCAGGCCGCGACCGTGTGTTCCGGCCCGTGGCCGTAGGGGGCGCAGTCCAGCCAGGAGACGACCACCTCCGAGCTCGGGCCCACCTCGGCCACGAACAAGGACCGGCGGTCTTCCTTGAAGATGTGGGGCTCCCCGTCGAAGATCTCCTTGACGTCGCCCGCGTCCTCGGCCACGACGTAGGACACCGTCGTGGCCACCACCTTGAACAGGCGGCGCTTGTCGAGACCGCTCACGCGGCCGTACGGGTCGCTCATGGCTCCTCCTTGTGTTTCTTCCAGTCTACCGCCGCCCGGCCGCGCACCTCCTCGGAGTACGCCACGCGCAACGCGTACAAGAGGTCTTCGCTCCGGAAGAGCATATCCTCTGGCGCGACCCCCCGGGGGCGGGCCAGGAGGTGCGCGTCGAAGTCCTCCAGGGTCACGTTCGCGGGGAGGGGGAGATGGGTCCTGTCTGTCATGCCATGTCCTTGCAACTTTGGGCGCGGCGTCGCGGCCGCGCCTTCGGTGCGCGCAGGCTCAGAACCAGCGTGAGCGGTAGAGGACCTCGCCTGCGGGGTCGCACCCCCCGAGCAGGTCCTGCCCCGTCTTGCTGGCGACGTACGTGTAGCGGTCGCCGAGCCGACGGTGGAGGCCCTCCCGAAGGTGCTCGGCTCCTTCGTACCCCACGGTCACCCCCGGCAGGAGTTCGACCGACGCCAGGTAGTCGATCACGAGGCCGCGCGCCTCGTGCGCGGACCGTGCACCGACGAGGTAGTAGTCGCCATCGGTGTCCGTGACCTCGTAGAGGTTCATCGGGCGTCCCTTACGACCCAGTCGCAGACCGGGTCCTCAATGGCTTCGGGGTCCTCCCGGATGTTGAAGGCCTCGGCGACGCGGACGGGGACGTAGACGCCCCAGCTCATGTCGTTGTTGTCCGGGCTCATGCCGCCCCGGTCCCGGGCGTAGTCGAGGAGCTCCTGGAGCGCGTCCTCGCAGTCCTCGGCTGTGCCATATGCCGTGAACTCGTTGCCGTCGTCGAAGAGGTACGTCACGTCCTCCAACGCCCCCTTCGCCTCGAGCTTGTCCGCCATGGCGCGGAGCGTCGCGATGACGAGCTTGCGGAACCGCTCGCGGTCCCTCGGTCGCTTGATCCCGACCATGTATCACTCCTCACTGGAGGTCGCTGCGCCGCCGGATAGCGTGACCCTCACGCCCCGCGCAGCGAGCATCTTCACCGACCAGCCCAGGAGCTTGTCGGCAGGAACCCTCACGGCCAGTCCCCTGCCCGTCTGGCACAAAACCTCGCCGAGCGGCGAGCCCGGCCCAGCGATGCGCGTCCTGAAGCTCCCGCGAGCGAGGCGGCCCGGCAGTTCGAGCGTCACACCCGCCTGCGGCCCGTCGCCCCGGACAGCCGCGGCGCTCCTGCTCACGAACGCCAGCAGGACCGCGTCGGTCCTGTTGCCCGTCAGATCCTCGAGCTCGTCGATACTGAGCCCGTCGAGGTCGCCGCCGCTCAGCGCGACGCCCACTTTCGCCTTGTCGCCAGTCACCACCAGCTCCTCGCAGGCAGGGCCCCAGTCGCTTCGCACAGGCCCTCCACCGTGTATACGCGTCCGGCGTCGACCTCGACGCCTTCAACGAGGGCGCCATAGACGCGCGCCCCGGTGAGGAGGGCGCCACGCAGGTCAGCGCCCTCCAGCTTGCTCAGCTCGAGGTCGGCGCCGCGCAGGTCCAGGCCCCGCAGGTCCTTGTGGGAGAGGTCCGACAACCCCATCAACGCGCCCCGGCGGTCCTCGCCCTCCAGGTCGAGGTCACGCAAGTCCCGGTTGCGCAGGTCCATTCCCTCCGCGACGACGTCGAGGGCGCCCCGTGGCGCGCCCCGGTCGGAGGGGGGCACAGTGCCCACGGCCTCGAAGGCGCGGAACATGCCCGCGACGAGGTCGATGTGCGCCGGCAGCGGCAGCTCCTCGTCCACGAGCGTGTACACGTCCCTGACAGTTCGGACCACGTCGCGGGCCATCGGGCCCTCGGCGACCTCCAGGGTCTGGGTGACGCGCACACGGATCAGGCGGACGTCCCAGGACGGCGCGGAGCCGCTCAGGACCACCACCCGTATCGGCCAGTGGCCGCCATAGCTCTCCCGGAGCGCCTGGGATGCCCGAGCCGCGAAGGGGTGCTCCAGATACGGTGCCCGCGTCGACGTCCAGTTCAGGGGGACGTAAGGCTGACTCCGGTAGCGCAGGGCCGACCGGTACTGCGCGCTGACGACGCCCAGCAACGGCAGGATGACCTCGTGGTTGGCGTCCTCCTGGACGCCCAGCAGGGGCAGGTTGGGCTTGACGTTCCTGTCGATGTCTCCTACGTGAGGGGACGCGACGGCTACCCGCTTCATGGCTTGTCCTTGTCGTTGTGGGCCTCAATGCCGCCCCTGTCTGCCTCTCGGGCCCGTCGTTGAATCTCGGCCCGCAAGTGCGCCAGTCCCTCAAGCAGCGCGGGGCCGGCGTCGTCCTGCTTGACGAGCATGTGCTGCGCGACCTCGATGCGGCCGAGCACGTCCCGAAGCACCGCCGCAGGGCCCATGGCGCGCTTGACGTCCTGTAGCTCCTTCGGATTGCCGGGCGTGCTGACCTGCAGCGTGTCGGGGCGCGCACGGACGTAGGCCATCGCCGACATGGCCACGCCGGCGCCCCTGGCGAACTCGGTCAGGTGGTGAACGTCCGCGCGCTTGCGGGACGACCCCGACGCGTAGATGGCCGCCAGGAACTCGGCCGTCTCCTGCAAGCGCACCACCCAGGCCTCGAGGCTGTCGAGGGCTTCGGTCTCGTCCGCGCGCATGGTGTCAGGCCCTCGCGCCAGGCCGGCAGGCCTTCTTCTCGGCCTTGCGGAGCTTCTTGAAGGCCTTGAGCTTGCGAGACAGGTGCTCGACCTCCCGTCGTACGAGCTCGGCGTGTGTAGCGATGCCCGACAGTGAGCACCCCCCGGGGGCACCGAGCGCGTCGCACAATCGCGCGCGCACCTCGGGAGGCAGGTAGTCGTCGTCGTCGCGGTCTGGAGCGTTGGACTCGTTGGGGGCTGCCGCCCCCTCGACCTCCGCCTCCAGCGCCTTGACCCGACGCAGGAGCACATCGCGCTCGTCGCGCGCGTCGAGGTACCACTTCCTCGTCTCGGCCTCGGATGCCTGCGCCGAGCAGAGCTGGATCTCCATGGCCTCCCGGGCCCTCCGCTGGGAAGCCGCGTGCGTGCCTTCGACCTCGGCGAAGCGGTTTGCCTTCGCCACGTCGGTCTTCGCGCGCGCCAGCGAGGCTTCGCGCTCCTCAAGCAGGGCCTCGAGCTTGTAGACCCGCTTGCGAGAATAGGCCAGCAGCGCGGACGCGCCACTACCCAGCGCCAGGTCGCGCCCGACGCGCAGGCGGGTGATCTCGGTCGACAGCTCCGAGATGGTCTTGTCGTAGTCCGCCATCGCCTTCACCTGCCGGTCGATGGTGACCCGGGCGTCGTCGTAGGCGTCGCTGAGCGTCTCGGCAGCGCACTGCGGGCAGTACTCCCTGCCGTCGATCACGAACGGTGCGTCCCCGTGGCCGCTGCACGTGCAGCAGCGCGGCGCACTCTCATCGTCTCCTGTCACGGGAACTCCTCCACGAAGGTCCGGACGCGCCTGGCCGCATCGACCCGGCTGCGTACGCTGTGCGCCTTGGGGTCGGCGTCTCGGCTCAGACGCAGGCCCTCCAGGCGCAGGTGGTCTGCGTGCGCGCCGAGCTCGGCGCAGACGCTCCTCTTGAGCCCCGCAGGGCTGTCGTCCGTCAGAAGGTCCGTGCTACCCCTCAGGGCGCTCCCAGGAGGGCACTCGACCTGGATGGGGGCCGGCCGGCCGATGAGACCGAGCGCCGTCCTGGCCGCGAACCTGAACGCCTCGGCCAGCGCCGAGGCGGGCACCCGGCCCTCTTTGGGCAGCAAGGGCGCTACCTCGTCGGACGCAGTCGCCAGGCGGTCGAGCTCGGCCGCCATCCTGTGCAGAAAGTCGTCTCCAGCGCTCAGCGCGCTCCCTTCCTCCCTTGCGTCGCGGTCATCCATCACGGCGGCCCTGGCGCGGCGGACGTCGGCGATGAGCCGAGCGGCTTCCTCAAAGGAGTCGCGGATGGCGTAGGCCGCCACCACCAGCTCAGTCCCGCGGTCCAGCGTGAGGTCGATCGTGGAGTGCCGGCCCACATTGTAGGCCTCACCGGTCAGGCCGTAGCCCAGGTCGGCGACGTACTTGAAGCCGTCCCGGGTCCAGGTGCCGCCCAGGATGCGGCCGAGCGTCTCTTCGGGAGACTGCGGGTCGTGGGTCATGGGCTAGTGCACTCCCAGGCGGAGGGACCCGGCAGCCCTGCCGTACTTCGACCAGTGCGCCCGGTGGCGGTGGACGGGGATGCCGAGAGCGCGAGCCCACTCCGCCGCCTGTTGGTCCACGCACGTGGCGTCTCCCACGCGGAGGACGGAGATGGGCGACCCCGAGGCATCGGCGGCATCCAGGGCGTACGCCATGGCCTTGCCGAAGTGCAGAGGCGAGACGCCCCCGCGCGTCCCGGAAACGGCCAGGACGGTCACGAGAGCCCCAGGCGGCCCGTAGCCAGTAGCGCCACGGCGTCGTCAGGGTCGGACTCGGCCGACTCCGGCGTGACGACCCACCGGACCTCGACGGCGCGGCGAGGGTCGTCCCGGCCTGGCGGGTAAAAATTCACGGCCGCCACGCGGCCGTCGGGCAGCACCGCGTAGTGGCGGCCGCGCTGCGAGTGGCAGTTGAGGACCTTCGCGTCGTAGATGAGCATAGGCACTCCCGAGTGAGGGTGGCGTGGTCAACCCCGGAGGATTCGAGGCACATCCTTGTGCCACTGAGTCGGCGCTACCTCCTGCCGTCCAGGGCCAGGGCCACCAGTCCCGTCGCTCGCGCGTCGCCGTCGGCAGAGTGCGCGTTAACGAGCGGGACACCGAGAGCGTCCGCTACGGACGCGAGCTTCTTGCTCGGGAGCTCCTCCAGCAGGTCCCGGGCCCAGGGCAGGGTGTCTCGCGTCTCGAGGTACTCAAGGTCGGCTTCCCTGCCCAGGCGCGCGAACTCGCCTCGGAGCATCCGGACGTCGAACGCCAGGCTGTGCCCCACGAGCAGCTTGCCCTTGAGGCACTTCAGGACGGTCGAGGCGACGTCCCTGAACAGGGGCGCGTCGCGGACGTCCTCTGGGTGTATACCCGTCAGCTTCGTCACCGCGGCCGGGATGCGGCACTCGGGGTTGATGAGCGTCGTCAACGCCTTCACCTCCTGCCCTGCCTCGAAGAAGATGGCGGCGAAGGCGATGACGCGGTCGCTGTTCTTGAACCCCGTCGTCTCTACGTCCACCGCCACGAAGCGAGACGGCAGCGCGGACCACGGATGCGCCTTCACAGTCGCCTCTCGGAGGCGGCTGTCGCGGTCGTCTCAACCAGGAGCAAGCGCGCACGGTTGACCACGAGGTCCGCACGGCTCAGCAGGGCTGGCAGCTCCGCGGTCATCTCCCTGCGCTCTCTGGCGGCCTCCACCAGTTGGTGGTGGGCGACCTGAAGCAGGTTCTGGGCCGTCGGCGTCAGAAGCTCCGTGCGGGTCATGGTCGTCGCGGTCACGGGTCACCTCTCAGTCGGGGATGGGGGTCACGACGAGGTCGTTCAAGTCCTCGACGAAGCCCCTACCGTCCTTGCCGAGCAGCCAGGACAGGGCCGCGGCGTAGCGGTAGGTGTTGTCCGGGACGACAACGGCGTCCTTCACGGGAGGCCTGCCCGTGTTGACCTCGGAGAGTCCGAGCACCGAGGTCACCGGCTCGACGACGCTCCGAGAGACGCCCAGCAACTGCGCCAGCGCCATGTGGTGGCCGCCCAGCTCCGAGGTCAGCGCCTCAATGGAGGCCGCGGTGCACTCCCGGAGGAGGAAGACGATGGCGTCCACGTCCGCCTCGGACGGCTCGACGCCCTCGTCGCGCTCCATGTGCTTGACCGCCCCCTGCAGCAGGTCGTTGCACGTCAGCGTCGGGTCGAGCTCGGCCGCCGACGCCACGCCCTGATTGGCGCAGATGGCGGCAAGAGCACGGCCAGCGCCTTCAAGCGCGCCGCTGGCACGCGACCCCTGGTCGCGACCAGGCCGCCCGGGGACGCGCATCGCCTGACGTGACTCGATCGCCTCCTGCAGTTCTTCCAGGCGAACGAGGAAACCCACGCCGGTCTTGGTCAGGTAGCCCTCGCGCACGGCCATGAGACGGGCTGCCACGGCCACCCGACTCTTCTCGCCCACCTGGCGAGCGGCCTCGAAGATGCGCGACAGGACCCCTTCGTGCACCATGACCGCGTACGTCCGGGCCTCCAGGGGCATGGAGGCCAGGACCCCCAGGAACAGCGGGTCGACGACGCCGTCAGCGTCGGTGAGCGACGCGACCTGGCCCGGGGGCGCCTGGTGGCTTCGGAATGCACCCTGGTGCATGCTGGCGCCGGCCAGGCCAATGCCTGCGCCGACGCCGAGGGGGAAGGAGGGGTTCATGTACAGTCTCGCTGCGTGTCGACGGCGTACAAGGCCGCCGGTTGTTGGAGCCACACCAGCAGGGTCGTGAGGCCGTCCGCAGAAGGCTTTCGGCCGTGCTTCATCTGCGTGAGCGATGAAGCACTCACACAGAGCTCTCGGCCGAGAGCGCGCCAGGACAAGTCCTGGGCTCGGCGCTTGGCGTTCGTCGCGTCGTAGAGGTCCTGGATGCGAAGCGTGTAGCGACTCACGAGCACTCCCCGTCGGTGGATACGCCGTCAATATGCAGGCTGACGGCCGCCGTGTCAATGAAATGTGTCGCGTCGCCGTGACACTGCTACGGGCGTCACAGCTACCCTGCTGGCTTGACGTCGTTGCCTGCGACCTGGCCTGGCGTGACCCGCAGCTTCTCGAAGCGGTCGAGGGCGCCATCGAGGCGGTCGGCTACCGAGGAGAGCTTTTCAGCGCTCGTGCCGACGGCCTTTGCGGCCATGATGTTGGCCGCGGCCTCGCGCTTGCGGTCGTCCCTCACCACCTCACTGCCCTCAGCTTCGAGCATGGGGGCGACCTCGGAAGTGACCGTGCCGCTGCGCAGACCCTCGATGAGGGCCTCTCGGCCCTTGGCGTCCTTCTCGGGGTCCCCGCTGTTGATCTGGCCGACGGCGGTCTCGATCATGGAGGAGTCGAAGCCCATGCCCCGCGCGCGCGCAAGGAGCTTCGACCGCCCCTCGGGTGAAGCCATCTTCCACTTCGCCGCCAGCGCCCCGATGCTCTTGGCGCCCTCGAAGTCGGATACGCCAGAGGACAGTAGCGAGATGGAGGAGTTGACCTGCGCCACGACCACGCCCCCGGTGGCGCCCTTGAGCTGCCTGACGCCGCTGCGCAGGCCCTCCAGGTCCACGGACCCCAAGTTGGTCTTGTGCTTGAAGAGCAGCTTCGTGTAGACCGCGAGCTCCTTCGGGTTCTCGCTCAGGGCGCCGATGTTGTCTCGGGCCTCCTGCATCGCCTTCGCCCGGGAGAAGTCGCCCTGGGGGGCCATCTTCATCCACTTGTCGATGGCCGCCTCCACGTTCGTCGAGATCGAGGAGTCTCGCCTCGCCGCCTCGAGCGCCATGGCCTCAACCACCAGTGGGTCCGCGCCCTGGATGTAGGTGATGGCCCGCATCTCGGCGGTGTTCATGTCGTCGGTCTTGGCCAGGCCCATGCCGGACAGGAGGGCGTTCAGGTCGCCGACGGCCTGGGACTCGCCCGAGGCCGTGGCGATGTCCATGTCGCGCGCGGAGCCCACCGTCTGGGCGGAGGTCCTGCCCTTGTCAATGGCCACCTTGACGTCCGCGCTCTGCCGCACACCCAGGGCAAGTGAGCCCCTCTGGCCCTCCGGGGACGCCAGGACGCCCTGAACCCTCTTCTGCTGCTCGGGCGTCAGGTAGTGTAGGAACTCGGGGGTGTCTACACCGTACCCTCCGATGGTCGACCGGATGCCGCCGAGCACCTTCGACGTGTTCATGCCCTGGGCGTCGCCGAACCCCAGGGCGTCCTTCGTCACGGCCCCGGCGACGCCACTGCCTACGTCCTCGAGGATCCTGTCGACCTGCTCGGGCGTAAGGTTGGCCTCCATGAGCGTCTGGCGGAGCACCTGGGCGTCCGTGGCCATGGCCTTGAAGTCGCCCCGGGCCACGGTAGCTGTGGCCGACACGGTCTCGTTCGCCTGCTGTCGAAGCTCCTTGTAGTCGCGACCGTCGAACGCGTCGAACGTCACCGCATCGACGGCGCCCCTGAACCGGCCGTCGGACAGACGGGCGAAGTCCCGGGAGGCCTCGAGCTCCTTGCTACCCACTCCGTGCCTCCAGCGGCCGTAGTTCTCGCTGATCCTGCCGCGGTTCTTGAAGGCCCCGTAAGAAGCCTTGGCCGCCAGCACGGGTCCGTGCATCAGCGACCAGGTCGTGTTCACGCCCTGGTCGACGTTACCGTACCCCATCCCGCCCAGACCCATGTCCGCCATGATGCTCCGGTTGACGCCGGACACGTTCCAGTCGGGGCTGCCGTAGGAGGCGTCGCGGGACTGATCGACGACCTGCGCCATCCAGCGCTTCTTCTGCTCCTCGTCCGAGGGGGCCGACAGGACGGACTGGATGCCTCGGTTCTGCGTGTAGAACGACCGGCCCACGGCCGCGGCCTCTTGCTCGGCCATCTTGTTGGTAGCGTACTCCTGGGCGTCGAGCTGGAACCGGTCGTACGTATCCTCGACGGCCCCGTAGGCGTAGCGGGCGCCTGTCAGCGCCAGGCCTATGCCCGGCAGGGCCACACCGGATGCCCTGTTGTTCTTGGCCCAATTGACGCCTCGGGTGAGCAGCCCCGGGTTGGCACGCTCTCGGCGCTCGGCGATCTTCTGGGCGGCCTCGAAGCGGTCGATCTCAGCGCTCTTGGCGTGCGCGGCCGCCATGTTTTTCCAGAAGCCCTGGGAGTTCTTGAGGCCGGACATGACGACGGCTGCGTTGGGGGCGTTGCCGAAGGCCGCCGCGGCCGCACCCTCGTCGGTGATCGTGCCGGGGTTCATAGCCTTGAGCTGGTCCATGTGCTCCATGGACATCTGCAGGACGCCCTGGGAGCCCAGGGTCTCGGACAGCTCCGTCAGGTATTCGCCCTTGTGGGCGTTGATGTCCTGGATCTGCTTGACCGTCAGCTTGCCGGCCCCCTCCCGCAGCGCCTTGAGCATCGGGTCGCCGCCGCTCTTCAGGCGCTCCGCCTTCTCTTTGTCGATGTGCCACTTGCCGTCCTCGCCCTTGGTCAGCAGGGCGGGCAGAAAGACCTCGCTCTTGGCCAGGGCAGAGGCGGTGATGCTGGAGAGCTTGTCCCTGAGCCCCTCCTCGCCGCCCATGAGCGCGAGCTGGTGCTCGGTGAACGCGCCGCTGGACACGGCCTGCCGCGCCATGGCCTGGCTCTCGGCCCCCGCGACGATGCCAGAGGATGCCGTCATGCCGGCGCCCTGATACGCGCGCTGGCCGAACGCGCCCCCCTCCTGGAGGACGCGCTCAACGGTCGTGCCCGCGCCTCGGGCGGAGTTGCCGAGGTTGTGCACGACGCGGTTCATGTGCTCGAGCTCGACACCGCCCGACTTCAGGGCGGCGATGAGCTGGATGTTCTTGCGGAAGTCAGGGTCGCCGGTGATCTGCGCCATGGTGCCGAGCAGGTTGGCCACCTTCTTCACCGTCGAGGTGATCTGCTCGCGGTTCTGCGCCATCTCGAGCAGCCCGGTGTCACCGGCGGCCGAGGTGATGTCCATCATGTCCCGGCGCGTGAACTCACCGTGGGACGCCTGGGCCAGCGACCCGAGGTCCCGCACCAGGGCAGCCGACGCGCCGTGGGACAGGCCGCGGCCCGCCAGGCCCACGTCGGGGCCGCCGGTCAGGTACGACCTCGACCCCATGCGCATCTGGGACGTGTCGATCATGCCCTCGATGGCGGGCCGGAGCGCCGTGCTCATGACCTGCTGCATCGTCTGGCTGCGGGCGATCAGCGGACTGAGCACGGCCCCGCCCAGCGACGCGCCGATGTCCGCGCCCGTCAACGCGCCGGCCGCGCTTCCGCCCGTCACGCCGAACCCGATCCCCGCGCCGGCGTAACCGCCGATCATCGTGCCCAGCGCCGTCGAGGCGATGCCAGAGAACAGCGACCCGCCGGCGGCCAGAGCCGCCCGCCGGTCCATCATGCCGAGCTGCGCCATCTGGTTGCCATAGATCAGGTTCGACTCGTACGCCGAGGCGTACGGCGTCTTCATCGTCGGCGACCCGATCATGCTGACAGGCAGGATCCCAGGAGCGGCCATGCCGCTGCCCATGGGGAACGGGGGGGGCAGCGGTGCGGCCGCGCCCATCGGCCCCATCGGCCCCATCATGTTGGGCATCTGCTGCTGGTAGTACGGAGGCTGCTGCATAGGCTGCAGCCTCGAGCGGTCCAGCGTAGGCAGTACCGGAGGCGCCGGCGGGATGATCAGGCGCGGGGGAGGCGGCGGGATGTAGGCCGCCTGCGGCAGCGTCATCTGCCCCATCAGCGTACCACCTCCCTGAGGCGTCGGAGGCGAGTACGTCGGCTCGGTGTTCGGAGAGGGTCCGCCAAGGAACTGCTGGCCCATCTGGGTGAACTGCTGCTGGCCCTGGACGAAGCCCTGACGGATGGTCGGTGACGACGCCAGAATGTCCGAAATGCTGCGCTGCTCCACCTTCACCTCCTGAGGGGTCCGTAACCACCTGCCGTCGAACTCTAGCACGTACGGCCGGCCTGAGGCGACCGTTGTCAAATCGCCCAAATCGTCGGCACAAGGCGTTGGCGTCCGTCAACACGGATGCCGACAATCGGGGTGCACGCCCCCAAACCCCCCGTGGCAATACCGCCACTCGCCAACGCGCCAGCAGCGAGCTCCTGGGAGCTCTCCGCAAGGAGGGCACGACCAACTGAAATGGCTCGGTCGACGTCCATCCCAGGAGCTCACTGGTGCCGCGTTGGCACCATCAACGGCGGGGTGACCCGCCCCACCGCCCCCTCGGGGGCAACGGAGGGCCACATGGCCAAGCTCGTAATAGGTGCCGGGGCGCACCTGGACCACGGACTGACGGAGGACCACATCGAGGTCATCCGTCAGTCCGTCGCCGGCGACGAGGCGAGGTTCATCCTCCGCCACGTCGTCCTCCCGGAGGGGGTAGCGCCCCTCCCCTCGGCCCTCTACGGGCCCATGGCCGGCGACGCGCCGGTAGCCGAAGACGACGTCGAGTACGTCGTCCGGGGGGACCGGGCAGCCCCCAGCCGCTGCATCCGGCGGCCCGCACGCACCTGCGGTGAAATGGTGTTCATCGTCGCCGCCTGCCGGGAGGAGGAAGACGCTGTCTTCCTCCTCACCGCGTACGGCGGGCCCGGGGTGGCGCCCCGGGAGCCGGGTGACGCCGCGAGGGTGTCCCCGGAGTGCCTCGCCGAAAGCGAGGCATTCTGGGCGGTGCACGCGCTGGCCATCTGAGCCGCCGTGTCCGCCCCGGGCCCCCAGTCCCGGGGGCGCTCCTTTAGGGCGCAATGTTGCGCCGTCCCTGCGCGCCCCATTGCTGCCGGGGTCCGTGGGTCCCACTTCGGCAGCTCGGAGGCCGTCATGACCATCCTGATCGTGTGTCTGTTCGTGCTCGTGCTCGCCGCCGCCGCCTTCGCCTGCGTGGCGGGCGTCGGCATGATCGCGGCTTCGGCCGCGGCCGACCCCGCCACCGGCTTCGGCCGGGCCACCGCCGCCGTGATCCACGGCGGCGTCGGCGGCTTCGGCCGCCGCGCCGGCTGGGCGTGGGTGTGGGGCGAACCGCCATCGCCGCCGCGGGCGGCGGCGGTGGCGGGGGCGGTGGCGGTGGCGGCCGCGGTGGTGGTGGCGGCGGCGGCGGCGGCCGTCGTCTGGTTCTGGTCGGACGCGGCGATAGCGGCCGCCGCGTCGGCCGCCCTCGGGGCGGTGGCCCCCTGGCGGCTGGGCCGGGAACTCGACGACTGGGGGGTCGGGAGGCCCGAGGAGCTTCCTCGGGCCGCCCGCCTCCGGGCGGCCCCCGTCCGTGACTGGCGGGAGCTCTCCGCTCCCGCCTACCACGGAGTCGCCGCCAGCATCGCCCAGGGGGCGGGCGTGCTGGTGGCGATCCCCGTCCCCGCCGGGGCGGGGGCCTACGACGCCCCCGCCCGGACGGCATGGGCCCTTCGGGGCTCCGAGGCCGCCCTGGCCCACCAGGCCGGGACCGGCCCCTACGACACCCCGGCCTGGAACCGGGAGGGAGTGGTCGACGGCCGGCTGATCGTGGTCGGGCACACCGTCGTGTGCCCCACGACGATGGCCACTCGCCTCGGCGAGTGGCTGGCCTTCTGGGCGGCCATGGCCGCCCGGCCCGGCGTCGTCGGGTCCCCCTACAACCCGGCCATCGAGCTGGCGTTCGTCATGTTCCTGGGCGGATGGCCCGCCCGGGCGGCGGCGGCCCGGTTGGCGTCGGGGTGGCGGCCCCGAACCGCCGGGGCGGTGCCCCCGTACCGCCACGCCCGGGACTCGCGCGGAGCCCGGGCGTTCGCCCGGGGCTCCGCCCGGGTCTGGGACGGCGCCCTCCCCTGGAGGACCCTCTGCGCCCTCGGGCGAGTCTCGCCCGAGGCGCAGACCCTCGTCCTGGGGGCGGCCCTGGAGGCGATCCAGGCGTCCGTCCCCTCCAGGGAGGGGCTCCAGGAGCGCAGGGCCGCGCTCCTGGCCGCGGCCGTCGCCGCCCACGCCGCCGCCGCCGCCGCCGCCGCCGCCGACGCCGAGGGGCGTTGGCCCGCGGACCTGGTGGCGGCGTGGGAGAGGTCGGAGGAGGAGCTGCGCGCCCTCACCGCCCTGGCCGAGGCGCCAGACCCCGACGCCCCGCAGTCGCGCGGGGCACTCCTGCGGGAGCTGGTGGCCTGGAGGTGGCGGACTCGCGGACCCGTCCGGGTCCGCGACCTGCCCTGGGGGGCCGCCCGCCCCCTGGCCGCGGACCCTACGGGGAGGGTCCGCGCCGCCCTCGCCCGGGGTGGTCGGCGGGCCCAGCTCCTGGGGCTCGCCGACAACGCAGAGGCGGCGGCCGTCGTCGCGCGGCTGACGCCGGGGTTCCCCCGGCTGTCGGCAGACCGCGCGGCCCGCATGGTCCTCGGCGCAACGCCGACGGACCTGATGCTGGAGGGGGCCCCGCACCTGGCCCCCACCCCGCGGGAGGCCCACGCCTGGGCCCAGGACGACCCCTCCGTGCCGGCGGAGGTGTGGCTGGTCCGGCGGCGGATGGCCTCGGCGGCCGACCCGCGCGTGTCGGGCCTGGCGCCCCGCGTCAGGTCGGCCGCCGTGGCCGCCTGGCTGGTCGACGTCGCCCGGCGGGGGGCGGCCGGCCAGCTCTTCCGGGAGCGGGCCGCCTACCTGCCCGGCGGGCAGGGCGTCCGGCGGTACGCCCTCGCCGCCGTCGTCGACGAGGTCCAGGACGAGGACCTCGTCGACGGGCCCCGCACGGCCGTCGAGGCTGCCTTCCAGGCGGCCTCCGACCGTGCGCTGACCCAATACGCAGGGGACCGCGGCGACGCGGTCCTGGGGGCGCAATACCCCCTGCCGCAGGTCCACCTGCGGCCCTGCGCCCGGTGGGTCCGGACCGCCCAGGGCCTACGGGCCGAGGGGGAGGACCTTGGCCACTGCGTCGGGTCCTACGGGCCGGCGGTGGAGCTGGGCCAGTCGTTCATCCTGGCCATCCGGGTCGGGGGCGACCGGTCGACGGTCGAGTTCGCCCCTGACGGGGCGGTGCGGCAGCACCTGTCGTTCCACGACAGGGCGCCATCCCAGGTCCTGGAGAGGGCCCTGGAGGCGGTCCGCGGCCGCCCGGTGAACCTGGGCGGCGGCAACGCCCGGGCGCTGCGGTCGACCCCGCTGGCGCGGGCGGTCGCCGCCGCCGCGCGGGCGAACCGCCGGTCCCCCGCCCAGGCCCGGCGGGACCTGGGGCGCGTCACCGACGCTGAGCTGCGCGACCTCCTCGCCGACGGGGACCGCCCCGTCGGGGAGCGCCGGGCGGCGGCGCAGGAGTGGGTCGGCCGCTACGGCGAGGTCGACCCCCTGTGGTGCGCCTTCCGCCCTGAGGAGGCGGCGGCGCACCGGGCCGCCGCCCGCCTCCTCCGGAACTGACCGTCCGCCCTGAGCAAGGCGTAAAACTGCTCACTGCCCCCGACCGGTCTGCACGTTCGATTCGTGCACGGGGGACTCACGACCACGCCCGCGGTGTGGTCACTCGCGCCTGAAGCTCGCCCGGCTTTGGATTCAGCGCTCAACAGGGCATGGCGGCCCCCAGAGATGGGGGCGAACGGCATGACCAACAACAACAACGGCAACGGCAACGCCGCGGTGGCGTCGGCGGCGGCGGTGGCGCCGTGGCCGGGCCGCCTGGCGGCGTGGATGCCTCGTCGACGGCGTCGGACCGTCGACGAGGCGGAGGACCTCTTCCGCGCGGTTCGCGCGGGGGAGGTCAGCCCGAAGGAGTTCGGGCAGTTGGTGTGCGCGTCGAAGGGCGCGTACCGCGGCCTGGCCGAGGTCCTGGTCGATGCGGACCTCCCGCTCGACCACGACCCCGCGCGGGCGCGCGCGGTCCTGGCCCGCGCCACGGCCCAGGCGGCGCGGGCCCGGGTCGAGGCCGAGGAGGCTGGCTCATCGGCCGCGGACGTCCTCCGCGCCGAGCTGGGCGCCCTCCAGCCCTCGGGGGTGATCCGCGACTGGGTCCCCGCCGCGGGGTCCGTGGGGAGCGCGTGGGTAGTCGCCCGCGCGCTGGAGAAGCGCGCGTCGGGGCTGCGGATCCGGCTAGTCACCGCCCTCCGGTCGGAGGCGGCGGCGGCCCGCGAGGCGGAGCGCCTCGCCGAGGCGCGGTGGCTGGCGGCGGCCGCCGCCTCCTCCCGAGGCCGCCGCCTCGTGGAGGCGGCCATTCAGGCCGTCAGGTCGGAGGACCAACGCGCGGCGCTCGGGCGGGGCCTGGCGGGCGTCCCCGGCCCGTCCGGGCGCGGGCGGGACGCCGACCGCGAGAACCAGTGGCGGACCCGCGGGAGGCGGGCCGCCCTGGGCGCGGTCGCCCGCCAGGCCCGGGCGGGGGCCGGGCCCCTCGCGACGCTCATCGGTGTCGCCGGGTGCCCGGACCCGGCGACACGGCGGGGGCGGTCCGCCGAGGCCATGCTCGTCGTCCGGGCCGCCCTCTCCGAGAGGGTGGTTCGGCCAGACGGCGTGGCGCGGGCCAGGGAGGCCGTGATGGCCGAACTGGCCAGGGCGTGGCCGGCCCCGTAGCCCGACGCCCCCCAATCCCGGGGGGCATTCTTTAGATTAGAGTGCATACTGTAATTATGAGGTAAAAACGGGCATCCCATGTCGGGACTCCCACTGTGCCCCGTTGGGGCAAGGAGGGCCGTATGGCCCAGAAGAAAACCATCGACCAGCTCCGGGCGGAGCTGGAGGTCGCCGAGCGCGACCTCCAGTCCCTGCTGGCGCGGGGCGTGCTCGGGGAAACCCTCGAGCACGCCCGGATCGCCCGGTCCGCAGCGCGAGTGGCGCTGCGGACCGTGACCCACCCACCGCGCCAGCATGGGCTCCCGCCCATGCTGGCGGCGGCTGGGTGGTCGCCGCCCTACTTGCCGTAGGGCGGCGGCTGGGTGGTCGCCGCCCTACGGCAAGTAGGGCGGCGGCGGATGGGGGGGCGCTCCGGCGCCTCTTCTTTAGTTCCGGGCGCCCCAACGAGTCAGTGGCACAAGGAGTTGCCTCGCCCTCGCCTTCGTGAGGGCTTCAACAACTGGGAGGCCGTATGGCCGAAAAGGACAAGGGCAGGATCGGGGACCGGTGGCGGGAGATGGCGACCCTGGGGCACGACTCCAGGGAGTTCGACGCCTACCTGACGGGGACGCCGAAGACCAACCACCCGATGACGGGGGAGGGGGCGGCCTGGGTGGCCGGGCACGAGGGCGTCCGTGGCGTCGTGGTGCGCGTGACGTGCACCATCGCCAGGTCGACGGCGCCGACGGTGTCGGTGCCCTGTATGGGCGACGGGGACGCCAAGGAGCTGGCCGTGCGCCTGAGGCACGCCATCCGGAGCACCGAGGGCCTGTCCTGGCCGGAGGGGGACGTGACGCTCGGGGTCGAGGGGCCTCCCTTGACGCCGTCGTACGTGTCGGACCTGGGGTTCGCCATCGCGCTGCTGCGGGCGTCGGGCCAGGTCGACTCCGCCTCGCCGGCGTGGAAGGACGTGGCGTTCGCTGCCGGGCTGTCACTGGGGGGCTACCTCGAGCCGGTCCGGGGCGCGTACCCGGCGGCCGAGGCGGTGGCCGACTTCAACATGTCCGGGCTGGTCGTCGCGGCCGCGACGTACAACGGGGAGCCGGGCGTGGCGGCGGACGCGGTCGACGGCGCGCGTGGCCGCATCCGCGTGTTCGCCGAGTCCAACCTGGACGAACTCATCGCCTCCATGCACGGTCTCCAGGACGCCGTGCCCTGGACACGTACGCCGGCGCGGGAGCCGGACGTCTACTCGGAGCTCGACGACGTCAAGGGTCGAGACGCGCTGAAGGGCGCGATGGTGCTCGCCCTGGCGGGGGACCACCCGCTGGTGATGGTCGGGGACTACGGCACGGTCGCGCTGGCTCGGAGGGCGCCGTCGCTGCTGCCCCCGCTGACCGACTCCGAGACGTGGGAGATTCGACGAGTCGCCTCCGTGGCAGGCCTGACCCGCCGGCAAGGTCGCCCGTTCCGCGCGCCGCACCACACCATCAGTGTGGACGCGCTCACCGGGAACTCGAGGGGGCGCGTGCTGCCTGGCGAGGTCACGCTCGCCCACCACGGCGTCCTGTTCCTGGACGACGTGCACCTCTTCAAGCGCGCCGCTGTCAGTGCGCTGCGGACGGTGCTGGACGCGGGCACCTCCGCCAGGGATATGCCCGCTGGCGACGTCTGCCTCATCGCGACTGCGACGCCGTACAGGCCCAGTCCTGGGCAGGACCTGTCTCAGGCCGCGGCCGAGGCGCACTTGTCGCCCATCCGGGCGCAGCTCGACGAACTCTTCCCCCGAGGCGGCGTCATCGCCGTGGACGACGGCATCGACGCGACGCACCCCCTCCTCGGGGAGCTCGAGACCCTGGGGCTTACCGGTCACGACACCGCATCGGCGCAGCGGCTCGTGGTCAAGCTCCGAGGCCTGGCCGTCGCCAGGCGCGGCAGGACCAACGGCCGCGTCCCCATCGAGGTCCTCCGAGACGCGAAGTGGTGCCACGCGAAGGTCCTGCGGACCTTCAGCGAGACGTCCGGTCTCGGCGACAGTGACCTCGAGAGCATCCTGCGCGTGGCGCGCACGGTAGCTGACCTGCGGGGTGACAAGTGTGTCGCCCTCCGCCACTTGCGCGCGGCCTCAACCCTGGCGGTCTCTCGCTCGACGTGGCGCCACATCATGGAGTACGCATGGAGAAGCCTTCTTCCTACCGGCTGATCACGCTGGTGTTCACCCTGCCCGGCATCGAGCCGGATGACCTCGACGCCTCGAGGACGCTCTACGAGGCTCTTACGACGGTCGATGACTTCGACCTCGACCCGGACGAGTACGGCCACTACCCCGTGAGCGAAGTCCCGGTGCGGACGGCCATGACCGACCGTGAGGTGTTCGCGTCGGTACGCACCGCGCTGGTGGCGCACACGCCCTGGGGACGCTCGGCCGTCTCCATCGAGGGCCCTGCGCCGAGGAGGCTGGCATGACACTGCTCGACGACGCGACTCGGCGTCTGTCTCGAGACCAGCGCCGGACCCTGCGACTGGTGCTGCGTACCGACGCCCTCTACCTGTCGCTCCTGGCCTACGTCGACAGGACCCTGCGAGCCCTCGAGGACGCGCGTCATTTCCACGCCTCAGAGGGCACCGAGGACGCCTGGGACGCGGTGTGCGACGCCCAGAACTACCGCGGCGCCGGGGGTCTTCGGAACGCCCGGCACATCGAGTTGGCCGACGCGCTGCTTGCGGGCCAGGACATCTTCGACGGGATGCCTGCGCCGTTGCAGGAGGCGCTCGAAGCGGCCGGATACACGGTGCTCGGTCTGAGCCCTGACGTGCGAGGGTTCCTCGTCGCCCCGAAGGGAGGTGGCTGACCATGCAGCCGCTACTGTCGCCGAGCCTGCAATCGGTGTGGATGCGGCGCATGGTGCTGGACCACGCCCGCGTTCTGCTCCCGGAGGATTCGACGCTCCTGGCGTGGCTGATGGCGGCCGACCCGGCGCTGTTGACGGCCGCACAGGACGAGGCGCAGCTCATTCGGACTCGCTCGTTCCAGCAGCAACAGGCGGCGCTACGCGCCATCGGCGAGCGCGCGCGGACGGACAAGGCTCGCGGGGAGCGAGTACCCTACGCGCACGGCATGCGCAACGTCGCCGACGCCATGAAGCACTTCGCGATCAGCGCGATGCGAGCGGTCTACCTGGACCGGGGCCCGTCTGACTCCCAGCCACCGTGCCTACAGCGCCTGGACAGGGAGGACCAGTTCCTGGTCGACGTCCTCTACCTGTCGTGCGCCTACGGCGACCCGCCGTACCCCCCCGACCTGCGGAACCTGTTCATCGAAGGGCAGGACGCGTTCTGGCGCGTGCAGAAGCAGCACCGGCGCCGGGCGTTCCGGTTCCGGTACGTGCTGAGGCGACTGTCGGACTACGTCTCGGAGCACCCGGGCGCTGCGATGTACGCGGGCTTTCGGCTGCCGGAGGCAGGGCAGTTCCTGTGGCTGTTCCGGGAGGGTATGGTTGCCCTCGGGGGCGACCGCGCGTTCGTACACGACTGGTACGCGAACGCCGTCGAGGCCCCGTCGGAGGACCTCTCTCTCTTCGTCCCCGCGGCGACGGCCGCTGCCGCACAGGAGGACCCGTGCTCGTGAAGCCCACCACCTACCGCGTGGCGAAGGCCTTCGTCACCGAGCACCACCGCCACAGCAAGGCCCCGCAGGGCTGGATCGTGGGGGTGGCACTGCACGACGACGAGACGGACGTCATGGTCGGCGTCGGTATCCTCGGCCGCCCTGTGGCTCGCTTGCTGCAGGACGGCTCGACAGCCGAGATCACCCGAGTGTGCGTCCTGCCGGACACGCCGAACGGGTGCTCCCAACTCTACGGCGCGCTCGTGCGTGCCGCGTTCGCTCTCGGGTACACCCGGGTGGTAACCTACACCCTGGCCACCGAGCCCGGCTCCTCGCTCAAGGCGAGCGGGTTCGTGCCGGCGGCACGGGTCGACAAGCGTCAGTGGGACCGGCCGAAGCGGCCGAGAACCGACGGCGATGCACAGGAGCGCGTCCGGTGGGAGCGCTACAAGACCGGGAGGTCGTGATGGCTAAAAGAACGGGCCGCGTGCTGGCTCTGATGGACAAGGCCCTTGTCCACATGCGCGACACGGGGCCGAGCACGCTCGCCGACATCGCTCGGGCCCAGGGCCTGAGCCTGGCCGAGGCGACGTACGCCGTCGAGTGCTGCAAGAGGGAGGGGATGGCCGAAGCCGTGGGGTTTGCTCCCTGCGAGGGGACGAGACCGCGCCTGTGGGCCCGCGTCGCTGACCGAGGGGTCTGGCCAGAGCCGGAGTTCCCCCTGTCGGGGGGTCGGTCCTACGGGACGCCACGGGGCTACAACGCTCGAGAGCAGGCCATCATGGCCGCGCTGCTCGAGCACGGGCCGCTGACGGCCAACGCCATCGCCTCCCGAGGCGTGGGCGCCGGAGGCACCTCGACGACCCTCGACAGGCTGCACGGCCTGTTCATCAAGGGCCACGTCGTCAAAGCGGGGAAGGACACCAGTAGTCGAAGGCCTCGCCAGCTCTGGGCGGCGGCCCCCCGACAGGAGGGGGAGGAATGAGTGAAGTCCCGCGGGGGAAACTGCGCGTCCGCGGGTTCCTCCCGTGGGCGTGGGAGCGCAGTGTCATGTCGTCTCAAGCGTCCCTGGCCTTCGACTGGTCGACCGTGGACGCCGATGCGGACGAGCGCATCGCGGGCGTGGCACGCTCGGACTGGGACCCGCTGACGGGGGGAGGCCTCTGGCGGGCGTCCTATTGGGCGGCCGAGGACCTGACCCTCGTGCCCGAGGAGACGCCCCTGTACATGGGGCCCGGCGACCTGCTCATCAGCGTGACGGGTGACGTCGCGCCGGTCATCCGCGCACTCGCCGCGCGCTGGCTCGCCGAACCTTTGGCGGGAATGGTCGAAGTCGGCCACGGCATGCTGCTGGGGGTCATGTCGCTCGACGATGTGCCTCGGTGGTTTGGCGACCTGTGGGCGGCAGCCGCCACGGAGTGGCTGTATGAGTACGCATCGGCGGCGCCTCGCGAGGCGCCAGGCCCGACCGAGTGGTCCAAATCGCTCCAGCACCTGATGCATGCCCGTCCGGAGGGCGGCGCTCTGAACATGGTCGTCACCGCCGCGCACATGCGCTGGATGGACCCTGCGTACGACCCCACCGAGCGCATGGGGGTCACGGAGACGATCTACGACGTCGACCTGCCCTACCTCCAGCGAGCACTGCGCGACCTCGAGAGCTGGAAGGGCAACTCGGCGGCGGCCCAGCAGTTGCTCTCGGCGCCATACCCCGTGAGGTCGCTCACGCGGCACTGGCTGGAGGCGGCCGAGAGGGGCAAGGCGCGCCCCTTGCCCCGGATGTCCCGGGGCTACGGCACGAGGCACTACGCTGCGCCACCGGCCACGGACGGCACCTACCACTGGGACGGCGGCTCCGGAGACGTCTCGGAGCCGGAGAAGCCGGCCGTGGAAGTGGTGCTTCGCGGACCCCTGGAGCGCCGATACACCGGCAAGGGCCGGGAGTGACTATGACCACCGATGACGACAAGGCGGGAGTCGGCGTCCACCCGGTCGGCGCGCCCGAACGCTACGACCCGGGCAGGCACGTACGGGTGTACGAAGTGGCGGGGGCGCTTCACCGGTACATGGTGGAGGTCCTGCGGGAGTCTGGGGAGACCAGCTTCTGCGCAAATGCACGGTGGGCACACCCCAGCCTTGCCGGCGCCCGCCGCGGCCTGAGCATCCGTGACGGGTATATCGTCACGGACCTCCCGCTCGACGCGTTCATGACGCGGTATGCCGTAGAGGCCATCGAGGTCAAGGCGGAGGGTCAGACGCACTGGGATCTCCTCACGGTCGTTGACAACTACAGCGGCTGGAAGGACCTCAGGGAGCGGATGCGCGCCGAGGAAACGGTGGGCGCCCTGCCTCCTAAGGGGGCACTCCTGCCGAGCTACCAACTGGCACACTACTGCGCCCCGGTACTCCCCAGCAGGGAGCTCCTGGGCGCGTACCACGGGTACAAAGTCCAACCCCAGGAACTGCCGCCCGAACGGCGCGACTCTGTGCGCGCAACCGTGGCACTGCGAACGGCCGTACCCGCCGTTACGCCTGTTCAACCACCATCTCATGAGGAGGCCCCCATGGCCGATACCAAGCCCCTGCCCCAGTCCGCCTCCGCGGCGATCGCCGACTCCGTCAAGACGGGCGCTTCGACGGCGGTCGCCGTCGGCGTCGCGGACGTCGTGTTCGCGGCGGGCAAGCAGTTCCTCCCCTTCCTGACCGACGAGCAGCTCAAGGACCCGCACACCCGGCGCATCGCGCAGGCGCTCATCGCGGCCGCGCTGCTCTACCTCATCGAGCACGCCCCGGGGATGGTCCCGCGGGAGGACCTCGTGAGCAAGGCGTGCGCCCTGGTCATCGCCGAGGCCACGCGCGTGGTCCTCGAGCCGTTCCTGGCCAACGTCGCCGGACAGATCCCTGCGCTGGAGGCCCTCCTCGTCGCGGAGGCCCCCGCTCGCCGCCCGAAGAAGCCCCTCGCGGGCTGACCGCCAAGACCTGCCCCCTCCGGGGGGGGGCAGCACCGGCCGTCCGCGAGGGCGGCCGCCCTCTCAAGGAAAACTGATGGCGAAGCTCAAGGGTCTCCGCTCCGCGGTGACCGAGAAGGACGTCGAGTCGGCCTACCGGTCGACCCTCGTCTCCATGACTCACGCGGAGGTCTCCTCTCCGCACAAGACCGACGGCCTCCTGTGCTGGGGCCCCGTCCGCCTCCTGTTCGAGGCGAAGTACGACCTGGACTTCAAGTCCCGGGCCGCCCTCTGCGCTGTCCTCGGGCAGTGCGTCATGTACGTGAAGCTCTTCGCCGTCGCCGGCGACGAGCTCCCGAACGTCATCCTCGTCGGCGACAAGAACGAGTGCCTCGCCCTCGCTACCACCGACGTCGTGAAGTTCCTCGACCTCGACATCAACTGGGCCGGGGCGCCCAGCAAGGGGAACCCTGCGCTCACTCGGGCGCTCATCGATGACGCCGCGCTCAACCCGTGGGTCGTCGACGTCACCGCGGACACCGACCTGTCGGGGGTCGTGGCGCGCATCGAGGCGCTGGCCCTGGGGGAGCACGCGCGCGTCCGGGCGACGCCGCACAACATCGGCGCCATCTTTCAGCACTGGCAGGACAGGGTCTTCGCGCGCTCGGAGCTGTCCTCGTCGGAGGCTGCGGACCTGTTCCTGGCTGCGCTGTTCAAGACGGACGACGTCTACGCCCACCCGAAGAAGAAGGGCGTGCTGGTCTCGCCGAACTACCCGAACGGCGTCCCCATCAACCGGGAGCAGCTCGACGGGTTCATGAGTCACTTCGACACCGGCTACACCGCCGAGGAGGTCGACGCCATCTACGCCGTCAAGGACCGGCTCCTGGAGGACGAGCACCGTCGGCGGCAGGGGGCGTTCTTCACGCCCGAGCTGTGGGTCAACGAGGCGCACAAGACCCTCGAGGACGTGCTCGGGGACGACTGGAAGGAGACGTGCGTGGTGTGGGACCCGGCCGCCGGAACGGGCAACCTGACGCGCGGCCGCCAGTTCTCGTCGCTCATCCTGAGCACGGCCGAGAAGTCGGACGTGCGGGTGCTGAAGGAGACGCAGGATAGCCGGCACCTGACCTTCCAGTTCGACTTCCTGAACGAGGACGCGCCGTCGCCGTTCTTCGAGGCGGACGAGCAGATGGTCAACTGCCTGCCGGCGTCGGTGCACGCGACGCTCAAGACTGCGGCCGCGGCGGGGAAGAAGCTGGTGTTCTTCATGAACCCGCCGTACGCCGAGGACGGGGTGGCGGGCGCCAAAGGGGCCACGCGCGCTGGCGTGGCGACGTCCAGCCAGGTGTCGAAGGACATCAAGGACCTCAAGTTTGGGAGGGCCTCGCGCCAGCTCTACACGCAGTTCATGTTCAAGTGCGTGGCGATCGCGGCGCGGTATGGGTTCAAGAGCTACGTCGTGGCGCAGTTCTCGACGCCGACCTTCATGACGTCCGACTCCTATCACGCCTTCAGGACGTGGTGGTATCGGTGCCACGACGTGAAGGCGCTCTGGCTGTTCCGGGCATCGCACTTCGCGGGCGTCTCCGACAGGTGGGGCGTCCTGTTCTCGGTGTGGTCCTGGAACGAGGACTCGACCGGCACGGACCCTGGGAGGTCCTTCCACGCGCAGGTGAAGGACGTCCGGGCGTTTGAGGTCGTCGACGTCGGCGACAAGCGCCTGTACAGCCCGAACGGGGACGACGCGTCCTCCTGGGTCAGCGCCCCGATCCGGGGCTCCGACACGGACACGCCGAAGTTCAGCAGCGGCTTGCGGGTGCGGGACCTCGCGTCGGTCTACACCGCAGGTCAGGGCCCAGGGGCGCTCGGCGTCATGTGCAACAAGGGCAACAACGTCATGAATTCCGGCACGGACGTGTACCTACTGGCCGGAAAGCCCACGGACAAGGGACACCGCCACTTCGATCTGACGCCCGACAACTGGCGCCGCGCCATCGCCCTCTTCGCCGCCCGCAAGCTCGTCGCCGAGACCTGGCTCAACCAGAAGGACGAGTACCTCGAGCCCCACAGTCAGGGCACCGACGCCTACGAGCTCTGGGTGAACGACTGCCACGTCTACGCCCTGCTTCACCCGAGCAACAACTGCACGGCCATGCGCACCGTGCAGTACAAGGACAAGGCCTGGACCATCAGCAACCACATGTTCTGGCTCTCTCGCCAGGACGTGCTCGCGGCCTTCGACACGCCGCGGACGAAGAACCTCTACAGGGACTGCAAGCAGTTCCCCGCTGGGTACCTCGTCCCGAAGCCCTCGTCCGAGCCGGTCGCGGTGTGGGAGGCGGCCGGGACGCCGTACATGGCGTCTCTGCTCCAGGAACTCCAGCTGTCGCCTGACGCGCAGGCGGTGCTCGACGCCCTGACGGCGCTGTGGCACTTGTCCGTGCCCGGGCGGGAGGACTGGGCGGCCGGGCGGCCGGAGCTGCACCTGGGGGCGTGGGACGCCGGTGTTTACGCGCTGAAACACTACTTCCGCGACCAGTTCCCCGCTGAGTGGGCGGACCTGCAGGCGGCCTACAAGCTGCTCTCGTCGCGCCTTCGGGCGGGCGTGTACGACCACGGCTTCCTGAAGCCGTAGTCGAAACAACCACGGGCCCCTCGGGGCCCACAACACAATGGGGGGCCGTATGGAGAACAACTTTGCCGACACGGACGCCGACCTCGCGAGGGTCGACTACCTGCTCGCTTCCGAATGCGAGCGGCTATGCGGCCTGCTCAACGCGGCACTCGACAGCGCGGACAGCCCTATCTCGGCGGACTGCCTGAGCGCTGCGGTGCACCGCGTCACCGGTGCGCTACAGGGGACGGTCCACCCATGGACCCCCTGGCGGGGGTGGTCCCGGGCGTACAACGCATACACGGGCCACCACGGGCGGAGAGACGCGGAGTTGTGGACCTACGCTCGTGTGGGCGGGGTGTGGCCCGCTGAGCCGGGCGTGCCCGACACGTGCCGGACGGCGATGCTGGTGCTGGATCTGAGCGTCTCCAACCTGAACTGGAGCGTCGACGTCGACCTTTGCTGGGGCCGAGTCCTGCTCTGGGACGAGTCTGAGAGCCGCCCGGTGGTTAACTTTCTGTCGTTCGCGCACCTGGACCACCCGGGCCGGGAGGCGAGCGAGCTCGTGACGATGCCCGCCTCCGACGTGAGCGACGTCGGGGGGAGCATCCTGCGACTGTTCGAAGAGGCGCTCCGGTCCATCGGGCGGGAGACCGACAAGGCGCCTGTCAACCCATCGCCTCGACCCTGGCGATGACGGCGGCGTCACGCCGCAGGCGCTCGGCTCGCCGGATCTTCTCCTGAAGGTTCTTCAGAGCGTACTCGGGCGTCCACTGCAGTTCCCACAGGGCGGAGACGTAGCGGTCGTACTCCTCCGACATCTGCATGCCGACCGACGGGTTGCCGCCGGGCATGGCGGACGCCAGGAGGATGGCGCGGCGGGTCTCGAGACGCTCTCTCGCCTGCATCTCCTGCAGCTCGCGGACTCGGACCGCCAGCAGGAGGGCGTCCTGGTGGCCACCCCGTCTCTCGAGCTGCACCCCGCGGGTGTAGAAGTGCGCCCGAGCCCTTGAGACGGGGTCATTCAGAAATCCCGGACGCTCCCAGGCGCGAATATGACCGAGACGCGCTGGTCGAAAGCCGCGAGCGCGTCGACGAGGCGGTTGTACACCACGTCAGGCACGTTCTGCAGGAACGCGTTGGTCGCCGCCCTGCCGTCCGGGGTAGATGGGTCGAAGTGGCGGCCGCCGTAGTCCTTGAGCGAGTGGAGCAGGTTCGACTGCGCCACCATCAAGTTGAAGGACGCCTGCGCCCAGGGGCGCTTGTCCTCGAGGAGCTCCGACAGGGTGAACCCGCTCTGGCTGCGGCGCATGGTGAACGTCACGTCCACTTTGTCCCAGAGCCGCACCGTCTGGGTGTAGAGCTGGCCCATGAGCAGGACGCTGTCCTGGATAGCGATGGCCTCGGAGGCCGTCAGACCCACCGCGCTGAGCGCATCAAGCCATGCCGCCTCCCGGTTCTTGACGTCCGCGGCCTCCCTCTCGTGGGAGGCAATCTCGGCCGACAGGCGGTCGACCTCCATCTGCGCGGGGGTGCGCGCTGGCTCGGTCGTCTCGACCGGGACTCCGGGCACGGTGTCACGGGCGGCGAACGGTCCGCCGCCCTTCATGAAGTTGGTGAAGGCGGCGCGGCCCTCGCTGACGGGCGGGTCTTGCGACATGTTGGACTCCGGGGGTAGACTGTTCGTCGGGGTCGAGTGTTTCGCCCCCGCTATGCCCCGGAGCATACCCATGATCATGTATCTCCGCAAGGTCGACGCCCGCGCCTGGCGAGCGATCGTGCGCCAGGCCTACCGCTACCCGGCGTCCTCCGAGCACCCGTGGTGCCTGGCCGTCGAGGACTCCGAGGCGCCGTCACGCATCGAGTACCAGGGTCGCGACGGTGTGGGGGCGGGCTTCTTCCACGCCTCCATCACCTACAAGAAGTCGGACCAGACCGTGGAGTTCCGGCAGGGCGACGACCCGCGCGCGATGAGCGTCCTGAAGGCGTGGAAGCTGCTTCAGCCCCTGTTGATCGGGGGCTTCTCTCCGGCGGCCGTCTCCACCGAGGAGGCTCCGCGTTGGTAAAAGAGCGTGCCCGTCTTCATCCCGAATCCCGATGTGGGGCCCTGGGCGGCGACGTGCCCGTGGAGGTCGTCGTCATCGTCAAGCGCCGCCGCTGCTCGCGGCCGTGCTCGTGCCAGCGCCCGGCTCGGTTGCCGTGTGGCACCTGCGCCGTCTGCGGTCGGATGACCGCTTCAACCCTCGAGGAAGGAGGCTGATCAGGATGATCGTCTACGTTCCGGACGCCCCGCAGTTGCGGGGCGTCCTCTCTCAATCGGACGCGGTCAAGGTCGCCGGCGCGAAGCTGCGTCGGTTCGGCCTCGCCGTCGTCACCATGAAGAAGCTGCAGAAGCGAGTTGGGTCGCTGATGCACGACCAGGGGTGCAGCGCCTCCTGGGTCGCCGAGCGATGGGCGGAGCGCCTGTCGACAACCACGGGACTGTCCGTCACGCCTGACCCTCGGCGCGTCCAGGCGCTGCTCGACGGCCGCGGGCAAGAGCTCACGATGAAGGAACTCGACGCCCTGGCGGACGCACTCGGTGTGGCCGCGTGGACGCTGTACTCGCCATCGCGGCAGGTGTCGGAGCTGACGCAGGCCGAGGTACGCTTCCCGGACGGCACGGCCGTCGAGAACTTCAACGTCGTGTGTCGGGACGCCCGTGCGGCCCGGTCGCTCGCCGCCTTCAAGCTCATCTTCGAAGGCAAGGTAGGGTGGCTGGAGGTCTCGCGCATTCTGTCGGCCACGGCCGTCACTTCGAAGTGCCAGGGAGCGGGCTGCATGCTGGAGCTCCATGGCTGAGCCCGGCGGAAAACCCTGGTCGTTCTTCGACGAGGACTCACGCTACCAGCGACCGGACGACGGCGACGACTCGGACCCGACAGCGCCCTACATGCTGGGGCGAGGCGTGTCCGTTCTCGGGCCTGTCGACCTGGCCGCCGCTCGGGTCTTCGAGTTCAAGGCGCGCATCCGACATCCGAGGTACGTGCCCTCAGAGCTCGCGCAGTTCATCGAGTGGTTGGGCGCGGTGGCGTCCCTGGACGGGGCGGAGCACTACGTGGTCGGAGCGGGGGACATCGAATTCCGCCGCGACGGCAAGTACTCCCTGTCGCTGTACACGGCAACCGAGCCGTCATGGCAGGGCGATCCCGACCTGCGCGTCGCTGTCGCCAAACGCTGGGTCGGACCCTCAGGCGACCTGTTCCCGGGGATCGTGTCCACGATTCAGGGACCGCACGTCCGGCGCAAGCGCCACGTGTTCAAGGGGCACCCTGCGCTGGTGGCCTCGACCCCGCTTGGGCCTCTCTTCGTCGGTGGAGGCGCTTGATGGCGCTATATTGCCTGGAGTTCGTCTCGGACACGACGCGGGAACAGGCCATGATCACCGCGATGACGAGCAGGAGCCGGGAGCACGCACGTGCCGTCCGGCCATTCCTGAACCACTTCATCCTGGTGGTGTCTGGCAGCGGCACTGCGTCCGCCACGAGCTCAACGCTCCTCCTGCCGCGAACGGCGTTCGCGAGCTTCCACACGCTCAAGCGGAGCCTCGAGCGCATCAAGATCGACAGGAGCATCCAATGACCGACCCCAAGCCTGAGAAGGCCGTCTTCATCATCCACGACACCGACAACGACGGCCAGTGCGCCGCGACCGTGCTGAGCATGCACCTGTCCCGCGTGGGACTGCGCTGCGTGCTCGTCCCGTGGGGTCGGGAGCCCGGTACCCCCCACTACCTGACCCGGGTGGAGGCGTTCGAGCACGACCCGGCCTCGCGGGAGTTCGCGTTCGTGGACTGCCGTCCCTCGGACGAAGAGCTCGTGGGCGACAAGGCCCTCCTGCGAGAGCCTGTGACCATCTTCGACCACCACCGATGGGCGAGCCGCGAGGCTACGCTCGTCAGTCGGAGGTCTCTGCCTGGTGGCGCGCAGTGTACGGTCATCCACAACGAGCAGGCGTCTTCGGCGGCGCTGCTCGTCTGGCGTGCCACGCACGCGACCGTGCCCTTGCCTCCGGTCGTGGCCTACGTCGACGACCACGACTCGTGGCAGCACAGGCTGTGGCGGTCGAAGGACGTCAACGCGTGGCTCTACGCCGAGACCATCACGGCGACGACCTGGGAGCGGCTCAACCGGATTCTCGGTGCGTCGACGTGGGACATCTCGGCGCGCACGGAACTCGAGCGCCTGCTCGACCCCTGGGCGATGTCCCGTGCGGCCGCATGCCGTGCGGCCGTCGAGTCGAGCTGGGAGGCCGGCCTGGCGTACACGCTCGACGGCGGTGCGACGGTCGCCACGCTGCCTGCGCGCGTGGTGAGCGCGTCCTACCTGCACAGCGAGGTGGCCTCCGCGCTCCTCGACGCCTTCCCGGAGGCGGGCGTCGCCGTGGTCGTGCGGGGCGTGGGCCCGGGTCTCTCCCGGGTCTCTCTCCGGGCGCGTACGGACGACGGTACCGTCGACCTGACGGAGGTCGCCGCGGCCCATGGCGGCGGCGGCCACCGCACGGCCGCGGGCTTCGTCATCCTCAACGCCAGGCTCGACGCGCTGCTGGTAGCGCCTGGGTCCATCTCGCCGGTCCTCGGCGAGGTCGAGTCGATGGAGCTGCCCTTGAGCTGCTCGGAGGAGCCGGAGGAGCCGGCCGAGGACACGGCGGCCGAGCCCGCGCAAGTGGCGCCCCCCACGAGCAAGCGCAGGAGCGGGCACCCGAAGGCCCCGTTTGGCGACCCGTCAGACGTCGTCCCCGTCGTCGGGCCCCACTCCGTCGGTCGCTGACGTATCGGCGGACTCGCCTGACTCGACGCTGCTCGGTGCCGGCAGGCCCCTCCGGCCAGCCTCGTCGGCCATGAGCATGCGATTGATCTCGCCCCGGTCGAGGGCGTCGGTGTCCTCGATGGTCGGCAGCAGGGCCGCAAAGGGTGCCGTCGACGGGTTCCTGGCGAGGTGTCCCTTTGCGGCCGCGATGATCATCGTGAACATCAGGCCGCCGAAGAACCCCAGCAGCATCGACAGGTAGAGCCCTGGGCCTGCGTACGGCGTCTTCATCCCGTCGGTCATCACCGATGGGATCTCGCTCAAGCCCATGCTGACGGCCGGTCCCGCCATCATGCCAAGGAGCGTCGCGAGCACGCGCAGCAGGATCCGAGTGTAGGGCGACGACTGGGACCGCTTCGATGCGCGCACGTTCCGCTCGGTGTCTCGCACCAGGCGAACGAGCGTGCCAGCGATGAGCGCTGAGACTACCAGGACCGCTGCGGCGGCCCAGGTGAACGAGGTGTAGAACGTGGCGACCACGAAGTCCATGGCTTGCCTCCTGTGGGAGCGGTCGATGGCCTTGTCGAGGGTATCACGTCACGCACACCGATGACATGGAGAGGATAGGAGGATGTTCGATACGGTGAAAGACAAGTCGCGCGCGGCGAGCGCGCGCGACGTGGCGGCGCGCCGCGAGTTCAGGACGCGCATCGCGCAGGCGTCACACGTCGCGACGCCAGGAACGACGGCGGTCGTGGTGGCGGAGATGATGGCGACTTCGCCGCTGGTCGACCCGGACGACCCGAGGTACCTCCGCCTGCTGCTCATCGCCCAGGCGCTTCGGTGGCCGTGGAAGTGGTCGATCATGCCCACCGAGGACGGCTGGTCGGTCGTGCTGGAGGTCACGGCGGTGGGTTACTACGGCGCTACGCCCACCTGGGTGATCGCGTCCCTGAGCGCCGAGGCGCTCAGGGACACCGACCTCTCACGAGTCCGGGTGCACTGGGCGCTGCTCGACTGCGTCCACAAATCACCGACGTACTCGACGGTCTTCGGTGACCAGCTCATGAAGCGAGCGGCCCGCGCGACCTACGACGTCGGGGCGACCCGCGTGGAGGAGTCCGCGTGAACTACGAGGAGTTCGCGCGATCCAACTACGTCAGGGTCAAGGACCCTAGCGACTTCCACTCCGGCGCCCAAAGGGCCGGGTTCAACGTCCACAAGCGCGTCGACGCGTTCGGGGAGACGCGCTACGCCATCTCGGCCGACGAGGGCTGGCCGAGCTCGATCGAAGTCCCCAGGGCCCCTGACGGCGACGAGCCTGATGCGTACGGGGGCGTCGAGGAGGTCGAGTTCGACATCGACGCGTTCTTCCTCGCGCACCTGGCCGAGGGTGAAGTCGCGGTCTGCATGGCCGCGGGCCGCGATGGCCGTCGCTACGTCCGCGGTCACGCCAGGGCCATCGCGTGGGATGGCCGGGTCGAGTGGATCAACCTCGGGGACATCTACGACATCGCCGAGGCGATGACGACGTCGCCGGTCACCGCTGCGGAGTACTGACATGCCACATTCGCCAAACGAGCCCTGGGTCATCTTCTTCGACCTGGACCACACGCTGGCCTACCAGGTGCCCGCCTCCGGGGTCGACGGGAGGAGCCCCTCGCCGTCGAGCCCTCGGGCGTCATGGCGGCCGGAGGACTGGGTCGACTACATGCTGGGGGTCTGCTGCAACGATGGCGCGTGGACGTCAACGCGCATCATGCACGCCTCCTCGGTGGGCCCGCAGGAGTACTGTGCCCTCCTTCGCCCCGGCGCCCGACACATGCTCAAGCGCGCTGCTACCTTCGGGGAAGTCAGGCTGCTGACCTCCGCGACCCTGCCCTACGCCGAGGCCACGCTCAAGGCGTTCGGCCTGACGACGCTGTTCGCGGCGGTGCATTCGACTCAAGAACCGACTCCGGTCGGGGAGCACAAGCCTGCATGGGCGCCGGAGTCCAACGTCCTGCTGATCGATGACTGCGGGATCGACTCCTGCGGTGTCGAGGACAAGTTCGACTGGCTGGCGTGTGCCGGGCTTCGCAGGGTGTACTCCGACGACGGGTCCCCTGACCCGGCGTGCCTTATCCAGGTCTGCCGCTACTCCGGGAGGCCATGGCCTGACTCCCTGCCGTTCGCCATCCAGGGGATCGGGGCAAGGGTGAGGGCGGCTTCCCGAGGCGTGCATGAGGAGGTGCCTGATGTCTGATGTCGTGCAGCTCCAGCCGTTCGACGAGGTCTGTGGAGACCTCGACGCGAGGTCTCGGAGCATGATCGAGAAGTGGTGGGCCCGAGGGGACGGCGCGGCCGTCTACGTCAACCACGACATGTCGAGCCGTAGCGTCGGGCAGGTCGTGGTGGCGAGCTACGGCAGCCCGGAGGCGCAAATCCCCGAGGACGTGCCGCCGAGGGAACTGCCCTGTGGCCTGATGCCGACCGCATGGGCGTACCGGCTGGAGGCGAAGTCCCGACCGACCGTCGAGTTCGCCGAGATGCGGGCGGAGTGGAAGGCGGCCCCCGCGGACCCTGAGACCCTTCAGGACCTGCGCACGGCGGCCGACCGCTGGGCCTACGGGTACCCCGACCGTCAGAAGCTCGTCGGCGAGCACCTCGCCCTCGCTGGCGGGGTGATGTACAAGACGGGCAACATCGTCGAGTACGAACGTCTCAGGACGTACGCGGAGGCCCAGGAGCGGGCCGACGTCCTCCACGCGCGGGGGCTCGTGCCGTGCGTGGTCTACCGGCCGGAGCGTGACGGGGGGCGTCCGCAAGTGTGCGCGGTCTGTCTGGGCACCGGCTTCCAGAGCCATGCGTGCCCCGCATGTGGGAAGTGACGGATGACGAAGAAAGTGCACCCAGACCGCTGGGTCTGGACCGTGGGGGTCGACGACCTCATCGAGCAGGCGACTGAGGGTCTCTACGCCTCGGGCTGCGTCGAGGGCGACGCCGACTTCGAGTCGAACCTCGAGGCCGAGGTGTGTGACGCCGCCAATTACGAGTGGGAGTGCTTGTACGAGGCCATCCAGGCCTGGATGGACAAGCGCGGCGACGTGCCTGAGTGGCACGTCGAGGCGGAGGGAGCCGGTTGGCGGTCTCGCAGCGGAGTGAAGTTCCTCGCGCGCCAGCGGGACGCCAGGAGGCTCCTGAACTCGGCGCTCGGCGACGGCCGGATGGGCACCGAGTTGATTCTGCGGGTGACGGCGAAGCCGCACCGGCGTACCCTGTACATCAACTGCTCGCACCATGATGCGGTGGGGGAGCGGTGGTGGATTCGGCCGGCCATGGCGGCCGACCACGAGGAGGAGGACGCATGACCGACGATGAGACCCGAGCCTCGGCGGAGGGCCGGGGCTACACGCTGGACGACGTGGTCGGGGCGTCGGACGTCAGCAACTCCGGCCCGTCGGGACAGCTCGCGTACGTCGCCGCGCTCAACGGCGGGACGCCTGGCCCGGCCGGGGCCTACCTGAACAGCCTGTTCCCCGTCGCGGCCCAGACTCCGACGGGCTGCAGCGACTGATGGACTTCCATCGACCTCACGCACCCGAGCACGGGGGCTACCGCCTGGAGCTCCGGGACGAGAAGACAGGGCTGACGGACGTCCTGGACGCCGGCCGCCGAGTCGCCGTCGTCCGGCGACAGGACCGCGGACTGTACCTGGCGTACAGCGTCACGATCCTGGCGCCCGGCGGGCAGGTCCGAGCCATGTACCACGGCAGCCCCACGCGCGGCGACGCAGTGAAGCTCGTGCGGGAGTACCAGGACGAGCACGGAGACCCTGCGACATGGTAAGGGTTGCGTCGCTGTTTTCGGGTGTTGGAGGGGGCGACCTCTTCCTTCAGCACGTACTCGACTGGCAGCCCCTGTGCTACGTCGAGTGGGACAAGTTCTGCCAGGAGGTGCTGCGTGCGCGGATCGGAGATGGTTGGCTCAGGGCCGCCCCCGTCTTTGCTGACATCAACGATTTCAACCTCGGAGACTTCGGCCGACGACTTCGGGGCGTGGTTGACGTCGTTTTCGGGTCCCCACCCTGCCAGGGGTTCAGCGTCGCTGGCAAGCAGCTCGCGGCCGACGACCCCCGCAATGGGTGGCCGGCGTTCCTGGAAGTCATTCGCGAAGCTCGACCACCCGTCGTGCTGCTGGAAAACGTGCAGGGACTCCTCGGAGCCAAGCACGGCTACTTCGGAGTCATACTCCGGGAGCTGGCCGGGGAGGGGTACGATGCGGTCTGGACGGTTGTGGGAGCTTCGCACGTCGAAGCACCGCACCGTCGCAACCGCCTCTTCCTCCTCGCCTTCACTCCCGAAGCCGACGGCCTCCTCCTACGGGAACTCGAGAGGTGGTCAGGCGGGGCGCGAGGGCCAGAGGACGAGGCTGAGCCTGGACGCGAGGGCCTCGCGGGGGGAGTGGCCCGTGGGCAAGCGCAAAGGTCCGGAGCCGTCGCCGTGGCCGACGCCGCTGGCCAGGGACGGCCACCGGAGCCCGTACACGCGGCGGCGCCAGGGCGGCCAGAACCTGGTCGAGGCGGTGTGGGACCGGCCGACGACGGTCTGGCCTACGCCAACGACGGACAAGGGGCGCTACAACCGGCCGAGGCCGGGGTCGAACTCCGGGACGGGCCTGGCGACGGCGGTGTGGGCGACCCCGACTGCGAGGGACTGGCGGAGCGGCCGGTCGTCGCCGGCGTCGATGGCGGAGAACTCTCGGCCGCTCAGCGAGCAGGTCGTGTCTGGTGGAGATTCGACCCCTCGTGCGGGGTACTTGAACCCCTTCTGGGTGGAATGGCTGATGGGCTGGCCCCTGGGCTGGACCTGGCCGAAGTCATGGGCGAGTGGCACGCTGCCTTGAACGGCGAGGCCATCGAATTGCCCCAGGTGCCGCGCGTCACCAACTCCCTGCGCTTTCGGCGCGCCCGACTGACCGCGCTCGGCAACGGCATCGTGCCGCAACAGTTCTGGGAGGCGTGGCTGCAGCTCCTGCAAATGTGGTCGGAGCGGCCGTGCACCGACTGAAGCTCCTGGCGCGGTCCCTGATGCTCGAGCATCTGTCGGGGCCCTGCGCCGACGGTCGGGACTGGGGCCCGATGACGGACCACGTGTTCAACGACGTCTACGAGGTCGAGGTGTTCTGGCACGAGCGGCCAGGAGACCCCGACCCGTACTCCAGTGGCCGCTGGATGGCGCTCGATGGAGACGGCCGCCTGTGGCAGGTCACGGCCGGCGCCGTACTGAACGGCAGCGTGGCCGTGTTCGCGGGCCACCCTGTGACTGTCCGGGGCCTGCCCGTGCAGCACGACACCCTCGACAAGCTCAACTTCGTCGAGGATACCCTCTTTGGAGGGCCGCATGCCCGAAGAATCCTACAGCTCCGCTCCGGATGACGACCCCGCGGCGACCGAGCTCGTCGTCATCGACGAGTCCTGGGTCCTCTCGGGGCACGGCGAATCGGACGCCGGACCCTGCATCGTCACCTTTACCTTCCCCGAGGGGCACGCGCTCTACCACGGCGGCACCATCGCCGTGGCATACGAGTTCGACGACGGCGAAGCGGACACGCTCCCCGTCGTCATGTTCCACGTCCCTGACGACTGGCGACTGTGGAGCGAACTGTTCACCGGCGGCTTCCGGGAGTTCCACGGACTGCCAACCGCCTGGAAGCCGCCGGCTGCGGGGCCGGACCGCACGCCACTGGACGTCGCGTCCACCGCGCTCATGGTCTTCGAGTACTACGGTTGCGTCGAGCTCGACGGCTGGCGCCGACTGATGAAGCGAGACGCGTTCGTTCGGCTCAGCGCGACCGCCTGGCTCAAGGACGTTGAGGCACGCTCGCGCAATCGCGGCCCCTCTGCTCCGGGAGCGTGACAGATACCGGGCGTGGGGGTAGACTCCGCGCCTCGCGCGTGCTACAAGGGCGTAGCGCGAACGCAACAGGGAGGGTAGCATGTACGTTATTTGTCAGACCTGTGGAGGCTCCGGCCGGCACTGCCCGGGGTGCGCCGGTGGCGCGGTAGTGGATTGCTCGCAGTGCGGGGGCACGGGCGAAGCCCCGTGCCCGGAGTGCTCGGGCGAGGACGCTTTCCCGGTCGGAGGGTGCGTACCGGCCAGGGCTGGGGAGGGGGAGGTCGAGTGCCCGACGTGCTACGCTGATGGCGTCGTGAGGTGCTACGACTGCGATGCGACGGGCGAACTTGATTGCGGCCGCTGCGACGGCAGGGGGGTCGTCGACGGAGTCGACGGAGCCGGCGGCGCTACGCGGGTGAAATGTGGCGGTTGCAACGGCCTGGGACGGGTTGAGTGCGGCGGCTGCCGGGGCGAAGGGCAGGTAGAGTGCCCGGAGTGCGCTGGCGAGGGCGTGGTCGAGTGCCGGGCGTGTGACGGCTGCGGCACCCAGGGTGAGTGCGAGGCGTGCCAGGGTACGGGCGCGGTCTGCCCTACGTGCCGCCTGTCCCCCGGCGGTATCGACGGCAAGACGCCCGAGTGCCCGGACTGCGACGGGACGGGCCGCGGCGACGTCAAGCTCACGCTGAGCACGAGGAGTGACCGGTGAGGGCGCAGCAGACCCTCGCGGTGCTCGACGGGTCGAACCTGGCCTACAGGTCGTTCTACGCCATGGAGCACCTGAAGACCTCGACTGGCGTGTACACCGGGGCGGTCTATGGGATGGTGCACATGCTGCGCAACATCTACGCCACGCTGCGGCCGTCGCACTGGGTGGTCGCGTGGGACTGCAAGTCGGCGAGCTCGTTCCGACGAGGGCTGTACCCGGAGTACAAGGCCACGCGGGTACAGAAGTCGTCCAACATGGGCGGCCAGTGGAAGCTGCTGGACGAGCTGTGCGCCGTGCTTGGGGTCCCGACGTTCCGGGCCGACACGTTCGAGGCGGACGACGTGATCGCCACGGCGGCCTCGTGCGAGTGGGCCAGGCAGCGCCGCGTCGTCGTGTGCACCGGCGACAAGGACATGGCCCAGTTAGTCGACCGAGCGGGCACGGTCCTGCTGTACGACAGCTCGAAGGGGCTGACGGACTGGGAGGGGGTCGAGGAGCGCCTGGGAGTGCCGCCAGACAAGGTCGTCGACTTCCTGGCGATCCGAGGGGATACCTCGGACAACATCCCGGGCCTCAAGGGCATCGGACCGAAGAGGGCCCAGGCACTGCTGGCAGAGCACGGGTCGGTGGAGGGCCTGCTGGCGTTCGCTCCGACATCGCTCAAGAATCCGTACCCGAAGATCGCTGCGGCCGCCGACGAACTGCGCCTGTGGAAGGCGCTGACGCAACTGCGCGTCGACGTTCCACTGCCCGACGACCTCGAGACTGCCTGGCGCGTGAAGCGGCCTGGCATCGAGGAGCGCCGGGCGTTCTACACCAAACTGGAGTTCGACGTCGAACTCCGGGAACTCGCCATTGAGGAGCGGAAATGCAAGAGCGTACGTTAGGGAAGTTCGCTGACATCTTCCAGGGCCAGGCCGCGGACACCGCGGAGGTCGACGGCGCCGCCACCGACCCGCCCAGTTCGTGGGTCGAGACGGTCCGCCGCGAGAGCGAGAAGGAGCAGGGCACCGACGCGCGCCGTCTGGTCGTGCAGGCGACCGAGGAGGACGTCGCGCTCTTCGTGGCCCGCGCCGCCGAGAGGTTCCACTACCTGCTGCGTGCGAACCTTCCGGCCTCGATGCAGAAGCTGACCGAGGCCCAGCTCGCCGCCGACTGGGAGGACACCTCGCCGTTGTGGCGAGCGGCCCTTGAGGCGTCCATCCGCCAGTTCGCGATCGAGGTCGGTGTCGCCATCTACTCGCACCCGGAGGACCAGGAGCCGTTGGCGTGACGGACAAGCGCGGACAGGGCCGCAGGAGGCGACTGCTCGAGGGGTGGTTCGAGACCCTCGTGCTTCGGTTCCGCACGGGGTCGAAGGACGCTGAGACCGTCCTGGCCGGGGGTGCCGGGGCGTTCCTGCAGTCGAAGCTCGGCCGGAGTACGGGCGCGCGCTTCGACTTGCCGGACGTCGGCGTCGTCGCCGTCATCCGGTTGATGCCCGCCGACCAGGGCCCCACGGCGCGCATGAACGCCTGGGCCTACGCCAGGAGCGTACTGGGGCCGGAGTCGAAACCCGGCGCGTACACGACGCTCTTCGACGCTTGCGAAGAGGCGAGCCGCATGGTGAACGCCGGCGGCGAACCCATCCGCCTGGTCACAGACTGCCTGTTCACCATCGCGGTGAACAGGCGTAGGCACATGAGGAGGAGGGACGATGGGGACCGACAAGTGCCCGCATCCGCCGAGGACGTGCTCGGTGTGGGCGGAGCGGAGGACGTCGACGGCGATCCTTGAGAAGGAGGTCTACGAGCCGTCGGAGTCGTGGCTGGCGGCCGTGATGGTGCGCTGCTCCGTCTGCGGGGCCACGCACGGCGTCCGCAAGGACAAGACGGCGGACGAGCGGTCCAGCCTCCCCGTGTGGGTCGTCGAGGCGCTGGAGCACCACGTGCCGATGTCGAGGCGCTTCGCTACGTGTTCGGTCTTCTCGGCGGTGGCGGGGGTGACGAATGGCTGAGCTCGTCTACGTGTGCGACCGCACGTTCATGGCGTACCTGCGCATCCGGGAGGACCACCCGCGGGTACTGTCCTACAACGGCAACCTCGCGCGGGCGGTGGGGCCCTCTGTGGTCGTGCATCAGCTCACGAGAGAGGCCCGAGAGCGGAGGCAAGTGGAGTTCGTCCCGCTCGACCTGGGCGGGGTGCTCCCCTGCGCGTTCGTCAACGACAGGGGCGACATGGACGCTGGCAGGGTCGACACCGTCATCGCCGCGATGGACCGACTGCGGAGGTCGGACAAGCTCGGGGACGCCGCCTGCATCAGCTCCGCGGATGCGGCCTCGATCCCACTCGGCGTCGGGACGGTCAGCGTCCTGCCGCAGTTCGCTCCGTTCGGCGTGAGCGCCACCGAGGAGGTCGCGCTCGACCGCCTGCCCCCTGCGCGGGTCGCGGGCATGTGGCGTGAGCTCGCCTACGGCATACGGCCCATCCGGGACTTCCTGGGCATGGCGCACACGTGGGTCGAGGCCACGTGGAACGAGAGGGTCGACCCTGGACGGTTCGTCGTCGCAGGATGGTCGAGCCCCTTGTTCGGTCCAGACCCGGAGCTCTTCGGCCCCTGGTCCCTGGAGACCGATGGCGGGGTGCTCGAGCCCATGGAGACCGTGTCCCCGCTGACGGCGCGCGTCTCGGATGCTGCGCTACGGGCGTCCAGGAAGCTGGGGCTCCGCGGGTGGTGGAGCATCGCACTGGCCAACTCCTCGCGAGGCATCCTGGTCACGGACGCCGCCTGCCACATCGCTGGACAGGGCGGCGCTATCGCGTCCATGATGTCGACCGCGGCGGGGGTGAACCCCGTCGACATCTTCATCCGGGAGTCGTGACATGCACCTGCTCATCCCCGCTGTCGAGCTCGTACCCTCGGGCCCTGAGCCAGTCCTGGCGGTCGTCGAGGTCAACCTCGACCTCGTCAGTATCCTCGGCGACCTCCATACGCTGTTCAACGCAGTCCGCGACGACCGGCTTCGCTCCCTGGCGCTCGTCTGGGGGTCGCCTGGGTTCGTCAGGGTCGATGCCGCCTTCATGGCGGCCACGCGCTACGTCCAGAACTCCGCGTCCCTGCGAACCACGGAGGGCGGCGCGGCGATGACCGTCGACGGCGTGCAGCCCCTGGCCCAGATCTGCGCCGGTCTCGTCGCGGCCGCGACGCCACGGGGCGTCCACTTCGAGGCCGAGCACCTCGAGGCGCTTGACGGCCGCACCGAGGGTGCCTCGACGCTCTACTCCCAGGAGCTGTCCTGGGAAGACGTGAATGCGCTGTGCCGGCGGTACAAGCCGGCGTAGCCCTAAGCAACAGGATCACCATGTGCAAGTTCAGTCTGCTGGTGTGCGCGTGCATCGCGCTCGCCAGCACCGAAGGCGTCTCCGCCGACCGCGCGCAAGTGGCGTGCGAGTCCATCGAGGACCAGGCGCCGAAGAAGGGGTTCGACCCGGTGTTCGTCGCCGCGATGGCGTGGCGCGAGTCCAGGTTCGACGCCAGTGCCCTCGGAGGGGGCGGGGAGATCGGCCTTCTGCAGGTCAAGCCCTACTTCGTCACGGGCCGTCACGGGCCCTACAACGTCGTGGACCTGTACAGGGTCGACACGAACGTCGAGGCCGCCCTGCTCATCATGAGCCGGTGGAGGGTCCTCGGGGGCGACAGGTGGGCGCACTGCTACGCCAGCGGCATAACCTGCGACAAGCCCAAGGCCGTGGCGTGGGCCGAGGGCATGGCGGCCGCGCTCAGGCGCTACATGAGGAAGCTCGAGGTCAAGCGCAACGCTGAGGACCTCGCAGCCGCTGGAGACGAGCACGGCCCGGAGCCGTCCGGCGGGTGACCTCCCGGGGCTGAGCATGCCAGCCCGCATCGGCGACCCCCGGCCCCAGCCTACCGCGTCGGGCGTCGGCAGGAAGAGCACGTCCTCCTCGGCGCCTACACCTACAACACGGACGACAATCCCAATGCGAATCGACGATATCGACTGGCCCCACTTCTCCGGCCGACTGCGGGTCTTTCACCTGGACGAAGAGGACGTCCGTGGGGACCTGCTCATCCTGACCATCAAGGACGGCGTCACGACCACCGACGTCCTGCAGTACACGGTCTCCCGGACGGATCGTGTCGCGCTGCCCGAGCGCGCCTTCATCCTCCGATTCAGTTGCGACGGCGCAGTGGACTGGTTCGGCGTCCCGTACCGCGCTACCCCGCTTGGGGCGACGCACAGCCATGGGTGACCGGTGCTCCTTGAGGCTGGATATGCCGCTCGAGCAGGTCGACCGCGCGAGGCGTGTCCATCTCGAGTACATGTACCTGCCCCCTGAGGGCGTCGACCTGACCGACTCCGAGTCGATGGAAACGGTGGACGGCACCGTCTGGGTGTCCTTCGACATGGACGAGGTGAACTACGGCGCGTACCAGGACTGGATCGCGCTGGCGGAGGCTGGGCTAACCTTCACGGGGTGGCACGGGACCGGCGCGGACTACGGCCCGGAGGTCTACGTCTGCTTCGAGGGGCAGATGTACTCTGCTCCATCGACGCCCGACGGCTATCCGCTGTCCTGGCCCCTTGGGGCGGTCAACAGTTACAACTACGCCCTGGCCGACAGGCGCGTCGCGGGCAGGCAGGAGCGCGGAGCCTGGCTTCCTCGGGCGCCTTCGGAGGCCGCCGCATACCCGCCTGAGCTCTCAGGCAACAGGCTGGTGGAGATGGCACGCGTCGCAGGCGACTGGACCGACGCTCAGGAGGTCGAGTTCCTGCGCAGCCTCCTGGGCATGTACAGTCAGCCCACGGGCCGAGACCTGGCTGCGCACGCGCTCGGATACTGCTTCGCGGCGGGCAGGAGGATGGCCGCGCAGGTCATCGTCGAGGTCTTCTGCGTCGAGCGGGGGTGGACTACCCACGCCTAGATGCTATTTCCGCGTGTTCAATACACAGCGCCGGGGGCTCCGTTGGTGTCGATGCCGCTGGACTATGGCAGCCTCGGACACCATAGTAGGACCCCGCAAGGGTCGAGCTGGGGTCTTCGGCGTATAGCGTGCTGGCCGGCTTAGGCCTCCATGGTCGCTATACTTTAGGTACGACCATCGGCGTGGGAGCACCGTCGGGTGCGGCGACGAGAGTGTTAAGCATGCTCAGCGGCCAAATAACGCATGTTTCGACTCGGAAGGGCACTTACATCGCACGGACCCGCCGGAGCTGGCCTCTTTCGGAAACACCGGACGCCAGTACGACGGCGTCGCCAGCCTATGGCCGTGTCAGGGCTCAAATCAGCGCGCCGAGCTCGTCGACGGTGTACGTCCCTGCCGCTTCGATGTTGATGACGTTGCCTGCGCGCGTGAGGACCAGGGGGGTACTCGGCCGAGGGTCGAAGGGCCCTGAAGCGTCGTTCGCGATGATGACGAAGTTGCCCGTGCAGTCCTCAATGTCGATCTGGCCGTAGCCGTAGGTCGTCCAGGTGTCGAGGAGCGCGCAGTTACGCACCGTCACCTGGCCGCCGTCGTATTGGCGGCTGGCCGTCTGCCAGTACAGGAACACCGGACCGGTGGAGCAGTCGTCGAGGATGAGGGCCTTCGGCGTGTAGATGACCGTCGTGTCGCCCTGGCAGCGCGTCATGGTCATGCGGGCGCCGACGGAGGTCACGGCGTCCGGGGGGGCGCCGTCCTCAAGGCGAAGTTCGGCCGCGACCCCGATGTCCGTGCCGATGAGCGTCACGGCAGGCTCTTCGATGAGGAGGTTGCAGGCGCGGACGCCGTCAAGGGTGATGCGCTCCATGGTGACCAGGGAGGGCAGCGGGTAGAGCGCTTGCGCGTTGGGCTCGTACTTGAGGTTGTTCGTCGTGCAGTCGGCGAAGACCGCCGTGCAGCCGGCCGCGCTGATGCCCATGCCGAACCGTGCGCCCTCGAACGTGCAGCGGCGTACATCCACCCTGCACACCATCGACACATGGAGGCCGTCGGACACCGCGTTGGTGCTCGTGACACCGTCCAGGTACACCGTGCCGTCCGGCAGTACGGTCTCGTCCATCAGGGTGAGGATGTCGATGTTCGGCGTGTGCTCGGTCGCCGGGTCGGCGTTCCAGATGGGCCACTCCGGGTTCTCCGCGCGCCGGCCGTCAACGCGTACTCCCTCCAGCGAAGTGTCGTACTCAGATGCCTCGAGGTACAGGATGGCCGTGTAGCCCGCGAGGCTGCCCCCGTCGGGCCTGGCAACCACCGCGCGGCCGTCCGTGCAGTCCACGTTGCCCCCGCGGGGGATGCGCCGCGTCGTGTAGCCGTTGTAGATCCTGTCCGTCATAGCCGCACCGTCATGCCGGGACCGATCTGGTAGAGGAGCGCCGCAAACCTGTCATCGTCCCCGGCCGTGGCGAGAGGCCGGGGACTGGTCAAGGGTGGAGCTTGCCCACGTAGTCTCGGACCAGTAGGTAGTCGAGCGTCACGGCGAGGTCCTTGCCCGCCGGATTGACCCCGAGGTCGACGTAGAGCTCCAGCTCCCCGCTCTCCGTCTCCGCGGTCCAGTCCACGCCGAGGCTCGGGATGCCGATGCTGGTGCCCTTCCCCCCATTGACGCCCGCACCCCACCCGGCCGAGGAATGGGCGACCTGCGATGGGTAGACCTGGGTCGAGAGGTGGTAGAGGCCGAACTGCAGCATCTTGAGCAGGCTCAGGTTGGACTGGCCGGCGGCGTTGCCGCGCGTCCAAAGCGCCGAGTCCCATCGCGCGGCTGACGTCGTCCAGTTCGTCGCCGTCGACTTGCCGACGTGAGCCTCGCAGTGGCGCGGCGAGGCGTCGGTGGGCGTGTAGAACTTCGCGTAGTGCCGGATGCCAAACCGCGTGTTGAGGTGCGTGTTCGTGCCGCCTGCGTAGTCCTGGGCGGACGAGGCGAGGGACATCCCCACCCACACCTCGGTGATGTGGAAGAAGGGCAGGCGCAGCAGCGGAGCCAGGGAGATGACCGTGGTAGGGCCGACCGTGTCGTTGGCGGTGAGCACCAGACGATTCTCACCGTCGCGGGTCACACCTGCGGGGTTGGTCACGACGGTGTAGTCGGTGTTCGCGACCAGGTCCGCGAACCGAAGTTCGCGGTTGAACACGTCGGTAGGCATGCTGGCCTCCGCTGTTTGCCGGACGGGGTTGGCTGTGCCTCGGGTCACGGTCATGCGGGCGTCTCAGATGGCGTCGGCGGTGAACACCAGGCACGGATACGCCGTGACCAGCGAGGGGGCGAACACGATGCCTTTGTCGGCTAACGTGGCGTCCTGGAGGATCGTCCGGCACACCGCACTCGGCCCCACCCCCATCTGGCGGAGATGGCCGCCGTGTCGCTTCGGCGTTGACTCGATGGTGAAGTTGAGTGGAAGGACGATCGTCCTCCCGCTCGTCGAGACGAGGGTGTTCGCGTCAACCTGGGGGAGCTGTTGCTGCTTGTGGCAGTAGCGGACCGTCGAGGGCGAACCCGGATCTGCGAGGTAAAGCTGGTTGTACGTCGCCGACGGCGCGCTGTAGCTCGACAGGAAGGCGGCCGCTGCGGTGGGAGACGATGCCGCCCACGTGGTGACAATGTCCGCACCGCCGGACCCGCCTGAGCCGTACACCATCCAAAGCCGCTCATCCGCCTCAGAGTCGTCGACGTGCGCCACGCCCAGGGCGCCCACGACGAAGCTGCCCCAGGAGGTGTCCACCGAGGATTTCTGGACGAACAGGGCAACCGCCTCCTCCGAGAGGACGCCGTACATCTGGTTGGTCACCCGTGTGGCGGGCTTGTCGAACGAGTGGAAGCCGATCCACCTCCTCCCCGCGTAGGGCACGCCAACGGTCGGGTCGCCGGCCGCGGTGGCGCCAGCGTCGGGGGAGATGCCCACAAACGCCATGAGGTTCGAGGCCGAGGACGTCCTGGCTCCGAGGGCCGTCGCGTGGGGCACCGCCAGGCCGTTGCCGTAGAAGACGAGGATACGCGCATCCGGGATCGCCGAGCCCGCAGTGGGCTTGAACGACCTCCAGTAGGTGCTCGTCTCGGCGAGCTCCCACGTCGAGGACGCCGCGAAGACAGCGGCGATGGCGTCGAGGTAGGTCGTGTGGTCCGTCGCTCCGACGACGACCCACGCGGTCTGGTCCCAGGTCAAGAGGGGCAGGGCCATGATGATCCTCAGAGCCAGTCGACCCCGGAGGGTTCGACGTCGAGAGAGACGGGTCGCCTGATGCGACGCGCGAGGGGGAGCGACCGCTCCCCGCGATCAAGCCAAGCGCGCACGGGGTCAGGAACGAGCGCGCCCCCGCCCACGGTGCCGTAGACAGGGTCCCCCGCGTCGACGCTGGAGACCGCCCAGACGGCGCCATCAGCGATCGGCGCGGCCGCGTGCTGAGCGAGCAGTGCGGCGATGGTGGCGAAGGTCTCCGGAGGCCCTCCGCCGCCCCCTCCACCTCCCACCGCCGTCTGACGCACCGGGTTGAGTGTGCCGCGGGTAACAGTCATCGACAAGCCCTCCTGCCACATCATTGCCGAGCACGAGGTCTCCGACTGGGTCTTGACAGTCCTCGCGCGCCTGGAGACCGCGGTCTTCGTGCGCTCCTCTGGCTCCGGTACACTACCACAGCCACGACTGCCTGTCGACGCCGCGCTCCATTCACGCGCCGCAAGAAACTTTCTACGCCCTCCCTCCTTGACCTTTACGTCACGCATGCACAAGAGAGATACGGGGTAGTCTGTTTCAAGAAGAGGAGTATATAATAGAGGCCGTCTCCCATGGGCGCATACCAGGGAGAACGGCCTCTTCCGTATATGGGCATTTGGATGCTCATAGCCTACGGACTCCGGGTACGACGTGGCTGCTGGGCTTCGGCGAATGGCGCAGCGCCTCTAGACGCGAAATGTGCCAGCGTATTAAGGCAGTTGAGTACGCTATAGCCTGCGGAGGCCGGCGTGTACGCACTCCACATTTCCAAACCCTGATGCGCTGGAGAGACCGCTGCGGTGCAAGTGCCCTTCGGAGACGAAACATGCCGTTTTTGCCTCTCTAGAGCGTCTAAGACCGCCGGGCCCGAGTGGCACGGCGCTCCCAGCCGCACCCTCGTATCGATATTTAGATGTTTAAAACTCCAAAGCCTGTCAGTCCCGTGCTCGACGGTGTCTACAGACGGACCCTCGATACGGTCCATGGCGGCAGTATATGGCGCACGTGTCGGTCTAAGTCTGTCGACCGCGTGTGGTCCGGGCTGGAAAGTACGCGCCATTGAATAGTCGATATGCGCAGTTAGGGGTACGGCCGGGCACGGCCAGCAAGTGCAGTCTTCCACCTCCCGCAGTGTTGGTACAAGGTGGTGCGCCTCGCCAAACGCGACCGCGCGCCCCACAACCCCCTTGAAGCGCCCGCAAGACGCGGGCTGCAGGAGGACCTATGGAACTGCTCCCCGTCCCGACCCCTTCGAGTGCGGCCACCTACAACACCGACCCCAGCCTGGCGCTGGGGCCCTGGCGCCTCGAGCGCGACTACAGGCTCGTGCGGGCGTACCGCACGAGGGACGGCCGCACCGGGGCCGACGGCGTCCAGCTCGTCGACCTGCTCGGCGGCCGGGAGATCGGCGGGGTCCTGTGCCCCGGCATGATCTTCGCGGTCAACGAGGAGACGGACGCGGGCATTGCGGTCGTCCGTCTGTCGAAGACGGCGAACCGCGTCGTCGAGGTGCCGTTGAGCGAGGCCACGCCGGCCTGGCTCGTCAAGAACGGCCGCGCCCTCCGCCGGGCCAAGGGGGCCGTCCTCGAGGAGGACGGCCTCTACCACCTCGCCACGTCCCTGGAGGTGGCCGCAAAGAGCGGCTACCTGCACACGAGGGCTGGGGTCCTGACGCAGGGCCGACTGATGTGGGCCCTGGCGGGCGGCTCGGACCGCCAGGTGTCCGTGCTGGCCAAGAGGTCGGTGCGGTCCTGGTATCGGCTCGGGATCGGCCGTGAGGTCGAGCGGGTGCTCCACGACGGGAGCACGCGCATCGACCTCCGAAAGACGCGGTCGGCGCGTCTGGAGGAGGCGGACGCGCTGGTCGTGGAGGGCGCGTCGTTCGCCATCCACATGACCGACACGGTCACGGCGGACGGCCGCCACGTCCGCAGGCCTCGGCGCCTGGTCGTCTCCGACCGGAGCGACCCGGCGTTCGTCGCGGCGCAGATCTGGGGGGTCTTCGGCCTCCCGGACGAGGCGCTGGAGCTGTGCAAGCTCCTGGCTGACGCGGCCGGGGCGCCTCCCCCCGCCGACCGGTTCCTCGACTTCGAGGGCCGGTGGTGGGGGGAGCGGCGCGACCGCGCCGAGCTCGGACCTCGCCTCGGCGGGGGGGAGGGCTTCAAGCTCTCCGACGTCGCCCGCGGCAACGTCGAGGCCCTCGAGGGCCTCGACGTCGCGGAGTTCGACGTCGACGCCGACTTCGACGCCGAGACGCCCTGACGGGCGCGAGGAGGTTGTGGGCGCTTCGGCGCTCGCAACCCTCTCCTTTAGACGGCACGGGTGGACTTGCGCTGGGCGTAGGGGTAAGTATAATCCCGCAGTGACCGTGCTGCGTCCAACGTCCCATCCAATCTGCACAAGGAGGGCCCCATGGCCACCCAGAACCCCCGCCTCAAGGTCCTCGGCATCAAGGACGTCCTGGACCTGGCCGCCGCGGCTCAGGCCATCGTGGACGCCCAGGCGGCCGAGGGCTACAGCCTGTCGGGCACCACGCTCCACGCCCCGGTCGCGCAAAACGGTGACTACCACCCCGTTCTTGCGCTGCAGTTCCACTACAACGGGGACACGGCGGCCCAGCCGCTGTTCAAGCTCGCGGGCCTGGCGAACCTGACGTCCGTGGACGACGCGCTGGCCGACCTGATCGGCACCTGGTCGGACTCGACGGTCGGCAGGGAGCTGATCAGTTACGACGTCCTGACGATCCAGTCGATGGATGCGGGCCCGGCGTACCTGATCGTGATGGCCTTCGGTCTGAGCGCAGTGGGCGAGGCTGCTCGGAAGCAGACCCTCGGCGAGGGCGCCATCGCGGGGGCCATCGGGGTCACCACGGGCACCACGGTCAGCACCTTCACCGGCGCCACCGGCGGCGATGCGTACCGGGTCAACCTGGACTTCAGCGCGGCCGTGGCCTATCTCGGGGACACCTCGGTCACGACGACCACTCTGGCCGCGCTGGACGGCGCCGACACGGACATCCTGCTCGGGGACGGCGCGGTGATCGCGGTACGGTCCAGCGTGACCCTCGAGGCCGTGCTCTACACCGCCAGGGACTATGGCGTCGCCGGCGACGACATCGCCATCGTCAAGCTCGAGTCCAACGACGTGGACTCCGACCTGTCCATCGAGGTGGTGGCGGGCGTCGCGGGCCCGGAGATCACGATCACGCTGGAGAAGGTCGCCGGGGCCATCACCACGACGGCCGCGGACATCGTGGCCGCGCTGACCGACAACACCGACCCGGCCTTCAACATCGACGCGTTCGCGCTCATCGACGCGTCGACGGCGTCCGGCGGTACGGCGCAGACGGCGGTGGCCGCCACGGCGCTCGCCGGCGGTGCGGACGCGGTCGCGTCCGACGACACCACGGCCTTCCTCGTCGTCGGGGACGAGGTCCACGTCGCGGTCTGCCTCGTGACCGTCCTCGGGGTGGCGCAGCTCTTCTACGTCTTCGGCAAGCCGGAGACCACGGTGTCCACCCTGGCGGCGCGGCCCACCGACCGCGAGTGCGCCGAGGCCCTCGACGCCATCCTGGCCGACTGGGACGGCACCGCCCTGGTGCTCGACTACCTCTTCATCGTCCAGGGCACCGACCCCGTGGCCACCTCGGCCACGGGCTTGACCACCGACGGCGACGTTCTGCGCCGCCAGCGCAACGTGCTCGTCGCCCGCTGAGGTACGCCGTGTACTCCGTCTCTGACCTGAAGCACGTCTCCCCGTCCACCGCAGTCGTGCTGGAGTTCATTGAGGCGGCCGACGAGCTCCGCGACGTCGCGTCGAGCCCCTCCACCCACAAGGACTACAGTGCGGCCATGAAGCGCTATGACGCAGCCAGGGACGCGATGCGCGATATCGAGCGCATGGTCGGGACCCTGTAGTCCTGTCTGGGTTCGCAGCCCGACGCAGGCATAAGACATTGAGCGGGCAGGCAAACTGCTCGCTCGATACTCAACGCCCGGCTCATGGCCGGGCACAACCAGGGGGAGAGCGCTATGAAGCTCATCCGATTGGTTTTCGTGAGGCTGCTCGACTTCTTCGTCGGGTAGCCTCCCGTGAGAGCGCCCCGGGGTTACCCCGGGGCGCTCTCTTTAGATAGCGTTGACTCGGCGTAGGGTACGTGGTAGGAGGTGTACGCACCGACTACCTTGAGGGGTGACCATGGTCGAGCCACGCTGCCGCATCTACGTAGAGAACCCGGACTACGACCGTGTGTACCTGGCGCTTACGGGTGCTCAGGGCGGCCATCCTGACGGCTGGGTGCCGATCGGTCGACTGTTGGAGGCGGCGCTGGCGTCCGAACCCGTCAAGACCGATGGCGCCATGCCGACCTGGCGTAGCCCTACAGGGGCGACGTCCGTCTGGGACCAGCGGCGCGTCCTCGTGGTGCTCGCGCGATCGGTGCACCTGGGCCTCATCGCGGAGGAGCGCCGTGACAACGCCTCCTTCTTCCAGGCGGTGCCTGCGGAGCAGCATCTGAAGTACCGCCTCATCCTGAACTCTCACTACCTGAGGACGCCTCATGGCGACGATGACGAAGGGTCTGCGGCTGGATGACCGGCCGACTGTGTACCGGACCAGCCTCCGGCGGCTGATGCAGGACCTGATGGCGGCCGCGGACGTTCCACTGGGCGTGTCCGCCCAGATCGAGCAGTTCCTCGCGGAGTGCGCCGAGACGGCAGGGATGCAGGCGAACGACATCCGCATCCAGTTCAACCCGGTGGCCGGGCGCCTGGAGCTGGTGGGGGTCTCGGCCGCCACGGGGGCTTCGGTGGCGCTGTCGGAGATCGCTGCGGCCTACAGGGACAACCTCGACAACGGTAGGATCGGCGAGGCATCGGCGGGCGGTGACTGGGCCCTGCAGTACGACCCGATCAACGCCGGGGGCGAGGTCGCCGAAGAGGGCGCCCCCGCGCCCGCGGGGGACGACGATGAGTGAGACCGCATCCCTGGCGTCGGCGTCGGCCGTCGCCTTCAACAAGCGGGCGTCGACGGAGTTGGGGTGGGCTGGCAAGATCTGGCCACAGGCCGTCGAGGAGTACCCAGGACTGGGCGGGGATCCCTGGTCCGTCAAGGACGGGCAGGCGGCGGCCTTTGCCAAGGCAGTTCGTGCCTTCCAGGCGTCCACGGGCTTCTCCGTGGTGGACGGTAAGCTCGGCCGAGCGACGTGGGCGGCCATGTGCAAGACCTACGACTTCGTCGCTGACCACGAGCCCTATCACATCGTGGGGAACAGGCGCATCCGGGCGACGTCGCCCGACCTGCACATCTTGACGTGGGAGGACCTGGGGGGCCTGGACCTCCACCGCGGAGGTGGATGGGCGCGGTCCACCCACCGCACACCGACGGCCATCCTGCTGCACTGGGGTGGCATCACGCCTCGGCACTGTCGGGACAGCCTGGCCAACGCCGGGCACTCGAGCCACGCGGGCATCTCCGGCGGGTCGGTCTACCAGTGGCTGGACCTGAATCACGTCGCCTGGCACGCGGGCGCGGTGAACGCGTCGACCATCGGCGTCGACATCTGCCAGCAGCCTGTGGCGGGGCACCGGGAGGCCCCGGAGGGCTACCTCAACCTGTACCGCAGGGACGGCCTGGACGTGGCGATCCGCAAGTCTGACCCGACGCAGAGGCTGACCTCGAGCTTCGGACTGTTGACGCTCGACCCGCAGACGGCGCGGACGGTGCGGACCTACGTGAAGGATCTCTGCCTTCTGTTCGACATCCCGTTTCAGTCACCGCGACAGCCGTCTGGGCTGGTCGATCACGCCCCGGCGTACGGCGTCGCGGTCAGGGACGGGGACGCCAAGGGACGAGGCGTGTTCGGCCACCATCACGTTTCGGCCCAGAAGGGCGATATCGGGCTGTGGTGGGAGGACATCTTCGGCGGGACGAACTGCGGGAACCCGGTGGCTTAGGCCCGGGAGACCAGCCAGCGGACGACCTCCAACACGACAGGGAACCCCAGGGTCACAGCGGCCACGATGACTTTCGTCCTGGAGTCGATGCCCGCCAGCGTGACAGGCACCAGTTCCTGCCCCGAGGTCGAGGCGAGGCTAGGGGCCGCCGAGGGCCGGTGAGGTGTCGCGACGGGGCAGGATTCGCCCTCAGTCTCGACCTTCCGGAGTCGAGCGTGCAGGTCGTCGACGCGCGTAGTGAGAGCGTCACTTCCGCCCCCACGCACCAGGGACTCGAGCCGAAGGATCGTCGCCTCGAGGTCCCGATGGCGCTGCAGGGCCTTTTCGCTGGACAAGACCAGGTCGTGTCCCTGGTCCGTCTGGCGGCCGATCATGGCCTTGAGCTCGGCGACTCCCTCCTTGAGCTCGAGGGATAGCTCGCGGTGCAGCGCCGCGATCTTCCGCTCCAGGAGGAGCTCCACCCGAGGGTCGACGGTGTTGTCGGTCGGCATCTGATGACTCCTCCGGGTTGTCATCCTCGTTGTCGAGGGCCACCTGGTCCTCAATGTGACCTGCCCGGGCCTGGATGCGCGCGTCGGACGCCGCGGTTGCGTCAAAGCACGCCTTGACCCTCTGGAGCTGGTCACTGCTATGAGCCAGCATAGCGCGTACCTCCACGTGCGCGTTGCCCCACAGTCCGCTGTTGGACATGATACAGCCTCGCTGTAAAATTGTCATGCCGGCGTACCCGCGAGCTGTCGCTCCGACAGTTCGCGCAGGACGGCGTCGGCTTCCTCGTCGATCATTGCGGCCGCAGCGTCGATCAGCGCCTGCGTCGTAGGCGCCCCGGCGACAGGGGCAGGGTCCTCGCCGTCGGCAGTAGAGTTAGGCGCTACCGAAGTGGCAGCCTGCCTTGCCAGATCCAGCAGCGAGGTATCCGAGGGGGTGTACCCGAACAGGGCCTGGAGGACGTTGATGGTAGCCTGCACCGGGGCGGGCTCCCGCGCCGCGGCGACCAGCGTGACCGACGCCACGTAGTCGTCCACAGAGTCGAACGGGGGCTTGTTCTGCGTGTCCGGTGCGAACAGGGCCTCCTGCATCTCGCCGACGAGCAGCTCCGTCCCGCCCACGCCTCCGAACAGGTACAGGTACAGGTCGAAGTGGTTCAACGCCTCGAGGACGCGCGAGAACTGGTCGACGAATGCCTCAATGGCCTGCACCCGCTTCCTGTAGAAGGTCGCGTACTCCTGGATGAGCGCTATGGCCTCCTGCAGGTCATCGAACGACGACGTGACGAGGTCCTGCTTCATGTCCTCAACGAGGTCGCGGAGCGCCGTGACGGCCTCCCTGAGGCCCGGGAAGATGTCGAGTGATGACTGCAGGCTCACCCAGTCCGGAGGCGTGCCTGTGGGGCCTGTACGGCGTCTGGCGGACTTCACTGGCGCCCGCAGCGTGACGCTGTTCGAGGCTGCGTAGTGCGACAGGATCTCGACCTCCTCTGGGGTCCCCCCCTCGACCTGAACCTCCGCGTCAAACCCCACCGCGGCGTAGTACACCGTCTCCGGGTCAACGCGTACGAGCTTGAAGTCGTCGAACGCTGGCGAGGTCGTCGACCACACCTCGTGCGCCGAGAGCTCCTCATCCGCGTCGGTGACCTCGAAGGGGCGGTCAGACCGGATGTACAGGCGCGTGGCGACGACGCGCGCCGTCGCCCCCTTGAACAGCCGGATGGCCTCACTGATGGTCGAGGGCGCGTCCCACTTGAGGTAGGCGGTCAGTCCTCCAGCCGCGTCCTGGCCAGCGATCCACACCACGTCCTCGGCTGTCGTTCCGTCGGTCCTGGAAGCATTGGCGGTCAGTCCGCGCAGGCGCAGGTTCTGGGGCACGGGGAGCGCGTCGTCATCGAAGCTGTAGGGGGTGAGGCGGCCGAAGAGCCGGCGGAGCAGGGTCAGCAGGCGCAGGAGGTTGCCGAGGCCCTTGACGCCGAACATCAACGTGGCAGACACCACGTAGTGGTCGTCGGGGTAGTCTGGCCGATGGATGTCGCCGTCGTCGTACACGCTGCTGGTGAAGGCGTCGTACCATGCGCGTGTGCCTGTGGAGCCGCCCTCGGGGGCCAGCTCGAGCATGTTGGACAGGATGGTGGCGGGGGTGCCGCTGATGGCGGGCATGAAGAGGACGTGGACACCGTACAGGGCGACGAAGGAGTCGATCAGGTCCTGGAGTTCGGCGAGCACCAGGTTGATGGCGGCAACGAGAGGATCCTCGAGGAGGACCAGCGCCAGGGACACGATCCGGAGCGCCTCACCGAGGAGATGCAGGACCTCGTCGATCGGCTCCAGGACGTAGGTGTTGAGCCCTCGGACGCCCGGCGGCAGCCAGTCCGGGATCAGTCCCGGTAGATGTAGGCTCCGCCACTGACGCATGGCTCCTCCGCTTGTCCGCCTGGTTGGCCAGAAAGTGCGCGTCCCTGGCGAGGTACGCCAGCTTGCGGCGTACATGCGCTCTCAGGAGACCCTGGACCGACTGTAACAGACCACCGGGCTTGTTTGCCACAGTCCTACCCTCCGAGGATGACGAACTTGCTGGGGGCGGCCGCGATCAACGCCGCGAGAGGCTGCACCGTGGCCCCAGGGACGCCGCCGGTCTTGGTCTCCAGGATGGCGCTGACGGCGGCCGCCCACACCAGGAACGGCACCGAGAGCACGGGTGGCGACGACAGCGGCGAGGGCGACCAGCCCGGGGCGGGGTGTGGGAGGGCCGGACCTCCGATCTTGATCCCCCCAGGCAACGGGGAGTTGATGCTGACGTGGCCGAACAAGGAGTCGAGGCGTATGTCGCCACCGACGCTCCCGACGTTCACCCGGAACCCCGACAGCGCCGTCTGGATGTCCGTGTCCGTGGCGAAGCCCACGTCCCACACCACGCTCCCGTTCGCCACCGTGAAGCTCGCAGCCTCGGTCAGTGGGTTCGGGATGCCAGGGCCCTGGAACTGGGCGATGAGGCCGCTCGTACCTCCGAGCGTCAGCGCGCCCGCAGCAGCCCGCAACGACAGGTCGCCGACCGCGTGCAGGGACGACGAGCCCCTCGACTGCACCCGCGTCCCTCCGTTGCTCATGCGCATCACGCCGTCCGTCTGCAGCGTCATGCCCTTGCCCGCCACCACATCGAAGCGGTCCCCCGTCCTGAAGACCACGGACTCGAGGACGTCGAACGCCATCGTCGCAGCCTCCACATCCACGTCGCCCGCAGGACCCACGTGGTGCCTGTACACCGTGCCCCCCGACGGGTCCGTGATGCGGACGTCCACGATGTCACCCTCCTCGCCGACCCGGCACCTCACCCTCCACTTCTCCTTCAGCGGATGCGTCTCGGTCGACTCGTCCACGCCCAGGTCGATCCGGAGGTTGGACTTTCCGTCCTCGGTGGCAAACTCCACCTGACCTGCGCCTGACTGGAGCTGGAGTTGGCGGCCTACGATGCGCGTCAGGTCGGCCATAGGGACCACCACGACCTGCGCCAACTCCGAGGCGCGCATCAGCGCCGTGCCGTCGTCCATCAGCGCCAGGACGCCACCATGGCTGGAGACACGCACCCAGTCCCCCTCCGACAGTCCGAAGGGGATGCGCTGGGCGAAGGTGGGGCCGGCAGCCGACTCGTGCGCGTTGGGCTCGTTGGCGAGGTTGCGGGACGACGACCGGCCCGAGGCCAGGTTGCCAGGCGCAGGCGAGAGTACAGGCGGACTGCCGAGGTCATAGCGGACCTCGACCCGCTGCCCCGTGTGGGGTACGAGCACCTCGCCGGGGCCGCCGGCCGAGGGCCACGGCAGGTCGGTGTGTATGCGGCCGCTGGCGGTCTTGACGTCGCACGACCCACGAGGGGTCGACACGGAGAAGATCCAGCCGACCTCGTTCGGGGAGAACGACTCCCACGTCGGGTAGAGGGCGTCCCCGAGCTGCGTCCGGAGCCGCCAGTCCCCGTTGTTGGGCCCGAGGGCCGTGAGGCGGGCGCGGTCTCGGTGACGCACGGGGAGCTCCTTACTTCGTGGTCAGGTCCGGCGCGGTGATGGCCGGCATGCCGAGCACGTCCGAACGGACCGTCTCCACCGTGGGAGCGCCCTCAGTGCGGAAGATCGTCTCGACAGGCAGGGGCAGCACACGGTCACACCACCCGGAGACGTTGTCCATGATCATCGCCTGGCCCGCGCTGATCGACAGCGAGTAGCCCGTGATGTGGCAGTGCTCGAGCGCCATCGCGGCCTGCACCGTGCGGCTCTTGTCGGAGATGACCACGTACAGCCCGAAGGGGATGTAGAAGAGCTCCGAGTCCAGGTTCATGAAGAACGTCGACGTCTGATTCGTGGCCGCAGGGTCCTCGAACTTGGAGACGTCGATGTTGGCACGAACCGCCGCCGTGTGGATGGCGCGGAGGAAGTTTCGTCCCTGCACGACGAGGCGACCACACGACCATGAGTAGCTCGCCTTGCCGCGCACACCGAACGCTCTCCCCGTGCCGAGCGCCTGGATGGGCTGAGAGGGCACCCCCGCCTGGTAGCCGAAGTTCATGATCATGCCCAGCGGCAACAGCGTATCGAGGAACGCCTCGCCGAGCTGCGGCTGGTAGCGGACCGGCCCCGCCATCACGAGCGTGTCGTCGGGATGGGCGGCGGTGAACGCGCCGTCGTCCATCATCCGCTCGACGTAGTTCTCCTGGGCGTTCCAGGTGTTCAGCGACTGTGTGACGGAGTTGGCCATGTGCGCCTCCAGGAGTTTCAGAGCGGGACGGGGGCGCCAGCCACGTGGCTGACGCCCGAGGAGCCGAGCCCGAGTGGGCTACCTGTCGCGGTTGGCGTACTGGTAGCCGCCGTAGCCGACGCCGCCAGCGGCCGCGAGACCCGCGGCGGGGACGCCCATCATGGCCGCGGCCGAAGAGCGGGGGTTGGCCCCCAGGAACGCGCCGAGACGCCGAACCCTGTTGTCGCCCAGGGGGTCGGCGGGCACCACGCCATCGGCGCCGACCATCAGGAGGCCCGTATCCTGCGGCGTGGAAGGCATCTGGATGCCGTTCCCCGCCCGGCGGAAGCGGCCGATGTCCATGCCCGCGGCGAGGTCGTCCCTGGCGCCACTCAAGCCGCCCTGGATGCGGCCCACCCCCGCCGCCAGACCTGCCGCTGGATTGTTCTCCGCGATGGAGTAGCCCAGGCCCTTGACCGCGTTGATTCCCCGGCGGATCATCCCGGGGGCGGCCGCGGCAGCCTCCTCGGCGCCCTCGGCCGCAGCGTTGGCGTACTTGTAGTTGATGACCTGCGCCACCTTGGTGGTGGTGGCGCCGTCACGCTCGGCCGCCTCGAGGGCATACGCCATGTCGTCGGCCAGGGCGGTCAGCACAGGATGGCGATGGTAGGCGGCCGTCTTGGCGAACGACGCGACGGAGATGCCGCGGCGGTCGAGGGTGTCGAGGACGCCGATACCCGAGGCGATCTTGAGAATGTGGTCGGTCTGGTTCATGTGAACTCCTTGGGGGTTTCCAGTTCAAGGGTCGTCGTGTGACGGCCGGGGTTACGACGCCGAGAGGTACAGGTCGATCTGGTTCAACGGGTAGGGCAGCGTGACGGGGATGCGGACGTCCACGCGGTCGCCGACGCCCTCGGTGCGCGAAACCTCGGGGTCGGACGCATCCAGGAGAGGAGCTCCGATCTTCGGGAGCCGCGCCCGGGTCAGCGCCCTGCTGATCGCGATCAGTTCCGTGCGGATCTGGGACAGCGTGTCCGGCACGATGTTGTGGCCGCCCTTGAACTTGTCGAGCCCCTCCTTGTAGGCCAGCGCGACGAAGTCGTAGTTCTTGACCACCGAGAGTTCGGCCGCCTCGAGCGTGGACACGTCGGTGGTGACCTGGCGGAGGATGTACGGCTGACCCGCCGCCGTCCGCTGCTGGAACACCATCCAGCCCGCGGCCAGGATCGTGTCGATCTGCGTCCGACTGAAGTAGAAGTTGCTGTAGTACAGCTTCGAGATGCCGCTCACCCCCAGCGAGGTGAGCGGCTTCTGGCTCGGCAAGCCCTGCACCAGGCCACCCACAGCGGCCGCGAGGTAGAACGCCGGCTGAGGCGTCGCCTCGGCCGTGCGGGCGTTCGTCACACCGTCCAGGTCCACCAGCGGGGGCCAGATCAGCACCGCGCGGTGACTCGAGAAGTCGACCGGGATCGCGGCGACCGCGTCCACCTGCTGCGACTTGCTCAGCGCGCGAAGCACGTTGTAGCTCGCGAGGGCCTGAGGCGTCGTGATGCTCATCGGGCTCGCCACCGGCAGTTCATCGGACGCGTCCAACAGCAGGCGGTTGTCCGAGATGATGGACTCCACCTGCACGGTGTCCGACGTGTCGTCCGCAGGAACCGCCACGCGGTCGCCGACCTGGACCGGGATGGCGCCGGACTGGAAGGCGGCCGAGTTGTCGAGCAGGCGACGATACGGAGGCCGGAAGGCCGTGACCGTGTCCGCGACGACCGACGTCACGGTGCGCTTGATGACCGCCGAGCCCTCCTGGGGGACGGAGGCGAGCGGTCCGTCCGTGACGCCGACCGCGGTGAAGCCCGGACTGGCGCCGCCGATGAGCGAGTTGGCCCCCGCGGCGAGGGTCCCCACGGACGCGGTCGTGATGACCATGCGGGCCGCGGCCAGGGGAGTGCCGGAGATCAGCGTGACGAGCTCGTCCGCCGTGGTCAGGATAGCCCCGCCAGCGGTCTCGCACTCCACCGTGACGACGTCGCCGAGCACGGAGACCGCGGCCGCAGCCTTGTCCGGGTCCGTGGCGTCGATCACCAGCGACAGGCCGAGACCGTCCAGACCCTGACCCGTCACGGCCGTCGCCGTGATATTCTCCGCAGCCCCACCGCTGAGGAAGGTCACGGAAGCAGCGACCTCGTCCTGGACGTCGACGATCAGGTAGTCGCCGTCCCACGTGTCCAACGTGCCGCCCGTGAAGGTGAAGTACTGCCCGACGTAACTGTCGGGGCTCGAGACGGCGTTGTCCATGCCGAGGACCACGAGGTTGCCCGCCGCCTCGACGAGGTAGCAGGCAGCCAGGCTCAGCAGCGTCGCAGGCGCAGGCTTGCGGACGTAGTACAGGGTCGACAGGATGTCGGTGTGCCCAGCGTCGGCGAGCAGGCGCAGCGTCGTGCCGCGGACGACCGAGGCCACCGTGTGCTGCTCGTAGCCGTCCGGGGCCAGGACCACGTCGGCCGCCAGGTTCTCAAGAAGCACGAGGACGTCGCCCACCGCCACGCCCGAGGTCTCGAAGTCCGCACCGGTGGCAGCGAAGATGGTCGCGTCGCCGTAGGCCTCGGCGAAACCCGTGGCCGACGACGCGGCCACCTCAAGGTCCGTCGGGAGCTCCTCGGCCGAACCGATGAGGACGCGGAAGTTGCTCTGGTCAGGGTCCGACTGGGACAGTACGGAGGTCTTCCACATACCCAGCACCGACAGGTCGCCCGTCAGTGGCACGATGGCGTAGATGTCGTCCCGGCTCTCGATCGCGTCCTTGGCCTGCGTGTGCGCCGTGAGGAGGCTCTCGGCGCCCACCCCCGTGTCCGACGTGCTGCCGTAGTACTTCACCGTCGTGCCGGAGTTGGCCAGCGCGATGGACAGCGCCACTGCCATGGGATTCCGCTCATCAATGTTGCCGACGTTGGCGAGGATGTCGCCCACCGAGGAGACCTCGTTGACATCCGCCAGGTCCTGGCGCAGCGACCGGTACTGGACGTAGGCCGAAGCCGAGGCCACGAACACCGTCTCGTCCACGCCGTCGCCGTTCACGTCCACGCTCAGCGTCAGGCCGCCGTACAGGTAGACCGTCTGGCCGGACACGCCCACGAAGCTGTCCGGGGCCACGTCGGTGGCGACCGCGCGCTCGATGCGCCAGAAGATGCCCGTCAGCGAGCCGGAGAGCTCGGACGAGAGCAGGTTCGACCGCAGGCGAATCGAGGTCTCGGAGACGACCGTGTTGACGAACTTCACGACGGTGTCACCGGCGTCGTCGGTGAGGACGACGCGGTCGCCAGCGAGGACGCCGGTCGTGACGAAGGTCGCCGAGGCGCACGTCAAGAGGTCCTCGTCAGGGGACGTGTTCGTCCGGACACCGTCGGTTCCCGTGTCGAGCTCGACCATCGGGTCCTCGAGGACGATCTGCACGCTGGCGGCGTCGAGCAGCGCTCCGATGGCGTTGGCGGGCGGGTCGGCCACGGTGATCGCGGTGGACGCCGGCAGGGGGCGGCCGTTCTGAGCGCCGTCGCTGGCCGCCGAGGCGTCCCCGTACGTGCCGATCAACAACGACGCCTGGAGGTCGGCGTTGTCGTAGTCGGCGATGTGGTAGGCAGGGCCAACCAGGAAGGCCGCCAGGGTGGGCGTTGCCACGATGGGGGTCGTCGCGGCGAACGCCTCGAACACTCGGACCTTGGGACGTGTGATGGCCATGGCGAATGACTCCTCGTGGGCGGTCTACGGCTCCTCGCAGGAGGATACGCCATAGCCGCTGCGGGTGCAACAAGGCAGGAGACGCCCTCGCGAGGTCGGTGCTTCTTCAGACTCAGGCCCTGCGCGTCATGTCAACGGCACCAGGGGCTGGAACAACACGCGCGGAGAGGTCTCCGCACCATCTGGGTCGAGCAGTACACCCACGCGAACGACGACCGTCCCGGGGTCGGATGGCGCGGTCAATGTAGCAAATCCATCCGTGTCCGCATAGACGTAGCTGCCGGCCGTCCCGAGAGCCGGAGCGGCCTGGAAAGTGACAGGTACGGCGGAGAACATCGTGTGAACGCGCGTCGTCTGGCCGGGCAGGGCTGCGTCGATGGCGACCCCTACGATACGCCACAGGTTGTCGCCGTCGAGGTTTGAAGCCAGGGCCGCCTTGCCCGCCACGTCGACGGCGACGAGGCGCCCCGCCCCAATGTCGACCGCGGCGACGAGGTCGAGGGTATCGACAGCGGCGGCCGCAGCAGACGACGGCGGGTAGACGCCTCCCCCGGAGCTTGGGTCGTCTGGTGCGGACCGTGGGAACCCTACCGAGACCCGCCCGACCTCGCGCAGCGACGCGTTGGTCTGAGCGACGACGTTGTCCATGTCGATGACCGTCGCCAGCCTCTGGAGCCGACTGGCGTCAGGGATGGTGAACCAGCGGTCCTCCTTGAAGAGGCGCATGCTGACCGCGCCCATCCACTTGCCCATCGCGTCCGGGCGCGGGGCCTGCACCACCACGGGCGTCAGGTCCCGGAGCGTGAACTTCTCCGTGATGGACTGCTGCGTCATCCGAACCGCGTTGCCTGCGATCTCGGAGATGTACCGGGCCTCGCCGAGCTCCTCCCCGTAGACGTGGAACTCGATGTCCAGCTCCGACGTGCCCCACTTCGTCCGCTCTCCGGTCCGGAACGGCGTGAAGTCGGCCACACCCAGGTCGCCGATCACCTCGTGCCGGCCTCCGATGTCCTGCCCCGCAGTGACGACGATGCGAGGGTAGAGGTTGTCGGTCTCGGTCGAGGAGTCGAACTCGGTGATGATGTACAGCGGGATGGCCTCGTACGGCAGTCCGTCTCTGCCGGTGAGCACCTGGCCGGGGTTGTTGAGGTCGTCGAAGGCCACCCACGGCGTGGCGTTCTTGATCGAGAAGCGCTCCCTGAGGAAGGCCACGAAGGCCCCGGTGAGCCAGAGAGCGCTGTGGTTGTGGATGTAGGGCTCGGTCATGGGAGCACCCCGTCCAACAGGAGGATGCCTGCTCCGTCGCCGTGGGCGCGCACCCTGTACTCCACCGCGCTCCGAGGGATCTCCTGCACGGTCAGGCTCTGCTTGTAGCGCCTGCTGTGCAGGACGCGCTCATCCGACGCCAGGACGCGCCAGCGCTTGTCGGTCTCGAGTTCCACGACCACGTCATCCACCTCGAGCCAGGGGAACGCCACCATCGACACTTGCGCCTGGCGGACGTTCATCGCGCCGTCCTGCTGCAGCGCCTGCTGGGCCGGCTGCTCGCGGACGCGCGCTGCGGTGATCAGAGGCGTGTGGTAGCCGCCAGTCCACGTCGTGCCGTAACACGTCCAGCACTTGCCAATGACGCCGACCCTGGCGTGGGGCGAGTAGCAGTCCGGGCACCGCGTCCCGAAGCGCTTGCGCTTGAGCACCGCCACGCGGTCCCCGACGTACCTGTCGAGGTAGAAGGCGTGCCTGCGGCCACGAATGGCCGCGATGCGTTCGATGCGCGCGTCACGCGCAGGACGCGCGTAGAAGGGACCCTCCGGCGACGGCTCGCCCTGTGTGTCGTCATCGATCTGAATACCGTCGGTCGAGCTCGACACCCACGTCTGTGGTGTCGTCGACGTCAGGTCCATGGGCGCGCTCCAGATGGTCGCGGCTGCGGGCCCGGCGCCCTCAAGGCCCACGCGGTAGACCAGGAACCTGGATGCCGAGAGGATGTTGATGTCGCCGACCATCTCATCGATCCAGAGCGCGGCATCCACGCCCTCCGCCAGCGTCTCCCAGTCTGAGTGCCCCGTAGGTGACCTCTGGACGGTGAACGTCGTCGAGGGCGTCTGCGGCGTGACGCCGACCACCGTCCACAGGAGGTACACCCTGTTCACGGAGTAGCGCATGACCTGTACCATCGCGGGCGTCGGCATGGTGCTCCTACGGCAGTGGCTCTTCGATGGGAGGGTCGTCACTGCACGAGGGCGTGTTGTCGATGCTGCGCAGGGCCTGTGACGTGCTCATCCGCGTGTTGGGGTTGGCCACTACACGGCGGTCCGGGACGAGCGGCTCTTCACTCCCGTCGCCCCGGCGGAGGTCGTCGGTGCCCGCACGTAGCGGGTCCGACATCGTATCGGCCAGCTTGCCGAACGCCACCGCCATCGCGGCCGCGTACCCCCTGCGCCAGCTCGCCGTCTTCGAGACATCCACGCCATCGGCGTCGAGGTCAAACCCCTGCGAGATCGCGGTGCGGGCTGCCCTCGACGTGTCCATGTTCGAGCTCGTGTCACCGGGCACCATGCGCTGGGTGAACGCGGGAGAGTTCTCGTCGTTGCGCCACGAGTTGACGGACGGTCCAGACCCGGACTCCCGGAGCAACTCGTGCGCCCTGTCCATGTCAAACTGCACGTCGCCCGAGAACCCGCCCGCATGCTCCCCGAGCTTCCCGAGCAGCTTGACGGTTCGCATCACCCGCCTGGCGGGAGCCACGACTTCATCGGCCGACTCCCGGGCGGACGGGTGCCGCGGGGGAGGCGCGGGGCCGGGGGACGCTACCATGAAGTCCTCTATAGCGGCCCGGCGGTACGCCTCCTCGTACGGGTCCGATGGCGGCGGGGTCCATCCTGTCACGGGTAGTCCTCCTCGTACTCGTCGGGGTCGGCGTCGCCCATCATATCTGCACGATGGATGTCGTCGTCGTCGTCGTCCACTTCCACGGAGATGACCTCCGGGTCGAGGTGGTCGTCGCACTCCCGGGCACCGGCTCGCGCCACGGCAGCCTTCACGAGCCCCGCGGCCCGCCGAGCATCGCCCCTCGCGCACCGGACGTAGTGGGCAGCCTTCATGAGGCGGTCGTCGCCCGGGAGCAGGGAGGCTACGTCGAGCATCGCGCCCTTGCTCGACGCGCTTGCCTGCTTCCACCATGCCGCGACGCGGACCCCCCGCTCGGTGTAGGGCACCAGGAGGTCCCGGTCGGTGATGCGGGGGTTCATGTAGGATGATGGGGCCGACAGCTTGATCATGTCCGTCCTACGGGGCCAGTGAGCCCCACGCACCGTAGAGGATGCCCGCGAACCAGATGCGACAGTAGGCGTCGTCCACACCGACGGCAGCGTCGGTCTTGAAGCGGATGTACGACGTGGGCGTGATCGGCCGCATCACGTAGATGATGCTCGTCCCTGTGCCCGACGCCAGCAGAGCGTCGTACGTCGGGTCATCAACCGTGGTGTCCGGGTCGCCGTCGCCGAGGCCGTCCGTCAGGTAGAGTGACCACGACACGCCGGCGGCCACGCGGATGTGGGCGTAGACGGCGGAGAGAGCACGCGCGTCCGACCCGAAGAACTCGAGGAGTTCGAACAGGCCCATGCCGTCGGCGGGGGCCCCGAGCGCATCGAGGGGCTTCGGGTAGATGAAGCCCTCCTGCACCGGAGTGATGCCCGCCGTGGCGCCGTAGATGTCGTTGTCGCCCACGCCCTGCGGGAACTTCACGCCGGTGAACTGCTGGCCGCTGTCCAGGCGATGCTCCACGAAGTTGCCGCCGACCGTCGCCTTGAAGGTACCGATGCTCATGTCCTAGTTCCTCGACCTGAGGGTGTACGCGTAGCCCGATCCCATCCCGCCGTAGGCGCTGTTGAGGTTGAGCTGGATCTTGTAGTCCGTGACGGCCTTGTCGGCCATCTGGCTGAGCTGCCCGAACAAGCCCTGGTACGCGGGGCCCTGCGAGTCGAGGCCGATGACCTCGTCGTCGTCAGAAGAGATCTGCACCGCGTTGCGGAGCTTGTTCGTCATCGCCGCGAACAGGAGCCACTTCGCGGTGCCGACAACCTGGACGTACTCGGGCACCTCCTCGAAGGAAGTGGCCCGGATGTGCTGCGGCGGGGCGTGGTTGAACTCGCGCAGCACTTGGACTGCGGCCGCGGCGTAGTCCGACGGCGCGAATTCCGGCACGCGGAGGAGGTTGTTCCGCGGGCCGTAGTCCATGAGGAGCGCCTGGACGGCGATGGTGATCTCGGCCAGCAGCGTGGCCGGGAGTTCCAGCGTGGGTGCGGTGATGGGCATGCGCTACCCCCTAGACCGTCACGGTCGTCGCGACCGGGCCGACGACCGCGGGCTTGTGGACGTGGATGACGTACGTCTGGCCCGCAGACACGGGGACGGGAGCCAGCCAGTATCCGTCTGCGTCGGTGGTCGTCATGCCGACAGGCACCGCCGACTCAGCGTCCGCGTTGTAGTCGTCGGCCACGTATACACGGACAACGGCATCCTGCACGGCCGTGCCCGACGTGTCCACCACCTGGTAGGCACCGAACGACCGGAAGTGCGTCCCGAGCAGGACCTCTGGTCGTACGAGGTCGACCAGGGGCTCGCCGGCGCTGAACGCCACACTGCGGACTGAGTGGAGCTCCGTCGTCGGCGTCTGGTGGACGTAGAGCTCGACGATGTCCGTCGTCCCAGCCTCAATCATCCAGTCGACCTCCCAGACGCCCGGCGCCTCCGCGACCTCGAGCAGTGCCTGGTACGACGTCACCACGGCGACGAACGCCTTGAACGTGGCGTCATCGAAGTCCAGGTACAGCCCGTCGGAGGGGCGGTACACCGTCAGGCGGTAGGACACGCCAGGGTGGTTCACGCTGTCGAGCGCTGCGATTCTCATGACGGGCATGGGCGGCTCCAGGCAAGAGACCTGCACCAGTGTGACACGCCCCCGCCGAGATGTCTACGCCTGGCCTCGCGGGCCGTACCAGGCGTCGTAGCCCTCGGAGGCCGCAGCCTTACTGCCGAGCGGGATGTCGATGTCGTGCTCGGCCGCCATGGCGCGCATCTCAGCCATCGACAACTGCTTGAACTCCTCGGGGGTCACGGCCCAGGACGGGCGCGTGGTTGCCGCGGCCGCCGCGGCAGGGTCGGGCCGGTCGTCCACGACCGGGGTGTACAGGGGAGGCGCGGGCTCAGGCGCAGGCGCAGGCGCAGGCGCAGGCGCAGGCTCGGGCTCGGGCTCGGGCGCGGGCTCGGGCGCGGGCTCGGTCTCGGGCCTCGTCGGAGCCTCGGTCAGGGACCTCAAGGCGTCAGACTTCTCCGCGAGCGCCTCCGACAGGCGTGCCACTTCGGCCTGGAGCTCGGTGAGCCGGGTCCCCTGCGTCCGGACGACGCCCGTGAGCTCGGCCTTCTCGGCCTCCCATACGGCAGGCGCAGCCCCGCGCCCGCGCCCTGGGACAGCCTGCGGTGCGCTCAGCTCCGCCAGGCGCTGAGCACCGGCTTCGTCGTTCATCACGCGAACCCTCCCGAGCACGGCGAGGTTGCGGACGGTCGGCGTATCGGCCAGCACCGCGTCCAGGCGCGCCAGGGCCGAGACCGTGTTCCGTGACCCGAGCGTAAGCTCGACCTCGCGGTCGATGCCAGAACGGTCCATGGCCCGGATGGTGAGGCTGAGCGCGCCCTGCAGGCGATTCTCGATGTACTTGTGCATGCGTCCTCCAATGGAAACGGCGGGGCTTCTCCCCGCCGTTCACGCGTTGTTGATCGTGGCACGCCCAGGACGGATTACGCCACGGCGCGGTTGAAGCGGATCCGGATGATGCCCTTGGTGTTGCCGAAGCCGATACCCGGGGCTTCGTACACGTAGAACATGATCTCGGGGCCCTCCTGCTTGATGAACAAGGTGGCGTCCTGGAGGAGGAAGAAGTTCCCCAGGTACTGCTCGGGCGCGAAGATCCAGAGGTCGTTCGGGTCGACGATGTCGTTCTTGATCGTCGTGATGCAGCGCATCCCGAACAGTTCGGTCTTCTCCACGCCGTTCTGCCACAGGCGGTCCGTCGCCGGGTCGCCGATGTTGTTGGCCTGGAGACGCGCGAGGTCCCACCAAAGCTGCTGCGTGCACAGCATCACCCCGGCGGGGATCTGGTTCGCCAGCATCGCCTGGATGCCGGACACGATCCCGTCCTTCGACAGGCGGGACGTGAAGTTGATGACCTGGGTGGCCGCCGCGGCCGCCGTGATCTCCAGCGCCGTCTCGAGGAACTTGCCATCCTCCTGGGCGGCGCAGTCCTTGACGGCGTTGTCCGCCAGGAGCTCCTTCAGGTCGGTGCGCGAGGTCATCAGTTCGAGCTTGTTCTTCCGCCACCGCTGGCTGGAGATGTAGCCGAAGTGCACCGCGTACCGCTGACCCTTGATCCAGGCGCGAGGGCCCGCGCCCTTGAACGTCACGAACGTCGCGCGGGAGTCCGGCTCCTTCTCGACGATCTTGATCGGGAGATCGCTCTCGACCCGGCGGTCGACCTCCTCGTCGCCCAGCGTCTGCGGAGTCAGGATGAGGCGCGCGAACGACTTCTCGCGCATCTTGTCGCGGATGAAGGAGTTGGTCCTCTCGGACGCCTCCTTCTGGTGAGGACCGCCGTCGAGGAGGCCAAGCCACGTCGCCGCCAGTTGGGCCTCGCTGATCTTCGGGGTCTCGGTCTGGTACCCCTGGTAACCGCCCATGCTCATGATGTCTTCTCCTGCGTCACCCCGCTGAGCAGGGCTGGTGTCACGGGAGGGGAGCCCCCCCCTCGGGGTCTCCCCTTGGATTACAGACCAGGGACGGCGACGGTCAACACCGCCGCCGTGGAGTCGTACGCCACGACCTCGCCGAAGGTCGGCTCACCGGTCGCCTTGACCTTGACCGCGCCGGACGCCACGCTGACCTTCACGCCCGGCGCGTAGACGCCCGCGGCGAAGTTGGTCGTCTCCATGACGTACGACCCGAAGATCGTGGTGACGGTGTTCGCGAGGTAACCACCCTCCAGTTCGGAGTTGCCCTCCCACACGACGAGGGCGCGCTTCTTGGCCATGAGGGCGTCCCACGCCGCCATGATGGCGGTGTCGGCCTGCGCCGCCGTCGGCGTCGCACCGCCAGCGCACGCGCTCACGAAGGCCGCGTAGGTCAGCTTCGAGACGCGCGGCAAGCCGCCCTCCGAGACGACCTCGACGACGTCGCCGATGGTGAGCTCGACGCCGGTCGCCGGCGTGTAGTCCTGGAGGAAGCTCGCCGAATCCTCGGGGCTGCCGCCGCCGAAGATGATGTCGTAGTGCTCCTGGGGGTCGAGAATGGACATGGTCGGTCTCCCTGTCAGGGTCAGTAGTGGGACTCCCGCGCCATGCGCGCGAGATAGGCATCGAACTCTTGCTCAGCGGTCGGGGCGGTGTAGCGTTCGTTCGTACGAGGGCCCCCGAGCTGATCAGACGCAGCGGACGCCTTCTCGACCAGGTCCTCGTAGACAGCGCGGACGGACGGCGCGAGCTGAGCGAGGTCGCGGGCGACCTTCTCGGCGTCAAAGACGTTGCCGAGCACGGACGACAGGCGAAGGGCGAGGGCCGCCTGATCCGCCGCTTCCTTGGACTGACGTTCCGACGCCTCAGTCTGGGAGCGCGCGATGACGGACGCCTCGAGCTGCCGGACGTACGCCGCGGACTTCTCAAGGAGGTCCGCAGCCGCTTCCAGGGCTTCGGGGGTGTCGAGGATGATCATCGCTGGCCCTCCCGGAGGGAGTTGTTCAAGTGCCCGAGGGCCCGGAGTGCCTTCGCGACCTTGACAGTACGCTGATTGTCGCCCGCGCGCAAGAGGCGGGCACGTTCACGCATCGCCTCCGCTGTCTTGAGCATTACGTCCGCAACCGAGCTGGGCTGCTGTTGGCTCACGGGAGCACCTCCGCGCAGATGACGACGCCCAGGAGAGGCACCTTCACCGAAGCTGCCTTCTCGTGGCGGAGACCGCCGGCCACAGCCTCCAGAGCGGCCGCCACGTCCTCGGGCTGGCCCGACGACGAAGCCTGCTTCTCCTGCGCCTCCGCGGACGCCAGGCGCTGTCGCGCCGCGTCAAACGCTTCAAGCAATGCGGACTCCCTTCGAGTCGTCATGACATGCCTCCGTACTCAGGCACGGGACCCGGCGGTGCCTGATTGTAGTCGCCGTACGCGTAGTCGAGGTCGTTCAGCGTGGGAGCTGTCGACCTGTGGACAAGGCCGCGTGTGGCCCCGTTGAGGCGAGGCCCTGCCATGCCCGCCGCCAGACCTCCGCCGAAGGCCAGCAGCTTCTCCTGCTGAGCCTTCTCCTGCTCAGACCGGAGCGCCTCCGCATTGCGTTTGCGCTCCCTCGACGCCCCGAAATGGTACGCACCCAGGCCCAGACCCGTAGCGCCGAGACCCGCCAGGCCAGCTCGCGCCGCCCAGTGGTTCGCCACGGCGCCTATCTCATGGCCGAGCTCGTTCGCCACTTTGGAGCGGAGCTCGAAACGATTGTGCGCCTGAGGCGCGACCACCGTCAGGATGTGGAGGGCGGACGACATGCACGTACCCTCTAGCGCGGAGCGAGCGCCGCCGCGGCCAGCTCGTTGCCCTGCTCGAACGCGGCCGCACAGAACTCGGCGACCTTGTCGAGACCGCTCACCAGACCCTCCGAGAACTCCTGCCGCTCAGCCGCCGCGACCTTCATCTGGTAGGCCCGACTCTCGGAAGGAGCGCCGAGCGCGTCGAGGGCCTGCCACGCGTCGGCCGCCGAGGCCGACGCCACCTTGTAAGCGACGTCGTCGATCGTCTGCTGGCGAGCCGGCGGCTGCAGCGCGTCGATGACGTCCCACGCGTCGGCCGCCGAGGCCGACGCCACCTTGTAAGCGACGTCGTCGATCGTCTGCTGGCGAGCCGGACGGTACTGGGGCGCGTGCTGGTCCACCGCGTGGATGGTCGAACCGGCCGCCTTCATGAAGCCGTCGAAGATGGCCGCACCAAGGGCGGAACCCTCGGCGACGATGGCCTGCTCCTCGGCGGCCGCGATGCGACTGGCGATCTTGAGCAGGACGTCAGCGTCCACTTGGGCGCTGCCCTGCTGGAGGCCAGGAGCGCCCGCGACCTTCTGGAGATTCTGCGCCGACGCGGACACCGCGGCCTGCGCCTGGTAGACGTTGTTGCCGGCCGCCCCAGGTGTATGGGCCGCGGCCGTCTTCGGGTCGGACGCGCCCTGAAGCGCCGAGAGGGCCTGCTCGATGGTCATTTGCTTAGACATACTCGCTCCTGGGTCGGGTTGGACCGCATCGGGTTGCATTCTACGTCGGTCGAATCGAAGGCGCAAGCCCGCAGCGGCGCACGGCTCGCACAAGCGCCTCGGACACCTTCGAGAGGAACTCCGAAGACGAGGCACGCAAACGTGAGTACCCCGAAGGGTCCGTGTATACAAGTTGCGAACGGAGTCTGTCGAGCTCCGCCTCCGCGCTCTTCTCAAACGCGAAGTGACGCCGGCCGCCAGCGGCCGCTGCCATCAGGTACAGCCCGGCGTCGGTGTCGGCTGCGCTCATCTTGGACATGGGCGTGTTGTGCGGTACCGACACGCCCTCGTCGGTCTTGAACTCGGGGATCTTGCGCAGGCCAGCGTACCCCGCCAGGCCCATGCCGACAGCTCCCACCGGCCATCGCGCGACGCGAAGCGCCTTGTTCTTCCGGCCCATCAGACTCATCGCGCCGACGCCGATGCCCGTGGCCCCCGCCAGGACGCCGGCCTCGAGGGCCTTGTGCTTGACGTTGTTCAAGTCGGTCTGCTCGGCGACGTTACGCGTCGTGGCGTAGCGGTCCCCCGTGGAGGGGTCGGTGGCGTGCAGGGGTTGCTGCGCCCGGCCGTAGTACGCGGCTCCGGGGTCCCCTCCGACCAGTCCCGTCCACACCCCCGCGTTCTCCGGGACGTACTTGCGCATCAGGAGGTCGCCAGCGAGTGCGCGCTTCTCCATCATCGGCGCGAGCAGGCTCGCGAGCTTCAAGCTCGCGTCCCCCGGCGCCGCCCCCACCCCCACCCCGGCCGCGCCCTGACAGACGTCCACGAGGTCGGGACTGTCGCCGAACACACGGAGGATGACCCTGCGGATGGAGCCCACCGGAACCGCCTGGACGTCGTCCGACCCACCTCCGGACCAGTGAGAGAAGAGGCGGAGCAGCTCGTCGGCCGACGGCGACATGTCCATAGACGAGAACGTCGCCACGCTGTCACGGAGCGGACGCCGGGCCATCTCCTCGATGACGTCGTCACCGACAGGCTCGAAGTCCTTCGCGTATGACTGCGCCAGCGCCTTCATGACCGCCGGCGTGCCGCCGGCGTAAGGGGCTGCGCTGAGCTCGCCGTCGACCATCTTGTCGATCTCGGACAGCTTCTTGAGCGCGGCGCACTTGGCGGCGTCGAGCTCCTGGTCCTTCGAGGTACGGGGAGTCACGGACGCCACCTTGGTTTCCGCCCCGGGGCGGCGTATGGCGTACGGCCGCTCCGAAGCAGCCTTCAGCAAGTCGGAGGCCGCTCCCACCCCGTCGAGGTGCCGCATGGTGTACGCCACCCGATCGGCCGGCTTCCACACCCACGACAAGTCGAAGAGCTCCGGGCACGGGTTGAGCACACCCATCTCGATGCCGCTGTCCAGGATCGTGCCGAGGCCGTAGCGCGGGTCGTGGCCGCTGACGTGGATGCAGTACTGAGCGCGAGTTGGTGCCCGGTTGCCGCAGTATACGCACACGTCTGCGGGTATCCTACAGCCCATACTGACGGCTGGGTACTCGCGGTCCCGCAAGCGCTGGACGATCTTGTCGGCTCGGCCGTTGTCGACCGCTACGATGAGCTCGACGCGGTGCATTTTCCAGTTGTAGATCGACCGGGCGATGCGACCGACCGCCTTGCTCGGGTCCTTGTTGGCGTGGAACAAGAAGTTCTTTCCGACCGTCTCGAAGGTTTTGTGCCACGCAGGCAAGGACTCGGCGTCGGTACAGAGCGTCACGCGCCGACCGTCACAGAGGGTGGCGTCGTACTTCCGTTCGTGGAAGCCGTCGCCGTTGCGGTTGAAGCCGTAGAACTCGTAGGCGGTCATCGCCAGGACGAGCGCCATGGTGTGGCCGGGCAGGGACGGCGCGGTGCGCAAGACCTCAAGTGATTCCACATCGGCCGAGGCGTACTTCCGCAGGCCAACGTCGCGCCGGTCGATGACCTGCATCGACGGCTCGCCTGTCGGGGCGTACTGACCGAACTCGATGGCCTTGTCGTGCGCCACTACAGCCTCCGCAGCAGGCGATTGAGATAGACGGGGGCGGCCGAAGCCTCCTTGCCTCCGTTGGCGAGGTACTCCTCGACGGCCCGCTCCCTGGCGACCGTGTCGATGCCCTCGAGCGGGTTGGCTGGCGGCCTCGACCCCGTGGCGGCGTCCATACCCTCGCGCACCAGACCCAGCCCGTAGCCCGCGCCGTACCCGGAGAGCCCGCTCAAGGCTCCGCCAGCCAGGGCGCCCAGACCGCCGCCCACCAGCGTAGCCGGCACCAGGATCCGCGCCGGCGCGCCCCGTAACAGTTCGTGCGCACCAACAGCACCGGCGCCAGCGCCCATGAGACCCCCGGCGAAGCCCGCAGGGAGGGCCGCTCCAAATCCGTACTGGTCGCGCAAGTTCGGCTTTGAGTCCCGGTCCGCGTACATGGAGAGCCCGCCGACCGCTCCACCCGCTACGTCTCCTTCGAAGAACCCAGCCGCTGCGCCGCCAAGCGCTCCGAGCGCTCCCTCGCCCACGACACGGCCGAGGCCGTGACCCCTCGAGCGGCCCCAGGCGGCGGCGCCGGCACCGCCCATCAGCGCGCCAGCACCTGCGCCGATGAGGCCGCCGGCGTAGCCGCCGCGCCGCGCCTCTTCGGCGGCGGCCCTGTCAAACCGCGCCTGCTCGGCCGGCGTCAGGTCGACCTCCATGGCGGGGTCCCACGCCGGCTCTTCCTTGCGGGCGGCGGTCTTCTGGAGCAGTCGGGTCAGGTACAAGGGCTGTGTCATATCCGGGTCTCCTTACGGGCCTCTCAGAGGCCGACGTTGTCCATGGCTTCGGCCGAGGCGTACTTCCGCAGGCCAACGTCGCGCCGGTCGATGACCTGCATCGACGGCTCGCCTGTCGGGGCGTACTGACCGAACTCGATGGCCTTGTCGTGCGCCACTACAGCCTCCGCAGCAGGCGATTGAGATAGACGGGGGCGGCCGAAGCCTCCTTGCCTCCGTTGGCGAGGTACTCCTCGACGGCCCGCTCCCTGGCGACCGTGTCGATGCCCTCGAGCGGGTTGGCTGGCGGCCTCGACCCCGTGGCGGCGTCCATACCCTCGCGCACCAGACCCAGCCCGTAGCCCGCGCCGTACCCGGAGAGCCCGCTCAAGGCTCCGCCAGCCAGGGCGCCCAGACCGCCGCCCACCAGCGTAGCCGGCACCAGGATCCGCGCCGGCGCGCCCCGTAACAGTTCGTGCGCACCAACAGCACCGGCGCCAGCGCCCATGAGACCCCCGGCGAAGCCCGCAGGGAGGGCCGCTCCAAATCCGTACTGGTCGCGCAAGTTCGGCTTTGAGTCCCGGTCCGCGTACATGGAGAGCCCGCCGACCGCTCCACCCGCTACGTCTCCTTCGAAGAACCCAGCCGCTGCGCCGCCAAGCGCTCCGAGCGCTCCCTCGCCCACGACACGGCCGAGGCCGTGACCCCTCGAGCGGCCCCAGGCGGCGGCGCCGGCACCGCCCATCAGCGCGCCAGCACCTGCGCCGATGAGGCCGCCGGCGTAGCCGCCGCGCCGCGCCTCTTCGGCGGCGGCCCTGTCAAACCGCGCCTGCTCGGCCGGCGTCAGGTCGACCTCCATGGCGGGGTCCCACGCCGGCTCTTCCTTGCGGGCGGCGGTCTTCTGGAGCAGTCGGGTCAGGTACAAGGGCTGTGTCATATCCGGGTCTCCTTACGGGCCTCTCAGAGGCCGACGTTGTCCATGGCTTGACGCTGGCCACCCACCACTGCTCCCCCGAGGCCGCCAGCGACTCCTCCGGCGAGGCCCGCCCCAAGACCGGCGGTCAGTGCATCGCGCCACCCACGGCCCAGCAGGGCCCCAGTCGCAGCCCCGCCGGCCACTCCCAGACCGGCGCCGAGTGCGCCGCCGCCTACCGCGTGCCGCTGCCACTCCGGGGTGACGCCCTGAGGGTCGATGACGCTGGCGCCGGCACCCGTGTGCGCACCGACGCCCATGCCGACCGTGCCCCCTCCGATCGCCCCGGCGAGACCACCAGCAGCTCCTCGGGCGAGGCGGCTCTTCCAGCCGCTGCCCGTGTAAGCCCCCAGGCCCGCACCGGCGAGTCCGCCACCGATCCCGCCAACCATGCCGCCCGCCTCGGCACCACGACCTGCGTCGTAGCGGAGGGCTTCGCCGCCGGTCTTCTGGCGCTCGGCGTCTCGGGGCGCGAGCCAGGAGGTGGCGCGGTCCGCGGCCACGGCGCCCGCCGCGCCGAGCCCCGCGCCGATGAGGGCTCCAGCACCGAGGCGCCCCAGCGCGGAGACGCCCTCCCGGGGTGGGGCGGACAGCACGCCGCCCGCCGCGCCTCCGAGTAGGGCGCCCGCCGCGCCTCCGAGTAGGGCGCCCGCCGCGCCGTGTCCCGCGTACCAGGGCGCGTCCGGGTCGGCGCCGCCGGGGCGACTCGCGCCCGCCATGAGGCCCGTAGCGCCGGAGACGGTTCCGCCCAGGAGCGCGCCGGCGCCGCCACCGGCCACGCCTACGCCTGCCGCCAGCGCCCTTGAGGACAGTTCGGGGTTGTCCGCGAGGGCCTCCACCAGACGCTCGTCCCCAGCGCGCCTCATGTAATGCAGGCCCGCCAGTCCGCCTGCCACCCCTAGACCGGCGCCAAGGACGGAGCCCGCAGCACCGCCTGCGCCCCAGCCCGCCAGGGCGCCTCGGAAGCGCGACGGGCCGGGGTCGGGGTCGGGGTCGGGGTCGGAGCCACCGACCTTGGACAGTTCGCGGATCGCCTCGATGCCGTCGAGCGTCTGGCGGTGAACGGTGCGCGCGCGCCCCAACTTCTCGCTCACGTGCTTGACCACGTCGGCGAGACTGAAGTCGGGCGAGACCGGCTGGCCGTAGTAGGCCGACAGCTTCGCGGCGTAGACCTCGCTGATGGGGCGCCGCATCAGGGACGCCACCTTGCCCGCCCCGTGGACGGAGGCCAGGACGTTGGCCAGGAACAGGTTGAAGTCTTCTTCGGACATGGGTCAGTCCTTGGTGAGGTCCCGCTCGACGCGAGCGAGCTGGCCGATGGTGGCGTAGTCGGGGCCTGCGCCCGTGGACATGATGGTCCGGAGGTAGTTCTGCGACGCGAACGGGTCTTGCGCGAGCGTGGGCGCCACGGAGCGCATACTGCCGTACGCCTTGTGCATGAGCAGGCGCTCCTCGGGCGAGGCCTGCGACAGCATCGGGTCCGTCCTGAGCATCTCGTTGAACTGCGCTGCCCCGTCGTCCGGCCGCGGCGCGAAGCGGTCGGCGAGGCGCGTGCCGAACGACTCGGCGGTGGGCCTGGCCACTTCCATCATGGGCTCTGCCAGACCCAACGCGAGGCCGCCTCCCACCAGCGCCGCCGGCAGGCCGTAGCGCCTGCCGGCGTTCGGCGCGGAGGCGTCCATGTGAGCACCCGCCCACGCCTGGGCCAGGTCTGGGTTCTGGGACAGGATCTCGTGGAGCTGCTTGTCAGCGCCAACGACGCCCGCGTCCACCGCGCTGACCACGTGGCCGAGGGCGTCTCGGACGTCCTGCTGAGGGTTGAGCATACCGCTGAGTTCCTGGTGCGCCGTGGCGTAGGCGTTCGCCAGACCCGGCTCCTGGCTGAGGAGCTTGTCGAGCTCCTGTCGGGCGCCCGCCACCCCCGCCGCGGCTGCTGCCCGGAGTCGCCTGCGCGCGACTTCAGGGTGTGTGCCGTACCCGTCTCGGGAGAAGGGCTCCGGGACCGAGTGCTGCATGTTGGACACGAAGGAGCGCACGATGCCGTCGTCCAGGACGTCGTGGACCGCGGGCTCAACCGCCTGGGAGAACGGGCGGCTCACCGAGCCGGTCGTCGCCCGGAGCGCGTCCTGCACCGAGCCGTGCCCGAGGATCTCCCGGGCGGTCGGGGTGCGCGAGGCGGGCCCAAAGACCTCGTCGAGGAGGCTCTGGATGCCGCCGAACAGCATGCTCTTGCCCCCGGAGGCGGGCTTCGGGGCGGCGAGCTTGTCGAGGACGCAGCCCGACTTGTAGTAGGCCGCGGGGGAGGGTAGGCGTCGCATGTGGGGCTCCTCGGTGTTGGAGGGCTGGCTCATCAGTCGCGCCTGTTCCTGGACGTGGAAGGCGTCGTCGTCGTAGGCCGCACGAGATTGCCCCGGGGCACCCACGAGCGTAGAGACGCCCACGGGCACAGCCACTGCGCCGGCCGCAGCCGCAGTCGCAGCCACGGGTCGGTCGTGCGCGAGGTCCAGGATGGTGCGGCCGAGTCCACGCATCAGCGGTACCCCAACTTCACGGCGAGTTGCCTGACCTGGCCGTGGTGGTACTGCCACGCCGAGACCTTCACAAGGAGGTCATCCGCTGCGGCAACCGCCGCCTGCATGAGCCCGTGGGTCGGGTGGGACAACACCACGCCCGCGGAGGGCGCCAGGGACGCCGTCTTGCTCGGCAGGTGCTCCTGGCGCAGGCGTTTGAAAACGGCGCCGGCCACTTCCACCCCCGCCCGGCCGTGCAGCGCGTGGAGATCCTGCGCCATCTTCTCTGACGAGATAGCCCCGCGGCTCACGGCCGTGACCAGGACGCCGACCGCGTCCTCGTAACGGAAGGACGCGATGTGAGCGGCGTTCTTGAGGTCCGCAGCAGTCTTGGACGCGGAGTCGAGCAGACGGCGGAACGCCGCCTCGTCCACCGGGGCGTAGTCGGCGGCCGTGGACTCCTCGGCGCCTTCCTCCTCCCCCTCGTCGTCGTCGTCGTCGTCGTCGCTACCTCCGTAGTCGACCTCGCAGTCGTCCTCGCAGTCGTCGTCGTCGTCCATGCCGCCGTCCCCTGCGACCTTGGAGCGCCGCCTCGCCTTGGGCGCGGGCCCCCAGTAGTCGTAGGACGCGTCGAAGTTGTCAACGCTGGTCAGCGGCGCGGCCGCAGCCTTGACGGCGAGGCGCGCAGGAAAGAGCGCGGCCATGACCTCGGAGGGTTGAGCGACGTCAAACTCCACCACGCGGTCGGGGCCGGTGGCCGCGGAGAACTTGCGCAGGTGGGCGCCGACGTTGACGAACTGCAGCAGCTTCTCCGTCTGCTCGGGGCTAAAATTTAGCTCCCGAGCCTCCTTGATCACGCCGTCGGTCAGGGGGATGCCCTTCGCATCGAACGCGTCGATGACCCTCCGGGACGTCTCCACCATCGTGTCGTGCATGCTCATGAACCTGTGCCTCTACGTGAGGATGGACGCCGTATCGAGCTGCAGTGGCGGACCTGTGCCCGCCTCGCTCTCGGCTGGCGTTGACAGTACCACTTCCCACTCGACATCTTGCCCGGATTTTTCCGTGTCGACAAGTGCTGCCCCCGTACGCACCGCCGCGAGGAAGGTCCCCGCGCAGCTACGGGCCTCGGCTGGACTGCGGCCGTTGAACGCGTCGACCGTCTGGAGGTACGCCATGTTGATGACCCTGTTCACCATCGCGGTAGACAGGACCTCCGCGTCCGCGTTCAGTCGGAGCTTCAGGTACTGCAGGCCGTGGCTCAGGCCCCACCACGCCCACTTGTACGCTTCCTCCAGCGCGTGTCGGTCGCTGTCGCATGTTGCCGCGTCGGCACGGCGCTTGATGGCGTGGACGTACTCGTAGCGGTCGAGCACGTCTCGGAATACGGCCGTGTCAAAGACGTACGTCCGATAGAGATCGGCGACGTCAGGGTCGACGCCCAGCGATATCCGAAGGTCGGCGCTCGTCGCTCCCGCGAGCAAGAAGGCGTCGACGATCGCGCTCTTGAGCGCTGACTGCGCCAGGGACATGCAGTGCAGCACTTCACCCGGCACGAGCCGGTCTCCCCGGGCCGCACGGAGCATGGCGTCGAGCACCGGGTCGGCGGGCCAAACGTCGGCGCCCCGGCCGGAGAGGGCCAGTAGCGCTTCGTATCTGTGCCGTGGAACCGCCATGCCAGCTTACACCGAGTCGTGCACCGAGTCCTGGTCGCCGGCAGTCGCGCCGGAGCCGCGGAACAGCAGCGCGTTCCTGTGGAGGTCCAGGGTCAGAGGACCGAGGTTCGTGAGACCCCGTCGAAGGCGCTCGACCTGCTCCTCGTAGGCCCTGTCGCCGAGCTGGTCGCGCAGCGTAGGAGCCTTGATGCGAAGGTCCGTCAAGGTGCGGGCCAGAATCGACACTGCCTCCCGGAGCTGCGGCAGGTAGTCCACGCCGAGGGACTCGAGGCCCTCGCTGGTGGCCATGGACGCGAGCATGCTCGCGTCCAGCGCCCCGGGGGCGGCCTGAGCCACATCCTCCGGCGTGCTCGGGGGCACGGGGGACATGCCGGAGCTCGGACCAAGGCCCGCCGGCTGGCCAGGGCCCATGTCCGCGGGCATGCCTGACGGCATGCCAGTCGAGGGCCCGACCGGGACGTCGCCAGCACCGAGCGTCGGAGCCCCGGCCGCCAAGGACCCTTCAGGCACCGGCTCAGGCGAAGGTCCGGCGTCAGCGTACGCCGCGCCGCCACCCAGGCCCGCAGGGGGCGCCTGGGCCATGTTCTGGTCGGTGAGCTGCTGCGACATCATGGACGCGCTCAGCGGGTCCATCGGTGGCGCACCGCCGAGGAGCTCCTGGCTACGCTGCATCACCAGGTCGATGGCCTCCTGCTGCGCCGCAAGGATGCGCTGCTGCTCCTCGAGGCGACGCGTCACTTCCTGCTGCTGCATCTGGATCAGCGTCATGACCTCCTGTTGAGCAGACTGCAGCGCCATCGCCGTCGGGTCGGGCGCCGTCATCGAGGGGTCCATCATCGATGGATCCATCGTGGCCGGGTCCATCATCGACGGGTCCATGCCGGGGTCGCCGCCGACCACACCGGCCTGGTCGCCGGCCGCGAGCTGGGCGGAGTCCATCGCGGCTGCCTCGGCCTGTCCTTCGACCGCCGCGCGCTTGAGCATGTTCTCGGCCGACACCACCGAGAGTCCGAAGTCCCGGAGCAGGACGTGAGCGGCCTTCGCGCGGGACCCGACCGAAGAGCCGTTGACTCGGTACGAACCGGCGTTGTGGACGACGCGCACGACCACGGCTGTGGCCATCTTCGGGTCGGCCGCCGCGACGCCTACGACGTCGTTGGCCGTCCGCACGACGAGCGCGGCGTCGAGGTCCTTGACAGGTACCCAGCAGTAGGTGTCGGGGATGCGCACCTCGGCACTGTCGCTGCCGCCGCCGCCCCAAACGTCCGCGCCTTCGCCCGTCGACATCACCGAGATCTGCTTGTAGCGGTACGAGGGCCCCATGCGGATGTAGGTCTGGCCGCCTGAGTTCGAGTATGCCTTGATGAGCTTCTCCCCGTCGCCGAGGTCGGACACGTTCACGATCTTGATCAGCGTCGTGGCCTGGAGACGGCCGTCCTTGAAGCGGAGGAACGTGCCTCGACCAGGCGCTGGCGGGTCGTTGCGCGCGAAGACCTCCGCCAGCCAGGCGGCCACGTTGGCCGCCTCGCGCTCGACCGGTCGCGCCAGAATCGGCCCTCGCACCTGCTCGGCCTCCCCATCTTGCGTGTAGATGAGGTAGGTGACGTTCTCCGACGGAGACGTCGGACGCGTCTCCCAGATGTCGACGGGCGGGGTCGTCACGCGCGTAGGCGTAGTGCCGTACCGGGTGGTCCTGGAGAGCTCCTGAGGCGCGGGGATGATCAGCGCCAGGCGGCTCCTCCGGTCCTTGAGATAGAGGCGGTAGACGCCGGGCTCGTTCGGCGTGATGCGGCGCGACAGGGTCTCGACGTACACCGCGGTCTTCGTCCGGGGCCGCCGGTCAAGGACCGCGTACCCGAGCGCTGTCAGTTGGGACATCGCCCGCGGGGCGTGCTGGCCGAAGGCCGTCGCCATTTCACCCCAGTCGGAGTCCCCGTCGTAGAAGGCGATCTTCTCGACAGCAGGAGGTGGCTCGCGGTGCCGCACCGCCTCGGTGAGCTCCGCGACGCCGTACAGGTCAAACGCCAGCTTGGCCAGGGTAGGCCGAGCCGTCATCACGGCCACCGCGTGCTTGCGGGCACGGTTGCCGGCGCGGCGGAGATAGTCGAGCAGGCAGCCGTTCGCCGACGCGTAACTGTACCGCCCGGTCATCGGCGGCACCATGACGTTGCGGATGTCCATGTCCGTCTGGAGGCCCGTGGGCGCCTTGCGGGCGTTGCCGAGGTAGTTCGCGTCGACGGAGTCCAGGAACTCCACCCACTTCGGGGTCAGCGGCAGCCACTGCCGGGAGTCCGGCAGGTACATGACATCGATGGGCTCGATCTGAATCCCGGAGAGGATGACCGGGATGTGCACCTCGGAGTTCCCCGCCGTGAAGGCGAAGACACCCACGGCCTGGCCCGTGTTCTCGTCCACGTCCAGCACCTCGAAGGCCGAGATGCGGTCGGAGACGTCGGGCAGACGCGACGCGAGGTTGTCGTGCGCCATCTGCGCGAAGCGCTCCTTGAACAGGGTCTGCGGGTCGGGTGCAGCCACGGGCGCGGGGGCGGGCGTTCCGAAGGACATCGTAGGTCTCCTGCTGGTCCAGGGCGCGAGCGGGTGCCAACGCCCTCATCAACCGTGAGTGTCGCCCGATCCTGGCCGCGTCAGTACTGCGAGCGCGCCGAGGCCTGCTTGGACTCCTGAGCGCGCAGGCTCCGGTGGAGCAGACGCGCCGACGGCGACGCGTTGACGTACGCCTGGCACTCGGCCACCTTCTCGGCCGCCGTCAGGTTGCGCGGCAGCCACGGGAGGATCTCAGCGCTGAGCGCCAGGAAGCGCCGATCAGCAGCCTCCTTGTCGGAGACCTGCTGCAGCGAGTTGGTGGCGCCACCGGCCACGGTACCGGCGTCCTGGCCCGGGGCGGGCATCTCGGTGCCGAGGATCGCCGACGACGGGGTGTCCTGGATGTTCGCGCCACCCATCGGGACGGTCGCATAGCCCTCGGGACGCTCGCTGTTCTCGATCTGACCCAGCAGCGTCGAGGCGTTCGCCGGCGAGTTCTGCTCGGGGCTCGTCGCCACGAGACCGCCTCCGTTGTCGCTCTCACCCTCGGCCACCTTCCGCAGCAGGCGCTCGAGGCTGGACAGGGGAGCGCGACCCCGCGCGCGGGCCTCCTTGTCGGAGACCTGCTGCAGCGAGTTGGTGGCGCCACCGGCCACGGTACCGGCGTCCTGGCCCGGGGCGGGCATCTCGGTGCCGATGATCGCCGACGACGGGGTGTCCTGGATGTTCGCGCCACCCATCGGGACGGTCGCATAGCCCTCGGGACGCTCGCTGTTCTCGATCTGACCCAGTAGCGTCGAGGCGTTCGCCGGCGAGTTCTGCTCGGGGCTCGTCGCCACGAGACCGCCGCCGTTGTCGCTCTCGTCCATGGCGGTCTTGTACGCCCACCGGATGAGGTCGCCGTAGGCGGCGTCGTGGGTCCGGATAGCGGCCACGGGAGCACCGGCGGCCGCGACCTTGCCGGTCCTGGCGTACGCCTGGCTCACCTTGTAGACCCCCTCGGCGACGCGTTGCGCATCCGTGGGGGTGTACGCGGTGTCCAGAGGGTCGGCCCGCATCACGCGCTCGGCGACGTACGTCGAGGCCGCCTTGATGTGGGCCTCGTCAGGGAAGCGCGTCAGACCGTTCACCTGGAGGTAATTGGCAACGCCGCGGGCAAAGGCGATCTTGGTCAGGGAGAGGCTGCTCATGAGGGTGCTCCTGTGGGTCGGGGACCGAGCGCTGCTCACGCCCGGGCCCATACTACATGGGTTGACGTGGCGGTACAATAACAGGCCGAGGGCCGCTCAACGTGGGCGGCCGCTGCGGCGCGAGTACAGGCGGTGTGGGTAGCGACGGCCGGGGTACGGCGGGTGCGGGTGTCGCTGGATAGGCCGGGGCGGCACCACCGGGTGCGCGAAGGAGGGGCATAGGGGGCGTAGGCGCAGCGCCCTGCGGCGCCATAGGGGCCCCGGTTGCGGGTGGTGCAGCCGCGCGGGCGCGCCCCGGAAACGCGGACGTGGCCGCAGACGCCCGGGTAGTCGCTTGCTGCGCCACGGCCCGGTTCGCCACGGCCTGAGACATCTCGTCGTAGCTCTTGGTGCCGAAGCCGCGATTGACGAGCTTCATGGCCGGGTCGTAGAGCAGCATCTGTCCCATGCCGAGCGGCGACGAGACCACGTTCAGCACCGAGCCCGCGAGGTTGGCCGCCACGGCCCTGCCAGGGCTCTCCCCTGACTCCTGGGCCATGTCGTAGGTGTCTTTGGCGCTGCCCGGGATCATGCCGTACGTGAACCCGGCGCCGAGGGCGTAGCCGAGGCCACGGCCGAGAGTGGGTTTGAGCTCCTTCTCGAAGGTCGCGAGGTCTCCCGCCTTGGCCGCGTCCCACGTCCTCTTCGCCACCCGTTGGAGAGCGACGTTCGGCGCCATGTCCCCGAGCAGTACTCCGCCTGGACCGATGAGGCCGCCCTGGATGTACCGCTGGCGCGTGACCTCCAGCGGCGCCTCGCCGATGACCATGTCTTTGGCCTCGCGGCCGCCCGACCGGATGTCGCCTCGGACCCGGGCGAGCTGCTGGAACTCCTGCGGCGAGATGTCGTGGCCGGCTGCCCGAATCGCCTGCATTTGCGAGAGGGCTTGCGGCGACATCGAGACGCCGCTGGCGTTGATCTCGTGGAGCTGGCGTGCCTGCGCGGCCTCTGCCTCGAGCTGGCGCAACTGCGCGGCGTGCGTGCGCGTGGCGGCCTCGGACGCGTCTCGGGGCCCGGCCTTGGAGAACTGAGCGAGGCGCGCCTCGGCCTCGGTGGCAGTTGCCTTCAGCTTGTCGACCTTCGGTCCACCCGTCACCGCCCGGGTGATGCGCTCCCCGATGCCGAGGCCGGGCATGGAGGGGGTCAGCTTGCGGAGCAGGTCGAGGTCCACCTCGTTGTTGGGCCCGATCAGTCCGGGCGGGGGCCGGACGCCGGCCCTCTCGAAGTCGGCCACGATCTTCTTGGCTTCATAGAGGTGGTCGTCGAACGCGCCCAGGCGCGAGACTACCTGCTGCGACTTTGGGATGAACTGGCTGAGGGCACCACGGCCGAAGAGCTGCTTGCCCGCCGGTAGCGCGCGGAGGGCCGACTGTGCCCGGTCCACCAGCTCCATGGGGCGCGTCCCCTGCGCGAGGGTCTTGACCCGCGCCATCATGTCCGCGATCCCTGCCTCCTTGCCGCGGCTACGGTCAATAGCCAACGCCAGAGGGATTGTCCCCGAACTCCGCCCCGTAAGCGTAGGCGGCGATAGGGTCTGTGTCGTGGATCGATGATTCATCGCCAGCAGCCGCTCCCTCGACAAGAGACTTCTTCAGGTACCGGTGCCCGAGCCGCCTCATCCAGCGCGCATCGAGCAGCGGGCTCCGCGTAAGGGACTTGACGACAGGACGAGTCCTGAGGTTCCCATTGTATACACGCACTTTCGACACACCGCCACCCTTGAGCGACGCCACGATCTGCGGCGTCAGGGTGGTGCCTGCCGTGTACTGAAGCGCTGGCACGGACAGGACCTTGCCCGTGGCGGCCTGCACGGCCATCTCGGTGTTGCTCTCGCCGTAGCGGCTCATCGTCGAGGAGTAAGGCACGATCTCGCCCGGCAGCAGGTCGCCGTCGGGGTCGTCGACTACGCGCACCCAGTTCAGGTGGCTCTTGGCGAGCAGCTCCATGTGGCGTTTGTCAAGGTTCGCCCCCTGGGCGGCGTAGATGCCGTGCACGACGTCGGCGACGTGCTGCCGGCCTGCCCCCATATCCTTGAGCCGTACGACGTCGTCTGGCGTCGGGACGCCCTCGGACAGTACGTCGCCGACGTCCACGTGCTGCCCCTGATGAACCGTCGGAGGCGTCCGCGGCGACAGGTAGTGCTCGACGCGGTCGACGTCGACGTACCACCCGCCCTGGGGGGCTTTGGCCACGCGGGTGACCACGCCGGTCCGGCTCGTCAGAATCGCTCGGTCAGAGAACGACTTCGGGAAGTCGAGGAAGTTCTTCAAGCCCGTCAGGCCCTGCATGGAGGGCCTACCGGCGCCACTCAGTGTCCCCGCCCCGTGCTTGGCGGAGAGGGCGAACTGCGTCAGGGGCTCGCTCATGGCCTGGGCGGCGCGGACACCGACGTTCGTGTTCAGACGGGGCAATTTGCCCCACTCGTCGGCGCCCATACATACCGAGCACACGCCGGAGCCCATCTCGCACGTCAGGGGGGTCCTGGCCTTGACGTCCTTGACGTCGGCCTTGCGCAGGTCTCGGACGACCTGCGCGGTGACGATGGTCCCGGCGGCAACAGGACCGGCGGCCGCGGCCAGGACGCGGTCGACGAGCTGCGGGTCGGAGACGTGCATGATGGTGCCGTTGCGGGTACCGCAGTCTTCCGACGAGATGACCATGTCGCTCATGTTGGCGATCAAGACCTTGCCGAACGCGCCGGGCTCCTGCACGGACTCCTTCGTCTGGATGGCGAGGTTGCGGGATTCGATCCCGGCCACCCAGGACTCATCCGGTCTGAGCCCCTCGGAGTACGACCGCTGAATCAGCCACGGCAGGGGCGCCCCGTTCTTGTCCGCGGCCGCGACAGGTGCGGCCACCGTGCGCATCAACTGCGCCGTGGAGCCGCGGCCGCCGGCGGCTGCCATCAGCGCCATGTCCGATGGGTGGTCGGGCGTGATCTTCATCATCTTGCCCTGCGCCTCCGACAGGATGACTCTCCGTTGGGCGTCCGTCGTGGCCTTGCGCAAGCGGCCGAGGGCGTCTTTGACGATCGGGTCGCGTCGTGCACGCTGGGGGGCGACGTCCTCAAGGCCGACGCTGAGCCCGGCCAGCGTGGCAACGTAGTCGCCCGACCGCTTCACGTTCTGGGCGACCGAGCCGTACTGCTCGGGCGTGTTCCTGGCCACGCTGGACAGGATGCGGTTGATCTGTTTCTTGCCGAGCTGCTCATCCGTACGGAGCTCCGGCGGCAGCGAGTCGTTGATGAGCAGACGGCCGAGCGTAGTGTGCTTGTTGTTGTCGCGAGTGGCCATCAGTACTTCACCGGAGCGAAGGTGGCAGCCGTCGGGCGCATCGTCGCCATGGACGAGCCGAGCGACGCGGCCGAGAGCACGGGGGCGGTGGCTTTGCGGAGCAGGCTCGGGGCCGCCTTGGTCGCCAGGCCCTCGCCGACGGCAGCGGCCCCCTGAGCGCCCGCAGTCCCCAGGGCCCTCCCGCCGAGGCTGGAGACGAGCTTGCGGGCGACCGCGCCCACGAAGGCAGACTTCTCCGCCTGCTGGGCGAGGTAGCGCTCGTTGGCCTTACTGACGCCCAAGCCAGCGCCGGCGGCGATCGCGCCGGACAGTGCTGCGCCCTCGGCAGCGGCCCCCCAGTCATGCTTCTTGTCGAGCAGCCCTTTCACGCCCCGAGCGGTTCCGATGCCCGTCCCAAGCACGGCACCCGCGACCGCGGGGCTCCTGTACCACGGCAGGTCCTTCTCCGCGGCAGGGTCCGGGTAGCCCGCGCCCAGGATGGCCCCGTATCCCATGCCTGCGAGACCCCCAACGATGCCGCTGCCGAGGCCACCGAACAGTGCGTAGGCGGGAGCACTCCCCGCGTCTCCTTCGGCGATGCTGTGGACGAGACCCGAGCCCGCGCCAGCGAGCCCCCCCGCGAGAGCGCCGCCACGGAGGCCGCCCTTGAGCCCGCGCCAGGCGCCGGCCCAGCGGCTCGGTTCCTCCGCTTCCTCCGCGGCCGCCTGCTTGCGCGCGCCCATGCCGTTGCGTCCCAGGGCGTTGTCGCCGTAGTGCGTTGAGGCCCCCCATGTGACGGGGTCCTCGCGGCGACCCTGAGGCCGGTTCATGAGCACCGAGGGGTGCGCCTGGCGGCCGGCCTCCACGCGTGCGATCCAGTCGTTGACACCGTTCATGCGAACCTCCAGGGGTCAGTGCGCTTTGCCGGTCCCCGCGGCGGGGAAGACGGTCACCGGGGCCTCGATGGCCGTCTGGGTTGTCTTATCCACCGTGATGGGGGAGTTGATCTTGATCTCGCCCCGCCCGTAGGCGGCCAGCGCATCGCCACGCGTCTTGAAGGCGCGCGCAGGGCCGGGCAGCATCGGCTTGGTCGCCATGTACGTGCCGATGATCGCCTCGTGCTGCGGAGTTGCGATGGCGACGCCTTTGCTCCCGTCGTGCATGGCCAGGGCGCTGATGGTCATGCGCCTGGCGTCCGCGATGCCCTTGTCCGTGACCGGGACGTGGACCTGCATGGCGTCGCCATCGTAGTCCGCGTTGCCCAACTTCTCGTAGAAGGGGCTGATGAAGATGGTCTTGCCGTCGACCGGCGTGGCGTAGGCCGCGACCATGTTGTAGCGGTGCAGCGTCGGGGCCCGGTTCATCAGGATGGGGCGCCGCTTGGCCTCCTCAAGGAGCTCGATCTTCGCCGTCGGGTGCTTCTCGTCGACCATGCGGAGGGCGTCGTTGGTTGAGTAGCCCCGCTTGACCAGGTTCTTGATGACGAACGGCTTGAACTGCGTCCACATCATCTCTTCCGGCAGACCGACCGAGTCAATGCCCAGGCTCGGGTCCGGAGCGATGGTGCCGCGACCCGACAGGTCCTGGCGCCGCTTGATGAGCCGGCTCTGGAAGTAGCCCTCTTTCGGACTCCGGATGCCGGCGGCCTGCTGCATGAACCCGCGCACGGCCCGCGCCTTCGTCTTGTCGTTGATGGGGTCGCCGGTGCCCACGACGGCCGCGACTGCGGCGGACAGGTTGCGGCGATGGTCGCTCATGTCCTCGATGGCCCGGAGCTCCTGCGGCATGTCACGGATGGCGTTGTTGGTCAGCAGCAGGTCCTTGTAGAGGAAGTTCGCGTCCGACACCATCACCGCCCCGCCCGTCCCCGACACCACCCCGCGCATGACAGGAGGCACGACCGGCACCGTGGAGATGACGTAGGCATCCCCGGCCTGCATGCCCATCTTCTTCAGCGCCCGGACCGACTTGAGCGTCTTGACGTCGCGGTCGACCAGCGCCTCCCTGCCGGGACCCCCGCGCAGGTTCCTCCTGATGGACGCCTCCAGCTCCGCGCTCTTGTCGTCCAGATCGATGGCGTTCAAGCGCTTGCGCATCTCGTGGCCGCCAGCTCCGTGCTGGAAGGCGTCAAACTCCTTGCCTCCCATCCCGGTCAGCGTCTTGACCGTGTCCTCGAAGATGGGGTTCACCACAGGCTCGACGAGGTCGATGCGGCTCCACTTCGTTCCGGACACGCCGCCTGTCGCCACCGGGTCGAAGAGGCCACCCGTCTCCGGGACCACCTGCGTGCCCTCGCGAGTCACCTTCGGCTTGACGACACCAGCGTTCTGGATGGCTCGTGGCGCCAGCGCCATCACGTCCTTGTCCGTCAGCGGAGCCAGGGTCAGGGTGTTGCCCTTCTTCGTCACGTTGATGCCGGCGCCAGTCAACATCGACTGGAACTTGCTCCAGGCGAAGGGGGTCTTCACGGGGCCCTCGGGCAGTCCCATCTGGACCCGCTTCCAGTACTCGTCGTTGCGCTGGCCCTTGATCGACGCGCTCTCCTTGAGCAGGTTCGTCGCGCCGTGACCCACCAGGGCGTAAAAGTCCATACGGCCGATGCTCTTGGCGCCCGCCTCGCCGCCCTTGGTTGGCTGCTCGTTGACGTCGTACGACCCCGTGGACCGCGTCGAGAAGTTCGTGTCCGTGGACTTGAACATCTTCATCTGGAACGTCGGCCCGACCGCGATGCCTGGCACCGACCTGCCCGAGATGGGGTCGTAGAGCGTCTCCTTGTCCTTGACGCCGTGCTCCTTCAGCAGCGCGGTGGCGTGCTCCACCATGCTGTGCTTCGGGTACTGGTCGACCAGGATCGGCTGCCCCGTCTTGAGCGCCACCTTGCCATACGCCCGCTCGAGGACCTGGGCAGGGTTGATGCGCGAGACCACGCCCGCGGACGTCGCGATCAACTCGATAGGCCTGCCGGACTCATCCCGTGGCATCTGGTCGTCGGGGATGATCTTCGAGACGACCCCCTTGTTGCCGAACCTGCCAGAGAGCTTGTCCCCGACCTTCATCTTTTCCTCAGTATACACCAGAACGGTGACCGAGCTCTTCGACTTGTGGACCTCAGTGACCCTGCCGTCGCCGCCGTGGGTCCAGGTGATCGATGCGTCGCCGTAGGGCTTGACGAGGGACTTGTTCAGGCGGCCGAGCATGGCGTCCTCGGCCGAGGGCGTCCGCTTGACCACGGCGGCGACGATGAGGTCGCCGGTCTTGATGACGGTGCCGCTCTTGACCACCCCGTCCGCGTCCAGGTTGCCATAGGCGGTGGCGGGGAAGCGGGAGCCGAAGTGGCGCTTGTGGATCTCGACGCTCGTCTCGACCCCGCGCTGCAGGCTCAGGGTCTCTCGGTACATGTGCTCGGACGTCAGGAGTTCCGAGGCGCTCTCGGAGATGACGAAGGCGTCGTTGCTGTTCAGGCCGTGGTAGGCCATGTAGGCCGTGTGGAGGTTCCGGCCGTTGGCCATCACCCCGCCCTGGGTGAAGTTGCTGTCGGCCAGGACCTGGCCCTTCGTCACCGTATCGCCGGGCTTGAGCGTGACGTCATGGTGGAGTCGGGTCTTGCTGGCCAGTGGGTAGTTGTTGGCGAACTCGTAGGCCACGGGGTCTCCGCCGCTCTTGGGCGCGATGATGATGCGGCCGCGGCTCATGTCGATCTTCTGGACGGTGCCCGCCTCGAGGGCCTTGGGGATGTGCCACTCGGCGAACTTGGCCTCCATGGACGTGCCATCACCGGCGGCCACCTGGACGAGCGGCGCCTGGCGGTGCTTCAGGGGCACCGCCTGGGTCTGATGCTTGCTGCCCATGATGAGGCGGTTGCCCTGGGAGCCCCCCATCATCGGCACGAGCGAGCTCGACGGGGAGTGCTTCGACAGGGTGGACGGCAGCATGAAGGCGACGTCCTTCGACAGGACGTCGCGGACCTGCCCGCCGTCCATCGCCGGGACCCGCGTCTTCTTCAGGTCCGTCCCCTCGAACGCGACCTTGCTCTTGCTCATCGTCGCGGCCGAGACGAGCTCCACCTTCTTCGTGCGGACGTTGATGAGCGGCGTGTACATGTTGCCGCGCTCGTCGACGTGCAGGTAGGACGCCGACCGCAGGTCGACGCCGACCGCGCCCGAGTTCCCGTTCCAGTGGCCGCTGGGCGTACCCCGGCGGACGTACAGGAGCCCTCCCGGTACCGTAGCGCAGTACACCGTGCCGTGATAGTCGAGCGTCGTGAACGCCGCGTTCGCCACGTAGCCGCGACTCCCGTCAGGCCGCGTCATGTGCCTGCGTGTCCGGACCGGTGCTACCTTCGCCTGGATGACCCTGACGTCGTAGACGTCCCGGTACCGCTCCTCCCGGTTGTCGACTTGCGTCGTGATGCTCACGGCGCTCCCGAGGCCTATGGCGAGCGCCTCGACATCCCGTGCGAGCTGGGGACTCACGGTACTGTATACCGCCTCCGTGTAACTGTGCCCGACCTTGCGCTTGGAGTACGTGCGCCCGTCACCGGCCATGAGCGCCGACAGGAGGCGCTCACGGGCAGCGACCGGCCAGGTGAAGACTTCTGACGGGAGGAACTTGTCCACCGACCGGCCGAAGCGGCGGCAGTACTCAGCGAGCTGCTTGGAAGGAATGGAGTACGCGTCGGCGTACTTCGACCACGTCCACGGGAGGGCGTCGAGCAGGGCCTCAATCCGCGAGCACTCGGCGGGGTTGGCGCTCTCACGCTGCGTGATCCTGACCGCGTACCGAGAATCCATCCCCGCACTTTTGTACACCGTGTTGCCCCCGGAGATGTACCACCCGAGGAACTCCGCCCACACTTCGAGGGGGATCGGCGGCGCTGCCTGTGTCGCCAGGCGGCGTGTGCCGAGCGTAGCCCGACTCCCGGCGGCGTCATCCGAGACCAGCGTCTGCGTGACGGCCGGAAGGTGGAACTCCGTAGTCCCGTCCCCCTCCAGCGGCTCGTGTCCGATCTGGTACTGCCACCCCGCGCGCGTGTGTGCTACGTCCGCGGTGACAATGCGCCACGACGCATTGCCGCGCAGGTCCGTGGGCCGAACGTGGAGGCGGTGGTTGGGCGTAACCGCGTACCCGACGCGCCGACTCGTCGTCACGCACAGCAGTTCACCGTCGTAGGGCGCGGAGATCAGGCGCAGGGGCGGATGGAACGCCAGGCGGCCGTCGATGAGGCAGGCGAACTCCGCGTTCTCATCGACGTCAGGCCAGCGCACCCACCCCGCGCGCGTGTAGACCTCCGTCTGGTCGTCGTAGCACTCTGCAGTGCGCACCGGATCGAGCATGCCGAGGTGACTGGCGTGCTGCGACCTCGTGGACTCGGGGACCGAGCGCAGCGAGGAGATGCCGCCCTCGCCGAGGCTGGTGACCTTGACCGCGCCATCGATGAGCTCGACAGGGTTGATCTGGCTGGGGGCCTGCGCCAGGGAGCTCTGGGTGATGAGGCTCCGAAGCGCTCCGGAGAACGGCGCCGAAGGCAGGACGTCCTTCACCTTCGGGTCGGCGGTGCGGTTGAGCTTGAAGCGGCTCCGCAGCAGGACACCCCGAGCGGCATCCTTCTCGATGCGCTCCTTGACGAAGGTGTCCGGGGTGTGCAGCGTCTTGAACTGGAGGTCGTCGCGGTCGTCCTCCTGCTCGGTCTCGTTGTAGACGCCGAGGATCTTCTTGCTGGCGGCCAGCAGGGCCAGGGGCGTCACCGAGGAGACCGCCATGGACAGCGTGGCCTTGGTCACCGCCGGGTCGAGCACGGTGTTGCCATACGCCTCCCGGATGGCCGCCACCATGTCAGCCTCGCTGGGGGCCTTCGAGCGCTTCGACATCGGGACGACCTTGGCGTAGAGCGTCGCCAGGGCGAGGCGCTCCTTGCCGCGGGATGCCGCGCGGTTGGCGTCCGCCAGGTCCTTGCCCCACGCCTGCGCGATGACCGACTCCTGCACGCCGAGTGCGACCAGGATCGGGTACAGGGGCGTCTTGGTCGCCCCGTACTGGATGTGGAAGACGCCGCGCATCGGGTCCATGAACAGGCGGAAGTTCGCCCCGCGCCCCAGGTTGAACGCGCTCTCGAGGTCCCCGTTGCTGCGCATCCGGGTGTACACCCCCGGCTTGACTCGCAACTGACTCGAGAGGGCGTACGGGTTCCCGTCGAGGATGAAGGTGTGGTGGTCCGTCATGAACGGCAGGTGGCCGAGCGTCTTCTTCTGCTCGTCCAGTACCCTGCCGGAGGCCTTGTCGGTGATGCGGACCGTGGCCTTGATGGGCTCGGTCAGCGACTTGCGGGCCAGCACCGCCTCCTTCATGTCCTCGAGGGTGTAGTCGGCCGCGTCGACCCTGACGTCGTGCACGGTGACGTCGTAGTTCGTCCCCTTGATCGGGAAGACGTTGTACATCGAGGCCACGGCCTGCTTGCGGATGGCATCGCGTCGCTCGGACGCCGGGGCCAGCACGGAGCGCAGCCCCTTGATGTCGCTGATCTTACCGTGGAACGCCGGCCCCTCCCCCTCGGGAGTCTCGGCCTGCGTCTCCTGGACAAGCCGTCGCACCTCTTCGGCCAGCTTCGTGAATCCCCAGTCGCCCATCGATGATCTCCCGTGGCAAGAACGCGCTCCTCGCTTACTGTACGTCCTGCCGCTGTCTCAGTCGAGTGGCATAAGGCTTTGACACACCCGGCGAGATGGGACGACAGCATGGGGCTGTCGAACTCGCCGGAGGCCAAGGAGGCCGTCATGATTCTGTACTGCGTCCAGGCCCCGGGCGGCGTCGCGGTGTTCAGCACCCTCGACGCCGCCCAGAAATTCGCCGGCGCCAGACTCGTCTGGCGCCGGTATTGCCCGCCCCGAGCGGGCGGGCCCCACGTGCCTCAAAGGGCCGTGGGCGCCTACGTCGCCGTCAGGAGGCGGGCGGCGTAGGCGGAGGAGAGCGGCGGGGCTTCTGCCCCGTCGCTCTCTTTTAGCAGGTAGTGCCAATCATCGCATCTGGACAGGTATAAGAGTATGAGCGAGGCAATTAGTCTCGCCGCCGTCGACAAGACGCACCCCAGGAGGTCGGTGGAATCTCCTTCCCCGGGACGAGCTCGCGGGGTGCGTCTTCTCGATGGCGACGGTCGTCCGGCCCTGTCAGACGTGGCAGGGCCGACCCCCTCGACGGAGGGGGTGTTGGGCCTCAGGGAGGCCCGAGGCAGGGAAGAGAGGCCCTGTCTCGAAGCGAGCGCTGGACGCTCGGTCCCACTGTCGCCCGACGGGGCGGCGGGGGAAACGCCACCCTCTCCTCCGGGGGGGCGTTTCTTTAGATGAGGCGGCCTCACGGAACAAGGCCCTGATGCGGCCGTCGGCAACACCCCTCGTGTTGGTACAAGCCTCTGAACAGTGACCGCATGCCGCGGTCGCACCTGGCCGAAGGAGGGCCGGGTATGGATAGACCGATCGGTTCGGTAGTGGCCCTCGTGGTAGGGGGCGTCGCCGCGGTTCTCGGCGCCCTCGGGACGGGGATCGTCATCGGTGCTGCGGCCGAGCAGCACCGACAGCGGTCGGCCCTGCGCGCCGCCTCGGCGACGCGCGGGTGGGCGCGCGTCGAGCCCGGCGCGCCGGAGGACGCCGTCCTGGTGTCCGCGGCCGCCGAGGCCGCGCAGGCGGAGCCCACATAGGGCTCTCCGCGCGGGTTCATGAGGGCGCAGTGGCGCCCTCTTTTAGATTGCAATAATGAGGTATAAAGTAGGCATAAGAGATTGTGTGAGGGGTGTAGACTATAGCATGTCCTCTGCTATACCCCCACATTACGCACTGCGCTGGAGCGCCGGAGCTGTTCGCTCCGAGTCGGGTTCGATTCCCGAAGTAGTGCCTGGGTCCTGGACGACATAGGGTCGGCGCCCAGGCGTAAACAAGACCCACCTCGGGGCAGGCCGAGGCAGACAGCGAAGTTACCGCGCTCCCCCTGCCGGGGGCGCGTCACAGGAGGGGCCATGAGCCTGACTCCACGCGCCCGGTGGCCGGCGCGGTAACAAATAACCACCCAGCCCCAGCCATGCCGAGCGTCATGACTGGACCGCTGCCGGCGTACGGCTCCCCCTGTCGGCGATGATGCCACCGACATGAAGGCAACGAGCATCAGAACAGGAGGCATGATGAAACGCATGCCACGCGCCGCCTGCTGGCGCTTAGAAAAATGGCAGGGACTACAAGACGCGTGGACGACACGCGTGGCGTAGAGGGGCTGGCGCCGACACCCCAAGGCAGAAGAGCGCACCCAAACAACCACTGCCCGCGTCGTCCGCGGAGCGTGTGATGGGTGACTCTCTTTTAGATGGCACTGAAAAGTGTCAAATGGCGGGACAAAACTGGCATAAGAGTTTGACTGAAGGACCTAGATGGTCTGGAAGTCCGCCCTGGAGGCGCTCGACATGTCGTCGGGTGCTGGACAGGGTGAAAGGTGGGGCGTCGCTATTCCAGGCGGCGCCCGTATGTCCCTTCGGGGACAGGAGGACACCATGGAAAAGCGAACTGTAGTCGTCGCGGTAGCCGCCGCAACCACCGTCGCCGTCGTCGCCGCAACCACCGTCGCCGTCGTCGCCGTCAGGCGTCGGCGTCGTCGCCTGACGGCGGCGGCGGCGGGGGCGGTGGTTGCGGCTGCGGCCGCAGCCGCAGCCGCCCCCGCCGGCCCCGCCGGCCCGGCGACGACGACGACGACGCCGGCGCCCGCGCCGGTCTAGAAAGAAAAGCACCCCCACCCCCGCCCCTCCGGGGGTGGGGGTGCTTTTCTTTAGGTCCCTTCGCCTCGCTCAGCCCGGGCTCGGCCGAGGGCCTTGCCGCCGAACCAGCCGCCGATGCCTGCGAGGCCACTGGCAGCCAGGCTCGCGAGTTGGCCGCCCACGCCGAGGGCCGTCTCTGGGTTGGTCTCCATGACGGCCTTCGTAGCGTCCGAGGACCAGACCCCTGGGGTGTGGGAGCTCTCCGCCTCGTCCAGGGCGTCCTGGAGCGAGGCCAGGTCAGCGCCCTCGGGAGCGTTCGCGATGGCGGCTCGTGCGGCGTCGACGGCCGCTTCGGTCTGGCGCCGCGAGGTGTTGTAGGCGGCGGACATCGTGCGCCTGTCGCCGTACGTGCCGAGCACAGGGATCTCCGCGCCGTAGTCGCCCAGGTCTGCGCCCAGAGCGCCGGCAGGGAGGCGCTCCCCCTCCCACGGCCTGACGCCGTCGAAGGCGTTCTCGCCCGTCCAGGGCAGGCGGCCGTCGATGTGAGGCCGGTCACCCTGGAGCCGGCCCATGAGGTCGAGCACCGTGTTCCCGGTCACAGGGAGCCTGTCGGTCCGGCCACCGTTCATCTCCAGCTCTTCCGCCACCGAGGGCATCCCGCGCCACGACAGGGGGTGCGACGGGTGAATCGGCGCGTCGAGGAACGCCGGGTCCAGGTGGAGCGCCCGGCCCCGGGCGCCGAGCGGGGCGGCCGCGATGCCCTCTGCGTTCAGCATCAGTCCCTTTGGACGGAGCGCGATGGACTTGAGCACGGCGGGGGCGAAGGCGCCCGCCAGTCCCATGCCGATGCCCGCGCCGAGCATGCCCTGGGCTCGGTACTGGGGCGGGGCGTTGGGGTCCTCACTGCTGGCCACGCCAGCTCCGAGGCCGAGGCTGGCGACGCTGAGGGCGGCGCCGGGGGCGGCGCGGAGCAGGGAGTAGCCGAGGCTGTTGGAGTTGACGAGGTCGCTGTCCATCAGGCGCGCGGCCATCTCGGGGATGCCCGCGACCTTGAAGGCGGCTTTGACGCCGCGGGAGCGCGGCTTGGAGTCGAGTGCGTTCATGAAGTCCTCGTTGAAGGTGGCCTTCTCCTGGGCGCGAGTGGCGATGTACTCGTCCATGGACGTGGGGCGGCCTGAGATGCGGTGGCGCCACGAGTCGGGGTAGACCGACCGATACTGGCGGACGATGACAGAGCGCTCGTCCTCGGGGAGGTGATCGTGGGACTTGTAGCGGATGGCGCGGCCGATGGCCTGGTTGGTGACCTCGGGGTTCCAGTGACTCTCGAGCACCGCCATCATCTTGGTGCCCTTCAGGTCGAGACCCTCGCCACCCGCCGGGCTGAGCCCGAGGACGGGGGCCTCGCCGGAGTGGTAGCGCGCGAGGACCCTCTGGCGCTCCTTCTGGGACACCGAGCCCTCGTACAGGCCGGAGGCCGTCTCGGTGGCGCGCAGCACGGGGCGCGTACCCGCATCGAGGAAGTTGCTGTAGACGACGGCGCGGAAGTTGGGGTCGTCCTTCGCCAGTGCCGCCAGGTCGTCCGCGACGCGCTGGAGCTTCGGCGACATCGAGGGCAGGTCCTGGCCCTCGCGGACGTCGACGTACGGCTCGGTGGCGTTCATGACCTGACGCGCCGCGGTCTGGAAGGCGTTGAGGTCCTTGAGCTCCTTCTTGCTCGGCGGGAGGTTCTGCCGGATCTTGTACGCCAGCGCCGGGCTCGTGTTGATGATGCCCTCGTAGACGTCCTTCTGGTGGGCCGACATGGGCACTTCGACGACCTCGTCGACGCGACCAGGCAGCGACTTCCGGTACGCGTCGCTGCCCGTGTACCTGTCGACGAAGGGGGCGAGCTTGTCGTGCAGGCCCTTGCGGTTGATGATGACCGGCACATAGCCCGACTCGGCGCCGAGCAGTCGGCCCGCGAGGCCAGGCTTCACCTCGATCTCGCCGATGTGATCCCTCTTGAACTTAGCCTGCGAGATGACGCTCTTGCCGGCGACGAGGTTGATCAGGGGTACGGACTCGAGCGGCGTGTTCGAGGCGAGCGAGGCCGTCATCCCTACCATGCGCGGGATGCGCTTGCGGGCCATCTCGATGGCGTCCCGGTTCTTACCCGGATTGCGCAGGCGGTGGACCTCATCGACGATCAGGACGGACGGCTCCTTGTCGAGATAGGACTCGGGGTCCGCCCTGAACTTGTCGTAGGAGACGATGTCGTAGTCGCCGTGTCGGTCCTCGGTGACGAACTTCTGCAACTGGTCCCGGTAGTTCGCCTGCAGCGACGCTGGCACGACGACGAGGGCGCGGCCGCCGACATCCTCCGCCAGCGCCATCGACGTCAAGGTCTTGCCGGAGCCCAGGCCGTGGTTGATCAGCAAGCCAGGCTTGGCGCGAAACCGCGTGCGTGCCGACTCCTGGTGCGGCTGAAGAACGACGTCGGGTTTCAGTGCCATCGTGACCTGCCTCTCCTCAGACGTCGTCCAGACCCTTGGGCCGTTTCGCCGTTTGGACCTCCCACTCGACCCAGCAGATCGTGACGATCGCACGGCCGTCAGGGGTGGTGTGTAGGGTCTGGCTGTCGAGGAACTTGCCCTGGCCGCGCATGCAGTCCGTCAGGATGTTCTCCAGGTCCTCGCGCTCCTCCTCGTCGTCCAGGTCGAAGCGCCGGAAGCGCACCTTGGACGTCTTCGGGTCGAACCCGGGTCCGACTGGAGCCGAGGGCGCCCCGTCGGAGAAGAGCCTGGCCAGCGGGTGGTCCGGAGGAATGGACGGGTTGCCGTTGTAGCCGGCGGTCGCCATGTGCTCGGACCACTTGAAGGACTCGTTGAACCGGTGGTGGTTGCTGCTCATTGCGCCACGGCCTCCTGTTTCACCTGGCTACTGACCTGCTGCTTCGCCGCGCGGTCCTGCTCCTGGAGCATCTCGGTCACCAGGGAGTAGAGCACGAGGGACTGGCCGCGCAAGCCGTACATCTGGCTCTGGCGGTCACCCTCCTCCATGGCCAGGAGCTGCGGGACCATCTGCTGTGCCATGGTGATGAAGGCGTCCTCGGGAGGCAACGCCTGGCCCTGGCCAGCCTGCTGCTGGGCCATCTGCGAGGCCTCATCCCGGGTCTGCTGCAGCAGCGTCCCCGTCGTCTCCTGCTGCTTCTGGGCCATGCGCGTCTGCAGCGCCATGTCGTCGATCTGCTCCTGGACCTTGCGCTCGCCCTCGCGCTTGAGGTCCAGGTCGAAGAGCTCCGCCACCGTGCCCTTCGACATGAGCTGGTACTGGGCGTCCGCCTGCAACAGCATGCCCTTCTGCGCCACGTCGTCGACGAAGCGGAAGCTCTTCAGGTCCACCCCGACGTGCCCCCACCCCATGTGCCGACGGCACCGATCCGTGACCCACTTCGCCAGGCGGATCAGATCCCGGCGGTCGTTCAGGAGCTGGTTCTCGAGCATCCGCAGCGTCACCGACGACCCGGTGAACTGCAGGCCGCCGTAGACGAACTCGCGCGGGATGCCAATGCCCGCCATGATGTTGTTCTCCGCCTGCTCCACCTCCGGGGTCGCTAGCAGGGAGCGGGCCTGGCCGCCCATCTGGGTGACCAGTAGAGGGACGGGAGCGAACATCATGTGGAGCGGGTCCCGGCGCCACTTGCGGACCTCGCTCATCGTGTTCTCTTTCCAGTTCGTGATGTTCAAGTACTGGATGAGAGAGCCGCCGCCGCCACCGACGTCAGGGGACAGGACCCGGAATGGCACCGTGTACTCGAGCGCGATGGCCTCGTTCGCCTTGCGGAGCACGCCGGCGTAGAAGAAGTCCTTCATCACGCTGGCCAGCGGCGGGATGCCCCACTGGGACTGCATCCCCGACGGGCCCTCCTCCTTGAGCTGGAAGATGGCGCCGGGGGCGAACTCGAACACCTGGTTCAAGCTCACCGCGCGCAGGAAGCCGATCGGCAACTGCGAGATGAACCACTGGTTGTTGCGCTCGACTTCGGTCCGGACCGAGGTAGGAATGTTGTAGAAGAACCTGCTCTTTCCAGACACCGGGTTGTACTCGATGTCCATCAGCTTCGGGTCCCACGCGATGACCCGGATGGCGCTCTTGTCGTAGCTCTTGCGCTCGACGATGGACTCGGCTGGGTGCTTGGTGTTCTTGCCGCACTTCGGGCAGATGACCGCGAACGTCATCTTCTTGCCGTCGTACTCGAAGTCCAGCTTCGTCAGGTCGAACTCCGTAGAGCACCCCGCGCAGGCAATCATCTTCTTGCTCGGGAAGAACATCGAGTAGAAGCCGTTGCCGTAGATCACGCGGTCGCGCGCCGCGGTCTTTAACGCACTCATGATGCCGACGTGCTCGAGCAGCAGGTTCTCGTACTGCTCCTGCTCGCGCTCGTTGTCCGTCGAGAAGATCACCTCGGTGATGACGTAGTCCGCCAGGCGCTGAGCGGCGCGGAAGATCTGAGGGCTCCGGTAGTAGAGGTATTCACACCACCGGAACAGGTCCTTGAGCTTCCTCGGCATGAAGCCCGTCAGGAAGTCGTACATGGGGTGGGTGTGCGCGTTACTCCGACCCATCAGGTCGAGGGGGTCGCTGAGGCTCATGCACGCGCTCCTTTCAAAATCGCACCGGGGTTGTTTGCGCTGCCTGGACACCTCGCATAGCAAGGCGTACAGTCTGCATCAGGCAACGCCAGCATGGCCCAGAGGGAGGCAGTATGCAAGCAGCAGCGGTGGTCACCAGGGAGGTCCTGGCCGACCTTTTGGAGTTCGCGTTCAGAGCGAAGTACGGGATTGAGGTCGATCTGCACGCCGACGGCGCGCTCGAGCAGAGCGCCGACGGGGTGGCATTCATCATCTGGTTCGACATGACGCAGGCCGCTCGGATGGCCTCAGCGCTGGAGGAGCCGAAGGTGGCGGCGGTGCCGGAGCCGGCACCGGTCTCCCGCGTCGTATCGGCTCCGGTGCCCGATGCGGTCGCCCGCCTGGCGGCGGCCGCAGGGGCCACCTCGGCGTTTGATGAGGCCGTCGTGGTCCCGGCGGTGCGCAAGGCCGTTGCGGCCAACGGCCAGGACGAGCTCGATCGCAAGGGCCGGTGGATCATCCCTGGGGACAACGAGCCCTTCATCGAGTCGACCATCCGCGACACCGACGAGGCCAAGGCCCTGCGGGCGTTCACCTTGTCCTCCCTCAAGGAGGGGACGGGCGCCGACGGCTTCGACATGGACGTGGGTACGTTCGCGGCGGCCGCTGACGAGCGCAAGGCGTACCTGAAGAAGCTCGAGAGGTTCCGCATGACCCTCGGGCTTCCGAAGGAACCGTCGCCGGGCGAAGAGGACGCGGACTACGTCGAGGACCCGAACGTCTCCGGCCAGGAGGAGGGGGGGACATGGGGGTGACGGACTTCGACGCCGAGGTGGCCAACTGGTACCGGTCTGGGGTCGGCGCGTACAAGATCGCCGCCCGATTCGGCGTGTCCAAGGCGTCCGTCTACCGGGTCCTGCGCGCCATGGGCGTGACCGTGCGGTCACAGCCCGAGGCGGCGCGATCGCTGCGGCGCGACCTGTCCCAGGAGCGCTTTGGGAGGCTCCGACCGATGCGCCGGGTCGCCGGCCGCAGCCGGAGCCAGTGGGTGTGCCAATGCGACTGCGGGCAGACCGTGACCGCTTTCCAAACCAATCTCGTCACCGGCGCCACCCGCTCCTGCGGGTGCGCTCGGCGACAACACCAGGAGTCCTCCCATGATGGAGAAGTACGGAGTGGACACCCATGACGGCAACGACAAGAAGGCGGGAGCGCCCGGGGCGTGCCCCGTGTGCGGCGGAGAGGTCACCCGCACGGGTCCGGTACAGCGCTGCGAGCGGTGTGGTAGCGCACCGTTTGAGCGTCGTGGCGGCGGTGATGGTGGCCGCGCTGTCCCTGCTCCCCGCGACAAGCCGCCCGGCCGCTGACGGGCTCCACGTCTCCCTGCCGAGGGACCTGTCGGAGGCAGGGCCGCCGGTGTTCTCGGCGTGCACGCGCGGGGGGCGGGAGTTCGCCTGCTTCGACCTGGAGAACACGCGCCTGGTGTTGCAGCTCTTCGACGGCTACGTGGACCTCTACGGCCGGCTCAGGCTCTTGACGGGGGTCGCCCTGTCGATCGACGAGGACCGACTGCGTCTCCGTGAGACGCTGTCCAAGACGGTGGCACAAGTGGATAACGCCTCGCACACCGCCACCGAGTTGGCCTCAGCCCTCCGACTGTGCGCGGCGAGCCTGACAGAGGCGGGGCGTTCCCCGGCGTGGGCGGAGACGGTGTTCTTTGGCACTGGCGTGATCGTCGGGATGGTTGGAACGGCGCTCGTCGCGTACCTCATTACGAGGTGATCGTCAATGGACGGTCGGGAACCGGGGGCGCAGGCGCGCCCCGATCGAGACTCCGTCGCCTGGCGACGGCACTACGGCCTGGCAGCTTCGGTCTTCGGACACGGGGATGAAGCCAGGGCGGTGGCCGACGGCCTGTACGGCGGCCCTGATGCGGAGACCTACGTGGCCTCCGGCCCTACGCCCGAGCTCGTCTGGGCGTCCGCTTCGGCGGTACTGGTCTCCCTGGCTGCGGCCTACGCCCTGTGGCAGCAGCAGCAGCGTCCGGACGTCTCTGTCCTGGACCTGCTCAAGGACCTCTCCGGGCTCCACCCGGACCGGTCTCCCCTGACGCAGCTCCTGCTCGAGGTGTTGCGCGCCGTGCCCCGGCGTTGGGCACGCGTGGCCGCCGCGGCCGTCGAACTCCTCTTCCGCGGCGTCGACGGTGTCATTGGCGGGCTCGACCCGCTCGAACTCGGTCTGTCCTTCGTGCGCGCCATTCAGGAGGTGGTCGCCAGGACGTTGGGCTGAGCCGTACTACCCTGCCGACCTCCCGGGGGCGGCTTCCCATAAAACCGGAGTGGACGTGGAAGACAACAAGCGGACACTGGACGCCCGCAGCATCTGGGCGCAGACGTCGTCTCATCTCTGGGGCCAGATGCTCCAGCACTTCGCGGCCGAGGGCCGTTGGCGCCGCGTCGGGGGGAAGGTGGTCGGCCTGTGCCCCTACCACCAGGAGGTCGACCCCGGCGCGTTCGCCATCCACCCCGACAAGGGGTTTGCCAAGTGCCTGAGCGCCCGGTGCCAGGCGTACGAGAGCGACCCCGTGGCGCTGTTCGCGCAGGTCATGTCGCTGCCCTACATGGAGGCCCTGCGCGTCGGCTTCATCGAGTACGCCGCGCTGAAGTTGAACCAGAGGGTGGTCGCGGACATCCAGACGGACAAGAACGAGCAGGCCATGAAGGAGGCGCTCATGTCCGCCGCGGTCAAGACGTTGACGAACGCCGTCAACCACCCCTCCGACAAGGAGTACGCCTACTGCTCCAAGGCCGTGCGCTGGCTGACGGAGCGCGGCGTGGACATGAGCCAGCTCGGGAGGCTCCCCCTCGGCGTCCTGCCGACCCGCCGGCACCTCGAGAGCGCCATCGAGGACAAGGACATGCGCGCTCGGGTGCGCGCCTACGTCAACGACCGGCAGGGCAAGGAGGAGAAGGCCGACCTGCTCCCAGCCAACCCCGCCGACGTCAACCAGTACGTCGGCGGCGTCGTCTTCCCCTACCACAAGGGCTTCGGGCAGATCGCCCGGTTCAAGCTCAAGAGCCTGGAGGAGGGCGTGGAGCCCATCTGGATAGGACCTCCGACCGACGGTCACGGCGCCTTCGGCATGGGGCTCTACCGCGCCGTCTGGGGCTCGAAGCTCGCGGAGAACTGCTGGGCGGTCGAGGGCGAGATGGACACCATCTCGAGCTACCAGGCGCTGCTCGGCGCGCACGGCGTCACGGACATGGCCATCATCGGCCTGTCCGGGAGCGGGATGCCGAACCTTGGGTTCCTGGCGGGGCACGGTGTCAAGCGACTCGTCGTCGTGCCGGACTACGACGACGGCGGGACCGGGTTCGCGCGCCTGGCGCTGGAGCGGGCCCGCGGGCTCAAGGCGGGCGTCTTCGCATGGCACCGAAGCCCCTTCCTCGACCAGCCGGGCGTCGACCCGGACGACGTCATCCACAAGCTGCAGCGTGGGACGACGTTCCTGTCGGCGATCGCGGACACGGCGCTGTTGACGGACAGGGCGCAGTGGGTCTTCGAAGCCATCTCGATGGACCTGGGCAGGATCAACAGCGATGCCCGGCACGACGTCGAGGAGATCCAGGAGGTACTGGTTCGGTACCACGACACCATGCGGTCGCAAGCGGTGCGAGACACGGTCTTCGAGCTCCTGCGCAAGGACGGGCTGGTGCCCGAGCCGCTGCTCAAGAGCAACAAGGCCGCTCGGGCGTCGGAGGCGGAGTTCCTCGAGCTCGTCCGGGCCCAGCTTGAGGCCATCCTGACGCCCGTGGCATACGACGGCCCCAAGGGCTACCTGTACGCCAAGAAGACCGGCGCGCTGGTGGAGGTGCTACTGACGCGGCGCGTGGACTGCGTCACGACCCTGGCGCAGCAGGCGCTGAACATGACCCCCTTCGAGTGGCTGCGGGACATCATCGGGGTGCCGCAGTGGTTCAGCCACGTCACCAAACCCGACGGCACCGAGGCCAACCGGCCCGTCATGCAGCAGACCCTCAAGGCGGACGAGTACGTCTATGAGGCCACCAAGCAGATGTGCGCCCGCGCGCCGGACCTGTCGACGATGGAGCTCAAGGCGCAGGGCCTGCACTTCGTCGACCTCCGGCGCACCGACCCGACGGTGCCGGAGGACGAGCGCTTCAGGGTGCTGCTCGTCAACGGCAAGAGGGTGTACCACGCTGTTCTCGAGCCTGAGGACGACCTGCTCGTCTACGAGGAGCTGGACCAGCCCATCATCGGCAACATCCTGTGCCAGCCCTCTGGGGAGCCGTGGGACCCGTTCATCAACCTCAAGGCCCTGAACGAGCCCACGATGGTGACCCTGAAGGAGGTCTTCGACCGCATCCTGGCGCTGCTGATCGCAGGCTGGAGCTTCTCCGCCGTCCCTGAGCACCACCGCCTGATGGCGACGTACCTGTCGGCCTACATCATGTACGCCGGCATCGCGTCGCTCTTCGACACCAAGGCGCAGGTCTACCTGAACGGGCCGCCGCAGTGCGGCAAGAGCTCGTTCCTGATGGGGCTTCTGTGCGGCGTCCAGCAACCGCTCGTCCGCCTCGTCTACGCCTCCAGGGGCTGGGAGGACTGGTCGGCCGCCGGCATCATGCAGGCCCACAACCGGTCGACGCTACTGGCGTGCCTGGACGAGTTCGAGAGCCCCGAGCGCAGCCAGGGGTCGCGCAAGGCCAAGGAGTCTCAGCTCCTGCTCGAGTACCTGCGCGGCAACATCAACCGCGGTGTTGAAGGCGTCCGCGGTACGAGCGGCGGGTCGGCCCAGACTCGCAAGATCGACATGCCCGTGGCCGGGGCGGGCGTCCACCCGTTCACCGAGGAGGTAGACTTCTCGCGGTGGGACATCCACCAGTTCAAGAAGAAGGTCGGGGAGTGCCCGGCGCCCTGGCAGGTGATCCTGAACATGATCGGAGAGACCGGGGTGCGCGCGCTGGCGCGGGACATCTCGCTGACGACGCGACAGATGCTCCCGGAGCTCTACCGCAACTACCACGAGCTCCGGGCGGCGCGGTTCTTCCAGACGGGCTTCCCTCCGGGCATCGAGCCGCGGTACGTGGACTGCCTGATGCCCATCCTGGCCGTGCTGAAGGCGTCTGGGGTGAACGTTGAGGCGTTCTTCACCGAGTACCTGGCGTACAAGTCGACGCTGCGTGCTCAGTACGTCGCGCCGGACTCCGACAAGCTGCTCGACGACATCCTGTACACGGCAGCCATCCGCCTGTCGCTCGACCTCAACCCGGGCTCCAAGCGCACCCTGGCCTCCGTACTGTCGGACCCCGGCCGGCGCGAGGACCTCAACACGACGTCCTGCGGCGTGTACTACCTGCGCAGCCACGAAGTGGTGGTGTTCCACTGCGCGCAGGTCCTGGCCAACCTGCTCCAGGAGTCCGCCCGGCATCGCGGGGCTCAGGACGCCAAGAGCCTGCGGATCCGCCTCGAGCAGAACGAGACCTTCATGACCCTCGAGGAGATGAAGCGTCTGAAGCTCGCGGCGGCGGTTCGACCCCTGGTGGGGGTCGGCCGCGTGACGTACAACGACATCGTTGCGGCGAAGCTCTCTGACCTCATCGGGTCGGAGGCTTTCATTTCCGGAGGCGAGCCGGATGACCTCGCCCATGCCACTGACTCAACCGAAGAGGGCGAGTACAGCGGCCTCCCCATGTAACGGAGGGCCTGTGGAAACCGACCGGAAGTTGATCTGGAAACTTCGGGACAAGGGTCAGCCCTGCGCGGGCTGCCCCCACGAGAGCGAGGTCTGCCTGCTCAAGGCCGAGCCCTCGCTCGACGACGTGCGCTACAACCTCGTCTTCCTGTTCGAGAAGCCGACCGAGGACGGGATGTGGCGCGGCCGCGCCATCGACTCGAAGATGGCCCAGATGCTCGTCATGCTGACGGGGGCGATCGACAAGACCATGTCGAAACCCCTGCAATACAGCGTGGTGTTCGCCGTGGGCCGCGCGAGCATGAAGGCGCCGCTGGCCAAGGCCGTCGACCACTGCGCGCCCTACGCGGTGGAGCGCCTCGTGGACCTGTACGAGCGCAAGACACAGCTCTGGGGGCACGACGTCCCGCACGTCGTGGTCGCCTTCGGTGCTCCGACGTGGCGCACCCTGGGGCTGTCCGCGCGAGCGGGCAAGAACGCCCGCGGCAAGACGTTCTTCGCCAACATCCGCGGGGCCAGGTACACCGTCGTGCCGGCCCACAGCCTCCGGCACCTGCACGGCCAGGCGGGCATCCTCGACCACATGTGCGCCGACGTCCGTCGGGCCGTGGGCATCCTCTTCGACTCGTTCACGCCAAAACGCATCGAGGACATCTCCGCCGACTACCTGCTGCCTACGACCGAGGAAGGCGTCGAGGCCGCGGTCAAGACGGCCATGTCGTACACCGAGGGTGGCTACAAGCCCTCGAAGTGGCCGATAGCGCTGGACTTCGAGACCAACTCGTTGAACATGTACCTGCCAGGGAGCAAGCCCATCGCTGTCTCGGCCGCATGGGCTCCTGGCAAGAGCGCCGGGTGGCTGCTCGACCACCGCGAATCCGCCATGGACCGGGCTCGGGTGTGGGCCGCGACCATCGCGCTGCTGACCAGCCCGAACCCGAAGATCTGGCACCACCGCAAGTTCGACCTGTCGGTGGAGTTCAAGATGCAGGAGATGCTGGGTGCCGACCCGGCGTTCGCCGCATCCGTGGCGGGGTGGCTCGAGGGCGCTACCTACGCGGCGTTCCCGACGGCCGCTGCGGCCGCGGAGGCGCTACGGGCCGGCCGGGCGGTGCTCGGCGTCAAGAACGACCACGCGTGGTGGGACACCCTGCTGGCCGAGCACCACATCGAGGAGGGCGCCCAGGGCCTGTACGGCCTCAAGCCCCTGGCGTTCAAGTACGCCCCGGAGTACGGGGGGTACGAGGCGCAGTTGCAGAAGGTGCTTCTCGGGCTGCAGCGCGACCTCATCGAGCGGGCGGCTGAGTTTGTCGACTACCCGACGGCGCGAACGCGGGGTCTGACCGTGGACCTCGACAAGGCCGCCGACCTCTATAGCCTCGAGGACCTGTACGTCAGGACGTGCTTCGAGCACGCGCTGCAACCGAAGGCCTCGGAGAAGAAGGAGGAACTGGCGAAGGAGAAGACCCGATTGCGGTCGAAGATCAAGAACAGGTACAAGCACGTCAGCGACGGGGAGGCGCCTCCTACGCCGAAGGTCGACGTCATGACCAGCCTGGAGGGCGTCTCCTCGTACGAGGACCTCCCCGTCGACGTCCTCATCCCCTACGCGGCCGTCGACACCGACCTGACGCGGATCGTCTGCCAGGCGCAGCACACAGCCCTGCGCGAGCAGACGAAGGCGTGCCGCGACCAGCACGACACGCTCAAGGACTGCCAGAACATGCTGCGCACCGTCTACATGCCTGGCGTCAAGGCCCTGGCCCGGGCGGAGTACAAGGGCATCGGCGTCGACACGGAGTTGCTGGCGACCTACAAGGAGGAGGCGCAGGCCCTGTACGACGCCACCCTCGAGCGCATGCACAGTCTGGCGTGCACGAGCTTCAACCCGAACTCCCACAAGGATCTGATGCACGTCTTCACCGAGGTGCTGGAGGTGCCCTGGGCAGCGGTGAGCAAGACGCCGTCCGGGCTGATGTCGACGTCGGCGGCCGACATGGCCAAGATCGGCCGGATGATGCCCGGTACCCCGGCCGACCTGATGGCGCACCTGCTGCTCCTGTTCCGAAGCGCCAAGACGACGCTGTCGACCTACCTCTCGGGCATCGAGCTCGCCATCATCAACGACGGCCGCATCCACGCCTACTTCGGCCAGCACACGACCGTCACGGGCCGCCTGTCCGTGTCGGGCCCGTCCCTGCAGAACTACCCGGTCTACATGTGCCGGAAGAACTGGTGGGTCCCCTCGACGGCCATCGTCGAGCACTCTGTCTTCACGGTCTCGGAGGACGGCAGGCCCGTCTGCCTGTTCCGTGTGGGCGGTGAGACCTTCCTCATCCAGGCGTCGTGCAAGGAGGCGCTCCTGGCGCAGTCGAAGTGGAAGGTGGAGTCGTTCGAGGGGTTCGCCATCAAGCGCCTGCTCATCCCCGACCCGGGCATGGCGTTCTTCAACGGCGACATCAGCTCGGCCGAGGTTCGCATCCTGTGCGGGTACATGGGCAACGACCCACTGGTGAAGGCCATGCGTGATGGCCTGAACGCGCCCTCCTACGTGGCCGCCCGCGTGTTCGGCAAGAAGTACCTCGAGCAGTACGTGCCCGAGGCGAGGGGCTTGTCGCCTTCGCTGCAGACGGAGGCGGTCTACGCCTTCATCGAGGCGAACAAGGACACCAACTATCAGGTGGGCAAGGACAGGACGGCGTGCAAGCGCGTCCTGTACGGCACCATCTACGGTGCCGGGGACGAGCAGAACGCGTCGCAGATGTTCGGCTTCCTCGCGGACGAGGGCACACCGGAGCGCGAGTCTCAGGTCGCCGAGGCTGCCTCGGTGCGCGCGGATCTGTTCGCCGCATTTCCGCGCGTCCCGGTCTACATCAAGACCACGGAGAAGCAGGCCGGAGCCTTCGGACGTGTCCGGACCAACTTCGGTCGGTACCGGCGCTTCCCGTTCATCGGCTACGACCGGCGCAAGACCGGCAAGGCGCACCGTGAGGCGGTGAACTTCCGCATCCAGGCCGAGGCGTCCGACGCTGTCGTCGTTGCGGCCGCAGCGATGCAGGAGGAGATCGCGGCCCTGGGCGGGGACGTGCTGCTGCTGGTCCACGACGCCATCGCGGGCCAGATCCCCTTCGCGCAGGTACCTGCGCTCGGCCCTCTGTTCGACCGGAACGTCCTTGACGTCGTCTCCGAGGCGTGCCCGTGGGTCCCGGTCCCCTACGCCTACGACCTCGGCGTGGGCACGACGTACAAGACCATGGTCGACTGGGGCCAGCTCACGCGCGGCGAGTTGAGCAAGCCCGCCGACCTCGAGATCGCGGAGGCGCTCGGGTATGGACACTGAGAACGTGGCGGTGCACGCCATCTCCATGCCGAACCAGGTGTTCCTGGTCGGCGGCCTCGGGCCAGGGTCGCCCACGCCGTGGCTGGCGCTGACCGCGCCGAGGGTGATGGTGCCGGACCTGGAGGGGCGGTACACGGCCTACGCCATTGAAGGCATCGAGGAGGTGCTCCGCGTCCACCCGGGCGCGGCCTGGGCCGGGCTGTCCGGGGAGCCCGGGTGCGCGCTCCTCGAGGCGTGGCGTACGGCCGTGGGAGACGTTGACGTCCCACCGGGCGACCTCGACCCCTCCGCCCCCGGGACGTGCGTGGCCCTGCCGTCGCTCAACTTGACCTCGGGGTCACTGCTGGTGGGCACGTGGGGCACGACCGACGAGCAGCGCGCCGAGGGCCTCATCGCGCTGACCGACGTCCTGACGGTGGCGCCGCTGCCTGGCGAAGAGCGCCGGTGGCGCTGCTCGTCGGTGCCAGGCCTGCGAGGGAGGGGCGTCTCCGTCCCATTCAAGAATGTGCTCGGGTACGCCCGGCCGGACGCCCGAGTGCTCCGGCTGTACGAGGCGACCTTGAGCTGACGCATGCCCCCCGGAGCGCCAGACCGTCATGGCTGACAGGTCGTTGCTCTGCGTCTCCGGGGGGTATTTTTAGCTGGCCCTCGACACCAGCAGGAGCTGCGTGGTGGCGTTGATCGTCGAGACCGTCACGCGGATCGCTGTGACGACGACCTCATCGATGAGGACCACCGTATCCTCGGCCAGCGCGGCGGAGTTGTAGGTCCTCCAAGCGGTGTCACCGAACACCTGGATGTCGACGACGAAGGTGTCGCCAGACGTGCCCTGCAGTTGCACCTGGTGCTTGCTGTACTGGTCGTCGAGAGCCCTCCCGACGGTGGCCTGCGTGAGTGTGAAGACGCCGTCAGGAGTCGTGTCCGTGAATGCGGCGGACGCCTGGGTGAAGACCTTCTGGAAGTGCATGGGCATGAGGTGTCTCCGTGCGTAGGCTACTGGACGACGTCCTCGTCGTCCTTGCCCGTGTCGTAGAAAGCGAACTCGCCACGGCCTGCCCGAGTCCCGAGCCAGCCGAAGACCATGGCGTGGAAGTAGTCGTCGAGGCGGTCGATGGGCTTGTTCCAGATGCGACGGCCGTTTCCATTCTGCGTGACCATCTCGTACAGCGCCAGCACATGCCGGAAGAACTGCTCGCTCTGCTGCTCGGTGGGGAAGTACACCAGTGGCAGGGAGAGCTGCAGCATCATGCTGTCGATCGCCGTGGTCCTGTCGACGTAGAACCGGTCGGGGCCCTTCTGGACCTGCTCCTTGAAGGACCCGTACTGGAACTGCAGGACCCGCCCCCTGCCGATCTTGCGCGCGAGCAGGGGGTTGGCGACGCCGCCGTTGCCCGCGTCCGCCCCGACGAGCTTGACCTGGAAGAGCATGCAGACGCGCGCGATGTCGTCGACCGCCTCAATGGGGTTGCCGGGCGGATAGAGCCTGAAGAACAGCGTCTTGAGCTTGTTGTTGGGCAGCACGCCCCAGACCCACAGGCACGTCGTGCTGCGACCAGCGTTGCCCTCTCCGCTCCAATCGATACCTGCGTAGACCTCGCGTCGGCCGCGGATGTCCGTGATGATGTCCTCGAAGATGCTCGGGTCTGGCGGCTCGCTGCACACGTAGGCGCGACAGCGCGCTCGCAGGTCATCCTCGCTCAACATGCGGGCGCCGAGCGCCACGCTCACGCCGAGGACCTCGTTGCTGAGCTCCGCGTCGCCGAAGGTGGACTTCTTGTGGAGGATACGCGCCCACCGCGTCGGGTTCTCCAGGTTGCGGGGCAGGATGACCTGCGGGACGTGGTAGCCCTCGGGCTGCAAGGACGTGTCGCCGTGGGACCGGTCCCGGAGGTTCATCGGGTGCCAGTGGCCCTCGCGGGGGTTGAGCAGTCCACGGCACCCCCTCTTGAGGCACCTCAGGCCTTGGAGGTCGATGGACTCGGCGCGCGTGATGAACTGCCAGGAGCCGCAGGCCGGGCACTTCATCACCCACTCGCGCTGGGTGCTCGACTCGTACAGGCCCTGGATGGCGTTGTCGCGGGTCTTCGGGGTGCCTGAGTACGTCAGGTAGCCATACTCGGAGTTGGCCACGGCCTCGGAGACAACGGGCTCGACCTCGTCGAGGACGATGTCCTGCGCCTCGTCGTAATTGACGCGGTCGGCGGAGTTACCTCGGGCTCGGTCGCCGTCGTCCGAGGCGTAGGTCGAGATGACGTAGGACTCGTTCGTGAACTCCTTGCGCCAGATGCCCTGGGCCAGCGCGGGGGCCGTGAAGTTGTCCCGAACGTACGGACTCTGGCGCACGAGCCTGCCGAGACGCATCGCGGACCACACCGTGGTCTGCGCCTTCGACGGGCTGAGGTAGAGGACGCCCCAGTACGGTCGCGAGATGAGCTCGTTCAACGCCAGGATGGCCAGGATGGTCGACTTGCTGATCTGGCGCGCCGTGAGCAGCACGAGCTGCTGGGCCCGCCGGTTCAGGACGTCCGCGACGAAGGGGTAGTCCTTGAGCGAGTAGGGGCCTGCACCGAGCTTGTAGACCCGCTGGGCGAACTGCGCGTGCGTGAGCCTGACCTGCCGCGCTCGCCCCTTTTCGGTGGGCACCTGACCTCGCATCAACACCTCCTCGACCCCTGCGTCGCTACCGGAGCATACACGCAAGCGCGTCCTGGCGGCAATCCGCTGCGAGGAACGCGGGTATAAGCCGAAGCCTCGTCCGTCGCATGCTGCGGTGGACGCGCCCCATGGAGGTCCGTATGATCGAAGATGGGCACCCCGACCTGGGATGCCCTGAACTGAAGTTCCTGCCCCGCGGAGACGCGGGTGCCTTCACGCAGATGATGGGGGAGGCCATGCTGGCCCTGCCCGCGCTGCGACCCACCTGGGCGTCCTGGGGCCCGCTCGAGAGAGCGTGGACCACCGGGCTCTACGCCCTGATGGACAAGACCATCGCCGCCCGAGGGAGCGCAACGACGCTCCGCGGGGGCATCCGGCTCTTCGCCGGCGAGACCGCGAATCCGGTCGGGACCGGGAACGGCAAGGTCGCCGGCCCATCCACGTACCGGCCCGTAGGGGCGACCTGCCCCGCCTGCCCCTACCTCAAGGGCTGCTACGCTTCGGGCGGCAACGTCCGGATGCACAGCGTCAGGGCGACAGAATCCGTCGCCGCGTCCCTGGCGTCCGTCGTCGTCGGCGTCTTCATGGCGCGCAAGGCCCGGTCTCTGGTGCGCTTGCACACCTCTGGGGACTTCTACCGAGACGGCGAGCTCGACACCGTCTACCTCCGAGGGCTCGAGCACCTCGGCCTCCTGACGGGTGCTGACCCGTCCCCCATCCGCACACGGCGCGTGGCCGGTGCATGGGCCTGGACCTATACGCATGTCGAGGTGGCCGAGTTCGAGCCGTGGCGGCCGCGCCTTGAGGCTGCGGGCATCGTGGTGAACTACTCCGACCTGCTGGACTCTGGCGGCGCCGTCGTGTGGCCCCACGACCAGCTCGAGGCCCTGACCGAACTGCTGCCCGAGGGCGTCACGGCGCTGGCGTGCCCTGCCCAGACCATCGGGCTGTCCTGCAACACCTGCGGAGCGTGCAACCGATTGCGCTCCGCTCGACGGGTCGTCGTCTTCGACCCCCACGGCAGCGGCCAGGCGGCTGCGGAAGCAGCCTCGCTGGCGCTGCACGGCTGCACCCCGGCGTGAGCTAAAGAGAGGCCCCTGCGGGGCTCAGCCCCGCAGAGGCGTCTCAGGCCGGCCCCCGTCACGGGGGCCTTCTTTAGGTCTGGCGGGGGCTACCACCCCTCGGGCCAGGGTATGCCCGCCCGCCGAAAGGCCCCGCGGGCGGAGACGCTGACCCAGCGGTGCTCCTGGGTCCGGTAGAACCACCCGCCCTCCTGGCCCACGCGGTAGCCCCACCCGACGAAGGACCCTGGCTCTGTCAGCCGGGCGTGCTTCAGCCCGCGGGCGAGGCGCCCGAGGGCGTCCTCGTACCGCAGGGCACCCTGACGCCTCTCGAGGCGCGTGGCCCGGTACCTCGCGTCCTCCGCCGCCTCGTCCGCGACGTAGAGGATGTTGGGGGTGCTGCTGAGCACGAGGCGCCCCTGCACCTCGACCCGGAGCGACGCCCGCCCGGAACCCGGCGCGGAGCACGTGCCGCGGAAGGAGGCGCCGTGGGGCCCCCACGGCGTCATCTCCAAAAGCGCGTGCACGGCGTTCGCCACGTCGCCGTACAGGGCCCGGCCCCCGGGGGAGCCCCACGCCTCGTTGGCGTCGCGGCGCCCGCGGAGGACGCGTGCCAGGCGGAGCCAATGCCTGGCCTCCATGAACCCGCCCCCGAGGTCCAGGCCACCGATCTCGGCGACGGCGTCCGTGGCCGCGCGGAAGGCGCGGTAGTTGGCCAGGCCGACGACGATGTCGTCGGTGTCGCGGATGGCGCCGTCCGCCTCGGCGGCGCGGGCGGCCAAGGCGGCCGAAGGCTGGTGGCGCAGCCACCCGTGGCGGTGGAGGAAGCGGACGTCGTCCCACGTCACGCCCCGCCGGCTGAACGTGGGGGCGGTGGCGGTGGCGGTGGCGGTGGCGGTGGCGGTGGCGGTGGCGGTGGCGGTGGCGGTCATGATCGGCTCCTGTGCCCCCGTGGGGGCGCTTGCCCCCGTGGGGGCGTTATCCCCGCGCGCCCTCTTCGATGGGCTACGCGAGGGGAGGGGGTCAACGGTCGGCGCCGAACAGGTTGGCGCCGCGGAGGTTGGCGCCGGTGAGGTTGGCGACGGCGAGGTTGGCGCCCTCGAGGATGGCGTCGGAGAGGTTGGCGCCGTAGAGGTCGGCGCCCTCGAGGTCTGCGGCGGTCACGGTCACAGTCACGGTCACTCCTTTGCCCCCACGGGGGGCGCTTGCCCTCTCGGGCGTGATTCCCCGCGCGCCCTCCTCGATGGGTGGCGCGGGGTGGCACGCATTTAGCGGCGCGGGTCGGTCCCAGGGTCGACCTCGACCAGGGCCTCCCCGGACACGATCCCCATGCCGTGGACGTGCTCGTTGAAGGACGACCAGCGCCCCGGGCCGCTGGGGTCCGGCGTCAGGTGAGCCCCCAGCACCATCCACCTGGGGTGGCACAGGGTCCAGCTCTTCCAGTCGAGCCGGGGGGCCCATCCCCCCAAAGCCTGGCTCACGAACCTGGCGGATGGCTGGGTCGCCGCCCAGCCCTCCGAGATGATCGCGCCCTCCTCCAGGGACGTGACCTGCCAGGTGTGGGGCGTCTGCGACCTTGCGTGCCCGACGGCACGCTCGATCGCTCCGATAGCGCGCTTGATGGCGCGCTGCCGGGAGCTAGCCCCCGGCAGTTCGAGCACGTTCGCATCGCGCAGCGATGCGACCTCCGCCGCGGCCAGGCCCATGGCGCTGGCGTCGTCGGGGGAGTGCCACAAGGCCCACAGGGCCTTGTTAACGCGGCGGTTGATGCCGATGTCCCTGTTGCTGTCCATGTTGCTGTCCTTGTCGTGTGCCCCGTGACGGGGCAGTTGCGGGGAAGAACCCTCGCGCGCCAGCATGAGCGGGTCGCGCGGGGTAGGCGTCAGATCGTCTTGACGACAGGGCCACCGCTGATGTCCGCCTCGCGGGCCTCTCGTCGGGTCGCGAAAGGCCCCAGCAGGCGCACGTCGGCCGCAGCGGGGGCACCGCGCTTGCTGGCGCACGAATCACGCCACCGGCTCGCAGCGCTGTCCGCCTCAGCCACGGACGTGACGACCCTGGGGGTGGGGACTGACCCCGCGCCCCAGGCGCAAAACGCAAACCACTCAGTTCGGGCCATAAGTCTCTCCTGCACCCCGTAGGGAGCGGTGTGCCAGCGGGGCCGGCGTTTAGTCTCCCCCGCCAGTCCGGGCGGAGGGCGGAGGGGGTGGGTGAACGTGAAAGTGCGAACGAGAGGCTCGGTCGCCCCAACGCACCGGTCCGCCGACTGCGCTGGGCAGACCCTGGCAGCGGCCTGGCTGCCGCGCGGGAGTCGCTCGGCGCGGTCACGCCTTTAGACGCCCGCACGCGGCGCGCTTCAGGGGTCGGGGCACTCCTCTGCGTCGGGGACTGAGCTGCGCCCCGGCGGCGTCCCGCCGTACAGGCGGGCGAACTCCTCGGACACCACGGGCGTGTCGTCCGTGTACCGCCCCCTCAGGGGAGGGACGTCGACACGTTCCGGGCTGGCCGGCGCGTCCGGGCGCCAGACGTAGGGCGGGTTGAGCAACCGCTGCTGAATCTCGGCCCCGACGCGGGAGTGGAGGTCGAGTGCACGGACGAGGCGCGCCTCCAAGGCCGCCTGCGACTCCGCAATGATGGCGACCCTGAACCCGGCCGCCATCAGGTGCTGCACCACGTATGCGGTTGCGATAGGGTCCTGGTACTCGATGACCAGGTCCAGGGCTTCCTGCGCACGCTTGTCGGTGGGCGTCTCGAGTAACTCTCGGAGCGCCTCAAGCAGGTACTTCGGCGCCAGTCGACGCGTGGCCGTCATGCCCCCTCCCCCTCCCGCGGGACGAGCTTGTCCTGCGCCTGCCAGAGGCCGATGACGGCCGTGGCTACCGCGGCCTCGATCTGTCCCAGGGCGCGGCTCTTGTCCGCGCAGTCGGGCATCGACGCGTTGATGACGTGACTGAGCTCCGAGGCGTAGTCGCGGATGCGCTGGATGCGCGTCAGGGCCCGACCCGACGGCCTCGCCGTCTTGTACACGTGGCGGATGCGGTCGTGGGCGTCCATCCGCGTGAAGGTTCGGATGAGCGCCTCCTCGGGCGACTGTTCCGCCTCTCGCGGGGTCGACCCGGTAGCCCATCGCATCGACAGGGCCTCAGCGTGCTGCTCGCGCAGCAGGTGCGCGTGGCGAAGCGCCTCAAGCTCGGCGAGCTCAGGGCCGACGAGCCATACCTTCGGCGTGACGACGTCCCGCCTCCAGTCGACGAGCGTGACCCCGTCGGGGCCCGCCAGGGACAGCAGGGCCAGATCCGGGATCTCCTCGAGGGCGACGGACGCCTGCAGTACAGACGCCAGCCGGTCGCGGTAGACCAGCTCGAGCTCGGCCACGTCAGTGGCCAGGTAGAGGATGTAGGGCATGAGGTCTCACAGGATGGCGAGGACCTGCTCGGTCAGCTTCTTCTGCTGCTCGAGGTCGTAGAGGTAGCACGTCGCCAGGCGACTGAGCTGCACTCCCTCGGCGGTGTCCTCGTACGTCACGTCCTCGAGATTGTCCTTGTCGAGATTGTCCCACATGGACTGCACTCGCGCGGACAGACTCGGGGCGTAGTGCTCCATGTCGAGCGCCGCCTGGGCGAACTCCAGGCTGTTGGGGCACACGACGTAGCCCCCCAGGTGCAGGAGGGCAGCGATGTACATCCGGACCTCGCGGCCGAACGCACCGTACGCGTCGAGCTCTCTCGACGCCGGATGAAAGTGCTGGACGAGCTCCAGGCCGTGCCGAACTCCCCAACACAGGCAGCAGATCTCAGGCTCCTGCATGACGTTGGTGTTGACGGGCTCGCCGCACAAAGCCAGGACGATGCTCTCGAAGGTGTGCGCGTCGTCGAGGAAGGCCGCCGGGTTGACGATCAGCGTCGAGACGGCCTCGACGCGGTCGAGTACGTCCTCGTCCAGGGTCGCGCCGTACGTCTCCGTGGCGACCATGCGGAACGCCTCGGGGTCGAAGTCCGCCACGTCCTGGCCAGCCAGCGCGCAGGCCGCTCGGTAGGCCAGCAGGGCGACGGTGTCCTTGCGGCCGAGCATCAGCACGGCGCGGCCGGTGGACACCTCGGGGATTCGCAGGCCGGTCAAGGGCACGTCACACCCCCACCACGCTCTTGAGCGCAGCCCCGAGCGCGCGCTTCATGTCGAGGGGCAGGGTGGGGATGACCGTGGCGATGAGCTGCGGGTCGACGGCGCCCGAGGCGTCGGTGATCTCGGCCACGAACTCGGGACCGAGCACGTCCTCGAAGGTACCCGCGTCCAGCGCCGAGAGCTTGTTGACGTCTGCCTGGACGCCCGCCAGGTCGATGGTCCCCCCGGCCACCTTCGACGTGTTGAACACGGCCATCAGCGGGTCCGGCAGACCCGGGTGCTTCCTCCGGACGCCTGAGGCCTGGTCGATAGCGTCGATGTGAGACGCGATCTTCGACAGGGTCGCGCGATCCGTGGACAGGCGCGCCGTCCGCCCCAGGGCGTGGGCAGCGGTCGACGCGTCATGGTAGGCGCTGCGCGACGATGGAGTCGGCGCCGCAACGGCCCTGGCCGTGAGAGCGTCGGCCAGCTTGTACAGGTCGCAGGCCACGAGGCCCGCGTAGGTCTTCGTGGCCGGGGAGAGGTCACTCTCTCTCATGCCAATGGCCCTGGCGCGGTTGACGATCCGCACCGCTGCCGAGGCCGTCTTGATCATGCCGAGGTCCCTCGAGTACCGAGCCAGCGCAGCCTGCGCAGCCTGGACCTCGTCGGCCGTCTTGATGCGCAGGCGGCGCTCGGCCGGCAGCGCGTAGTCGTCTGGGTCGACGCGAGGCGCAGCCGTTTTCGTCAGGTCCCGGCGCTCGGTCAGGGCGCTCGTCAGGGCGCCTATGTCGAGGCCCCAAGCCACCGCGGCCGAAGCCACCTTGTACTGGACCCCCCGGGGCACGTCGCGTGCCTGCATGCCGACGTACAGGTACGACAGCGCGGTGTTCTCCGGCGTGTCCACGGGGAACAGCCCTGCTTCGGGCCATGCGTACGCCCCGCGCTTGGTCTGGCTCAGCGCCTCGGCAGCGACCTTGATCCTTGACACAAGGTCAGGACGTCGCTGCAAGATAGGCTGCAGCATGACGCCGCGGTCCCTGGTGTGGTCGATGATCGGCATGGCGTACTCCGTCGTGGACGTCTGACTCGACCCTGCCACTCTACCCGTCCCGCCGGCACTGAGCAAGCGGGACACAACCCCGGAGTCTTCATGTCCCAGGCAAAATTCGAGGCGCTCCTCTCCGCCGTCGCCGCCCGCGAAGCGGCCGTCATCAACACCGCCCTCGGGGGCGGTAAGCGGGCCGACATGGTCGAGGCCTCGGAGGCGCTCAAGGGCGCCCTCCAGGACCTCGGCCGCGCGGTCTACAAGGGCGAGGTGGTGCTTGCGCCTCCCGTCGCGGCCCCGATGGCCGACCCCTCCCTGGAGGCGGAGCTGTTCGCCCGCATCCAGGAGCTGGAGGCGGAGGCCGTGGCGCTCGTCGCCAACGCCGACAACGCCTCGGCGTTGGCGGCGGCCGCGACGGCCAGGTACCAGGAGGCGGCCCTGGAGGCGGCGGAGGGTCGGCGCGCGCTTGAGGAGTCGGCGGCCCTCGAGGCCGACCGGAAGAGGGAGGTCGCCGGCCTCCTCGAAGCGGCCGGCCATCAGGTCGGTCTCCTGGCGGAGCGACGCCAGGAGCTCGCGCGCCTCGAGCTCGAACTCGCGGAGGAGAGGGGGCGGGAGGAACCCGCCGTAGACCGCAGGGCGGTCTCCGAGTTCCTCCGAGGGTACGGGAGGATCCCGGCGGCCTCGTGGCTCTCCAAGGCCGACAACTGGGAGGCCGAGGCGGGCCGAGCCCGGGAGGCGGTGGCCGCAGTCTGGGTTGCGGCTCAGTCGCAGCCCCTGGACGTGCAGCGGGAGCTGCTCCGGTACGCCGCGGCGCGCCTCCGCCACCTCGGCGGTTGCGCTCCGACGCCTGGGCACACTGCCCAGTTGAAGCAGTGGAACCTGTTCGTCCGCACCCGGTGTGTCGCGGACGACCTCAAATGCGGCTTCATCCACGGCTTTGGCCGTGACCAGGAGCCGCGCTCGGGCGGCTCCTGGTCCGACGACGCGGAGTACGCGCTGTCGGAGCTGCTGGCGTTCGGGGTTGACGACCCGAACGTCGTGACGCAGGGGGCCGGGCAGGCGCGCGTCGAGATGTGGCTCGACGCGGAGCAGGACGGGACCTTGACGCGGAACGCCCTCCGCGACGCGGTCGCCGACGCCGTGCAAGAGGGCATGGCCCTCGACCAGCGCGTACTCGGGGCGCTGGCGACCCTCCCGGTGTCCGTGTGGAACACCAGGAGCGCAAAGCCCGTCAAGTCCGCGGTCAAGAGGTTCCTGGCCGCGGCGCAGGCCGAGGAGGACGCCGAGGACCCGGAGGTCGACGGGTCGCCCTTCAAGGGTCGGAACATCCTGATCGTCGGCGGCGCCGCCCGGCCGGCGATCACGAAAGCGCTGACGGGCGCATACGCGGCCAACGACGCCGTCTGGCTCCCCTCGGGAGTGCCAGACGACACCGTCTGCTCGGCGATCGGGCGCCTCGGCGAGGGCGACCTGGCCTTCGTGCTCATCCGGCACGTGAGCCACGGCCTCTCGCACAAGGCCAAACGGACGGAGACGCCCGGCCGCGTCGTGTACGTCATCGGCGGGTACGGCCCAGGCGCGCTCGCGCGCGCCGCCGGGTTCTGAGCACATCGAGCGGGGCGAAAGCCCCCGGCACCTGCCGGGGGCTTTCTTTTAGGTGAAGCTGTAGCCCGAGTCCACGGCCAGGACGGCTGCCGTAGCCGCGGCGACCTCGGCGGTAAGGGCATTGAGTTCGTACTGGAGCGTGATCTTCTCGGTCGATGCCGTCGCCAGGGTCTGGCGCGCGACCGTCAGGGCTGAGGTGCGCGACACGACCTGGGCCGCCAGGGCGGCGTAGACATCCGAGGCGTTGGCCGTCTGCCTCCGCATCTCGGCGATGTACGCCGCCGCGCTCGCGATGCTGGCGTCGAAGTCCGCCTTCGCCAGCGGTACGATCCCTTCGGCCTTGAACCACGCCCACGCGGGGTCCGAGGCCGTCGCCGTGTCCTGGTAGACGTCGGTTCCGCCCTCGACGTTGGCAGCGAACGCGGCCGCGTCCGTGGAGAACAGGACGAAGCCCGCCAGGGAGTTGGTGAGCGTGTCGGAGACCGCAGATGCCTGGTCCGCGGCTGCGGTGAGCGCCAGGACGTCGGCGTCGAGTTCGGCGGCGCGAGCGGCCGCTGCGGTGACCTCCGTCGCCTTGTCGACCAGTTCCTCCGCCTTGGCCGCGCGAGCGGTGACCGCCTCGTCGTAGGTCGCCACGAGGCCCTCGAGCAGGGTGGCGTCAGGCAAGGGCCAGGACAGGTCCTCAACCCCGCCGACGAGCGCCTCAGTGGTGAACTCGTCCTGGTAGGTCGCCCAGGTCGTCACGAGCAGGTCGACGAGCTCCTGGACCACCTGGGCGTCCTGGGTGGCCGCCCGAACGTCGGTGAACTGCCGTAGGAGGTACCCCTGGCGGAAGTAGCCCTCGCCCGCGTCCACAGCCGCCCACCGGTCGGCGCCCCACGTGACCAGGTCCGCCGGGGTCGCCACGCGCATCAGGACGTCGGTCGTAGGGTCGGCCGGGTCCGCGATGCGGTAAGTGAAGACGCCGACGTCTGGCAGGTCGCCCTGGTAGGTGACCCACGTCTCGGTCTCGTAGACGAGACGGCCGCCCGAGGCCGTCGCCCGTCGACGCTGCGTCCCGAGCGTGGGGCCGGACGGAGCGACGAGGTCAGGTGGGATGTCGAGGATCGGCATGGGTCAGCCTCACTCCGGGTAGGTGAAGGGCTCGGTGCCAGACCACGCATCCGTGCCCGCCTCGTACGTCGCAGCCAACGACGCCAGGTCGGCGCGGACGATGACCTCGTGCGCCAGGGCCGCGGTGTAGGACGACACCGTCACGCTCATATCCGCGCGCCGGTAGTGCACGTAGGACAGGATCTCGGGCGCCGTGGGTAGCTCGAAGTCTTCGATCTGAGCGACGCGGTAGAACGAGTCGTCCTCCGCGCGCACCACGAAGACCTCCGCGGGGATCTCCGACGCCACGGTAATGCTCCAGTCAAGCTGGAACTCGGTCTCCGATACAATGGTCTTGGTGACCTCGCCTGTGAGCGTTACCGCCATGCCTCGCCTCCTGTCTCAGTCTTCGTTCCGACGGCGGTCTGCGAGCGCTTCCAGCTCGGGGATCGAGGACGCCCTGTTGACCTCCTCCGCCCAGGCGCGATGCGCCTCGACGCTGTCCTCCACCGCGTCGGCGTAGATGTCGACGACGTCGTCCACCGCCGCGCTCTCTACGACGACGGCCGCGGCGTCCTTCTTCACGCCGCGCAGGTCGCGGGCGAGGACGTCGGCATCCCTGGCGGCGTGCTCGGTGAACCCCTTGACGGCCGCCTGCGCCGGGTCTGGCTTGCGGCTCGAGGCCGCGAGCAGCGCGAAGGCCAGCAGGCCGAGGCCGATGGGGATGCCCAGGAGGAGCTTCTTCCACAGGGGCCAGGTGGACCAGGTCTCGCGGGCCTGGAGGAGGTAGGCTTCCACGTCAAACCTCAGGGGTAATTCGGATGGTAGACCGCGAGGGTGAACAGGCAGTCGTACGCCTGCAGCGTGCCCACGGTCTCAGGAGTACTCTCCGTCGCGACCCCAGTCGCCACACCAGTGCCGCCGTAGGTCACCCCCAGTGGCAGGCCCTCCGTGCTCGCCAGGATGTCGAAGTCCGGTCCATTGTCCGTGAGCCACACAGGGAGAGCGGCCGCCTGGATGTTGGCGATGAGGTTGTTGACCACGTCGGTGACGACGTCGCCGGGCTGCACGACGTAGTCCACCGCCGTGCCCAGGATCGTGACGGTGTGCACGTCTGCCGTGTTCCCGGGGTTGGAGATGGCGACGTTCCACAGATTCGCGTCACCGCCCGTCAGGTGCACCGCGCGGACCGTCGCCGTTGTCGCGGTCGTCTGCACCGCGCGGATCGTGGCGAGCGTTCCCAGGGTGTCTGAGATCGTCGCCACGATCGTCGCGTTCCCGCTCAGGGGGAGGGCGGGGCCGAACTGCACCTCGACGTACCCCTTCTGGATGCGCTGGACGCTGTCGATGTTGAGGGCCTTGACGATGCCGTCCGTATTCGGGTGCGCCGTCACCGAGGTGGCCGCCATCTGGATGACGGCAAGCGCCTTCGCCGTGTTCCGAGCGGACACCCAGTTCGCGGTCATCTCGTTGGTCGCGTCCACGTTGGTCGCGCTGACCGAGGTGCCCTGCAGCGTGGTGGCGTCTACGGTCGTGGCGCTGAACTTGCCCGCAGCGTTGAAGTTGAACGACGCCCCGTCGAAGGCGTAGTTCGACGTGTCGTCGTTGACGAACAGTGTGACCTGCGACGTCCTGTCGTTCCCGTCGGCCAGCCCTGCGGGGTTGTCCGCGCGGAACGCAGCCTGCTCAAAGGCCGCCCCCGCGGTGGTGTACCCACCGAGGATGAACGAGGTCCGGCGGTCGCCCTCCGTCGCGGACACGAGGCTGTTGTAGACGACCGATGCGACGCCCTCGTCCTCGCCGGCGCCGGACGGCTTCCGACCCTGGAGGACGTGACGCTCGAGTGGGGTGAACGCCGAAAACGTGTTGTCCCAGTCGTCCCCCGCAGCCGCGTGCGCAGCCGTACTCTCTGCCGACCCGTTCGCGGACCTGAGAGTCAGCGCCGTCCAGGTCGTCGCCCCGGCGAAGAGCAGGAGGTCAAACCGCGAGGTCTCGTTGCCCGCGGTCCGGTTCTCCATCGTGGTCTTGAACGCGGAGGCGATCTGGAAGTCCCCGTTGGCGTCCGGGATGAGTGCGGTCTGGCGGATCGCCATGGCGTCCGCGGTCAAGAATGGCGCGTCTCGGACGAGTGCCAGGGAGTCGGTCGTGCCGGAGCTGGCCTTGCTGACCCCGAACACTTGCAGGTGGGGAGCCGTCGCCATCGATGCGGCGCCGTAGTAGCCTATGCCGAGCCTGCCGTCCGCGGTCAGTCGCATCCGCTCGTTCGTCGCCGTGTCCACGACGTCCGTGCCCGCGGACGGCTGATTCCACCACACCAGGTCCTGCCCATCGCCGGCAGCGTTGCGCACGACGTCGAGGGCCACCTGCCGCTCGCCGTTGTCCCACGTGTCGAAGAAGGAGATGCGTCCGAGCGCGTCCCCTGGCGCGGGGGCGGTCGAGTCTTGATGGAAGTTCAGTTCCCCGTGCGTCGGGTTGGTGACCTTGTCATACGACAGCGTCGCCAGGCCGTTGGAGACGCCCACCTCACGGTCCACCAGGGACAGGAGGCGCGCGGGGGCCGCCGGGGCGTCGGAGGGGGCCAGGTAAAAGTCCAGGCGGCCCACGCCGGCGGCGCCTGCTCGGGCGACGCGCACTTCGGCGACCTTGCCCGGCGCCGCGGTCTCGAGCGAGGAGAACTCGATCGTGCCGTACCGCTGGGACGACGCCGGAGTCGTGTTGCCCTGCTGGAAGAGGATGGTCGCGTCGAGGGTGGTCTCGTCGTAGATGTGAAGGCGCTCAGACGGACCCGCCGGGGTGTTGATACCCAACTGGAAGAATCCAGTGGACGTGCCCTGGTAGAGCGCGTCGAAGTTCTGCGCCAGTTGGTACAGTTGCCCCCGCACGGTGGGTGCGTCCACCGTGATGGTGTCCAGCGAGTTGTCGGGGGTGCGCAGGGCCTGGGCGTGCGAGGGGTCGATGACGAACTCGAGGAACGGCGCCGAGGTCGCCGTGACGACGACGCCGTTGACGAAGTGCAGGTCGTTGCCGAACGCCCGGCACAGGGGGATGACCTGCTGCGCGTAGTGGGGGTAGCGGGTCGTGTTGACCAGCTCCGTGGCCAGGAGCGCGACGGTGCCCTCGGTGCGCTTGGAGAGCAGCGTGACGACCGAGGACAGGTAGACGCCCAGCGTGTCGCCGTCCCGCAGCAGATTGCCTGTCGCCGTGGCGAAGAACGCTGCGACGACCGCAGGGGAGAGCGTCATGCGAACGGCGTTGAGCCCCGGGTTGAAGTCGGTTCGCGCCACCGCCGTGGCGACCTCCGTACCGGCACCGAGGACGAGCGACGCAGTGACAAGCGCCGACGCGGTGACGTCGGCGGTCAAGGCGTCGATGACGTCCTGGGTCGTGTGCGTGGCGTCGGAGGAGAGCGTGACGAGGATGTGCGAGGCATCCGGGACAAAGCCCGCATCCTCGGCCGCGGGGGACGTCCCGGAGACGACGATGGTCGGCGCGGCGAGCACCGTTGTGCCGACCTCGACCTCGATGGTCAGCCAGTTCGCGCCGTCCTCCTCGCCGCCGACGGCGTTCAGGAGGAGCGTGTCTGCGCCGAACACCAGCGACCCGAACGCGCCACGGCTCGGGTAAGGCGCGCCGCCGAGCTCGTCGGTGCCGCCGCGGCTCTCGCCGGGGCCGATGATGCCCTCGAGGATGACGTCGTCGCTGAGCGTGAACAGGCCGAGCAGCGGGTCGACCCCGTCGTATGGCCCGGGCCAGACGACCTCGGTGGGAGTGACCTGACTGGTCGACCTGAGGGTCCATCGGCCGAAGCGCTGAAGCCACAGGGCCTTGTTCAGGTCCGACCGCAGACGCTCGGTGCGGACACGGAGCTTCTCGGTGGGGCGGTTGAAGGTCTCTGGCAGCGCCAGTTCGGCCGCCTGCAGCGGCGTGATGGACGACGGGTCGTTGTCGCCGGTGTCGTCGCCTGCCTCAAAGGAGATGTTCACGAGGTCAGCCATCAGAGGAGCTCCTCAGGGAGGCGCCCGAAGGCGATCTTCCAGGTCAGGTTGAAGACGAAGCCGGACACGATCGGCAGCGGGCCCACGAGCTGCCGGGCGATGAGGCGGACGCCCGCGTCTCCCGGCGTCCACAGCGCCGGGTTCGGGGGCGTAGACGACGTGCCGCGCGTGTAGAGCCCCGCGGCGTACACCGTACTGCCGTCGTACGTGTCGCCGTCAATGGACACCGCGCACGCGATAGCCGCGAGGGGGCCGATGGACGTGTTCACCGTGGCGAACGTCTTGTCGACGTCCTCGAAGACGTACTGGATGAGCACCGTACTGCCGGCGTCAGGGCCATCGTCCGTGCCCAACACGTCAGGGATGGTCGGGTTGTCGGTCTCAATCCAGATCGAGTGCAGGCGCTCGTTGGAGGGGGTGGTCGTAGCCAGTTGCCCGAGGAGCTCGAGCAGCACGTCGAACATGTTGTCCGTCAGCGTGTTCAGGCGCGAAGTCGCGACGCGTTCGCCGGTGGCCTTGCACACCCGCTCGACCTCGATCACCCCCAGCATTCCACACGTGTGCTTGAGCATCTCGACCTCTTGACGCGGCGGGCGCAACCGTGCGGTACCCACCAGTGGACGCCAGCGTAGCACGGCAGGCTCCGCAGGGACAACCTCCGTGAGGGCCCTGAGCTACAGTCCTCGGGCCGCGTCAAAACGGGCTCGGTGTCGAGCAGTGAGCGGGCCCCGATGGAAAGCCATGAAGTGGCACGCCATCAGCGCGGATGCCTGGGTGGCGGAGTATCCTACCGTCAAAGACCGCGAGACGGACCCTGAGCCTACGGTCGCCGCAGCGGTCACTTCCGTCTCCCCCGCGCCGGCGTTCCAGAGCGCGTGCCACGTGGCGGCCGCGTGCTCCCAGTACAACAGGAGCTGCACGGGCCCAGCCTGGAGCGTGGCCTTGTCCAGACCCGTCAGGATCATCAGCGTCGACCCGCCAGAGGCGTTCAGGATGCGCACGTTGTCCGTGGCGCTGTACCAGCGAACCAGACAGAACCCTCCGGTCGCCGTGCCTGCGCCGAGCTCGAAGAGCGTGAACAGGGACCCTGCCGGCGGCGCCTCTGGGAAGCTGATGACGCACTCGAACCAGCAGTCGGCCGTCCGGGCCGTGTTGACGTTGGCGGCCGACACAAACCCTGTGGACACGGCGGACGTCTCGACACGCATGTGCCCGAGCGACCCGGTACCGGTGGGCGCGTAGTTGACCACGCCGGCGGTGACCGAGCCGTCGGAGCCGCCGGGGGTCCCGTCGTCGCTCAGCGGGTTGGCGGTGGGGTCGTAGGCGAAGACGTGGCGCATGTAGTCGGACAGCGCGACCGCCCGGAGGGTCGCGGCCGCGCTCGACACCACCGACAGACCCACCGCCACGTCACTGGCCCGGCCGAGCCTCGACGTGACCTCGTTGTCCCACTGGGTCAGCGCGGGCGGCGTGTAGAGTCGCCGGGGCGTTTGGCCCCATGCCTGCTGAGGGCCAAGCCGCCAGGCTACGTCAGACGAGGAGCGCGGTGCGCTGTACGTCGACCCGGTCGAATCGTCGACGACCCGCACCTGGTTCCAGTCGACCACCTCGACCACCCGCACGACGTCTGCGTGCTGAGAGAGGCCTGCGGACGGGACAGCTGGGTAGACCAGGGAAATGACCCGCCCCTCGTCGAGGTCGCGCCAGAAGCTGGAGTTGGCGGACACTTCCGCCTCAAGGAGGTCGGAGCCCTCGGTCGTCACGCCGAGGCTCGCCCCGCTCTTGTCGGACGCGGGCAAGTGGCCAGCGGTCCTCCACTCGACCACCGAGTCGCGCTCCGCGCTCACAGCGAGGGTGTACAGTGCCGTCGCCGGGTTCGTGACCACGAAGCGGAGCACCTCGCCGAGCTCCGGAACGGCCACCGGGACGAAGTCGTTCGACACGACCAGACCCGTCGACGCCGTGAGAACCCAGGAGCCAAGGACGTCGTCCAGCGCTGCGCCGTCCCACTGATAGACGTCGAACGTCACGTCCAGGACCGGGTCGGCGGACACGTAGAACAGGCGGACGCTGATGGACGTGGCGTTTCGGCCGTCGAAACAGCCCGCGCGCAAGACAGCGCCGTCCAGCGGCGGGTCCGTGTCGAGCTGCATGTCGTCGAACTCGAAGCGCTCCTCGAACGGCTGGTCCGCGAAGAAGAAGTAGTCCGACAGTGACCCCCCGTCGCCGAGCCTGCGGACGTCGCGCGTGGATGCCACGGCGTGCAGGGGGAACTCCAGGACCGCGTCGCTCTCATCGACACTTACCGCCACGTCGAGGACGCCCCAGGTGGGCGACGAGACGAGCTGAGCCCACACCGGCCTGCCCTTGTCGATCAGGTCCATGATGTCGCCCTGCAGCACCGACAGGACGTCCACGAAGGGCTCGGCGTCGTAGACCAGGCCGAAGACGTTGGGTGCCGCCAGGAGCGCCAGCTTGAACCCAAGATGGGCCGTCATCGGGGCGCGCTCCACGATGGCGTACCGGAGAGACTTCGGCCACGTAGCGCCCAGCGCGGGGAGGCTGGCGGGCGCGCCAGCGCCGTCGACCAGCCTCCCTGTCGTGCTTGAGAGGACGCGGTCGATCTTGTAGTACTGCCCGCCGATCAGCAGCCACCGACCCTCGTCGCGCCATTGCACCAGCTCCGTCGTTGACGACGCCGTCAGTTCGTCGTCAACGACGGAGCCTGAGACGTACGTCACGAGGTCCGCTACGGCGCCCACCACGCCGAGGACGTCAGTCGTCGTATCGGCGTACGCGGTTCTGATGGCGCGGTCCTCGACGTAGGCGTACCGAGGCGCGTAGCGATGTGCAACAGGCTCCTGGACGAAGCGCAGCGCGCCGTCCGGGGACAGGTCGTCGAACCAGAAAGCGTCTGTCCCCCGGTGCACGAGCGGCGCCGTGACGTCTCCGTCAACGTCCGCCTCAATGAACACGCCGGGATCGCCGATTCGCCACGCGCCGTCGAGACGCGTCGGGGTCAACCCGGGCGTGATGCGGCGCTGCGCGGGGGTGCCGTCGACGACGCGCTCGGGCAGCGAGAGCCCGTAGAGCCACGTCGGGTTGATGCTGGCGTCCACGACCTCGAACGCCGGCGACAGGTGCTCGAAAGTCGAGAAGGTATACCTGCCCCAATTGCTCGGGTCGAGGAGTTCCGGCCGAAGCAGGTCCGTCCGGAGCACGTACGTCGAGACCGACGTCGTGACGACCGACTGGGACCCCGCAGCGTCCACGCGCGTCAAGACCTCGTCGGCGGTGGCGATGACCGGGAGGCCGGCAGACAGGTTGAGCAGCGCCCTGATGGCGCGCACCGTCGGGCCAGTCCAGAAGAACAGCATCGCCCCGCGCAGGAAGCTCCGGTAGGCGGAGGAGGACGGGCGCTGCTTGCCCACGAGCTGCCCCCAGCGCACCGACAGGTCCGAGGGGTCGACCAGCGGGTCCACCGCCCACAGGCGGACCGCCTCGACGTAGCGCGGGGTCTTGAGTACGTACCGGAGCGCCTCAGCGTCGGCGACGTCGTCAGGGTTGAAGATCACGGCCGTGTCGAGCAGGACCGTGTTGGCGTCGAGAACCTCGACGATACGGTAGTCGCCTGTCGCCTCTTCGAGGGCGGGGTGCTCGAGGTAGAGTGTGAAGCCGACGTGGCCGGCGTCGAAGGGGGCGGGTTCCACCACGGCCGCGTCCAGCGTCAAGGCCGTCGCCGATAGGGGCCCGGACAGGCGCACCCTGCGGGGCGAGAGCACCTCCACGATGGAGACCTCGAGCAGGGTCGGGGCGTAGACTCGAAGCTGGCGGCCGGCATCCGCCAGTTCGAAGACGTCGTCGCCGGCGAAGAGGTCCGTCCAGTTGACCACGCCGTAAGTACAGTCCCGGATGACGCGCAGGACGCCAGCCGTCGAGAACGTCCGGCGCGTCAGGTATCGCGCGGTGACCGCGGCCGAGTAGCCCTCCGGGTCGCTGTCGGGGTCCGGCAGGTCCGCATCTGCGGAGCCGAACTCGACAACCCCATCAATCCCCTCAAGAAGGTCCGTGGCGGGCCGCTGCTCGATTCGGCGGCTCAGCGACGGGTCGTCGAAGGGGTCGACCCGGAGTCTGAGCCTCCGGACACCCTGGCGCGTCACCACGCCGAGGTGTACGTCGCGCTCATACACGACCGTCGGCCTGACGGGGGCGTTCTGCAGCGCCTGCAAGTCGATGATGTCGTCGTCGAGGGGGAAGTAGTGCCAGGTCTCGCCGTCCTCGACCACCGACCGACGGTCCGCCTTCGACAACAGGAAGTGCCGGAAGTATGAGCGGTACCAGGCGGGCGTCGACTCCACGCTGACGCCGAGAGCGCCTTTGAGCAGGCGCTGGTACGCTCCCGCCAGGTAAGCCTCGAAAGCCGACAGGGTCTCGCTGTTGAGGCCGCCGTCGTCCCAGAAGCTCTGCCAGAAGTCGCTCAGCGCGATGCTGGGTCCCTTGTCCGCCCGACCGGGGTTCGTCATGGGACCCTCGTCAGCGTCAGCAGGTCCGGCGCAGTCAGGACGTACACCGTCCGGTCACTGACGCCGAAGGAGCGGGCGGTGTTGAACAGAACGAGGTCCTCATCCGATGCGACGAGGTCGCTGCGCACCGAGATGACGTCCGTAGAGACGAACCGCACAAGCTCCCCCGTGGGCGACGCCAGCGTGTAGCGCGCAGTCAGCGCGGGCCCCGACCGCAGCACGTTGCCCACCGTAGCAGGGAAGGCCGCGCGAAGCGCCGTCGTCACGTCGTCGACGTTCAGCACGTCGGTCGTCGGGAACGTGTTGACGAAGTCGACGAGGGTCCGGATCGCAGCCGTGGTGTCCAGCGGGACCGCCCCGGGCTTGAGCTGGTACCGGATGTCGAGCTCGACGTAGACAGGGAAGAAGCCCCGGACGAGCATGTTGGCGCACAGGACGCGGTTGTCGTCGTCCTCAAACATGTCCTGGAGCGCGGCGTAGTTGTTCGTCGTCTCGTAGACGACCTGCAGCGCCTTGCCGTGCACCTCGGCCGTGGCGTCAAAGCGCCAGACGACGTTGCGCTCGAACACCAACGGGAGGGCGTCGATCGCCGCCGAGTCGCGCCGCAACGTGACGGCGTGGCTCGTCGTGACCTCCTCGATGATGAACCGCACCGCGTTGCCGAGGTTCTCGGGCCCCACGACCAGCAGCGTCTTGCCGATATCGGCGTCCACGAAGTCCACCGTACCGTCGCCGAGGTACGCCACGTCAGGGTCCAGGCCGTCGACGGAGAGCGTCGCCGCGCTACCCCCCCTGGAGTCGTCGTATCCCACCTTCAGCAGGGTGTGCGTGTAGCGGCTCTGAGCCCAGACCGGGTCCATGGTCTCGGCGACGTACGCCTCAGACGCCCCGGCCGGCAGGGCGTTCAGGCGCTCGGTCAGGAGCACCTTGCCCGTGAAGGGGTCGAGCAGCGGACTGTCGGGGTCGTCGAGCGCGACCTCGCGGATGCGCCAGATTGGCGTCGCGGGCAGCGCCACCGCGCCGCGAGTGCCACCGACGCGCGTGACCCGTCCGAAGGGCCGCACCGGGATCATGTCGTCGTACGACGGCCCATTGGTGCCGGCCGAGTACCGAAGCCGGTCGCTGAACGCCTCGACCAGCAAGCCTGAAGTCGACAGGAGTGCGGCCGCCGCTGCGTCAATGTCTACCGTCACCCGGGTGCCGTAGCCGTCCAGGCCGGTAGAGCCGACCGCCAGGACCCGGTACATCGCCGACGTGCTCCCGTCCACGACGTAGACGTAGTGGTTGGGCGCGTCAGCCTCGACAAAGCGCGAGGCGCCCGTCGGCAGGACGAGCGTGTCAACACCGTCGAAGGCCACGGACGTGTACCTGACGCTGCCTGTGCGCACGTCCGCCAGGACCGGGTCGGTGTGGACCGGCAGGGGGCGCAGGCGCGTGAACGGCGCCGCCTCGGAGATCCGGATGTGGTCGGCGTCGACGTGCCTGACGAGGTAGAGATGGGACTCGTCGGCGAACGCGTCGTAGAAGCGCAGGACGGCCCCGGGCGCGACCAGCGCGCGCAGGTCGACACCCCGATCCACGAGGTCCCAGTCGGTGAAGAGCCGAAGGCCCGGAGAGGTGTCCGTGTAGGGGTCGCCGCACAACGCCCGGAACCGGCGGACGATTCGACTCGTGTGGGCGTAGATGTCCGCCTTGCCGCCGACGTGCACACCCGTGGCGCCGAGCCACGACGGGGTCAGGTCACGCACCATCTCCACGTCGCCGGCTCCGATGGCCCGAACGCGACCGAGCTCGCCGAAGGTCTCCGTGAGCACGGTGACGATGGAGCGCGGCGTGACCAGCATCCGGACGGTCAGCAGGTCGGGGATGCGCTCGACGAAGGCCGCGGCGTCCTCAGCGTCCACGCCGCCGCGGATGGCGTCGGAGGCCTCGGCGTAGGAGAGCAGGGGCAGGTTGCCGCTCACTGAGGACAAGCGCCCCGGGTCGAGGTCCCAGGCGGGGCCCACGTCCGAGGCGACGATCGGGACAGGCAGGACCCAGGTGGTCGTGGAGGCGGCTGCGCTGCCCTCGACGTAGCGCGTCAGGTCGGCCTCGGTGAAGAAGATGCCGTCGCTGTCGTCGATGACGTAGGTCTTGCCGTTCCTGCCCGTGACGCGCGTCGTCGACGGGATCACGCCCGTGGTAGGGGCCGAGAAGTGGAGCAACGCGGTGCCTCGACTCTTTCGGCCCGCAGCCCTGGAGGAGAAGAGGTTCGTGGCGAAGGCGTCGACCGCCTGGTTGCGCGCCGTCTCGTCCTCGATCTCGAGGATGCGTGACAAATCGGTGAGGACCTCGACGCGCTCGACCTCGCTCTGGATGTAGGCGAAGATGAACGCCAGCGCTCGGATGGTGCGGTCGTGGTGTACCGTCCCAGGGGCGAACAGGTTCGGGTCGAAGTCGCCCGTGGAGCCGAGGAAGTCCACCATGAACTGGCGGGCGTCATCGATGTCCTTCTGGGTCAGCGTGACCTGTGCCATGGCTACCTGAGCGGGATGCGCACAGGGACGAGGTCCCCGAGCTCGTTCTCGATCACGATCGTCGCCGAGATGCCGTCGCCGTTCGCGTTGGGCTCGATACGGGTCGCCCAGGCGTTCCGAAGGCGCTCGTCATCAGGGAGCCCCTGGCCCGTCTGAACTCCGCGCAGCCATTCTACCGCCTGATCCATCGCCAGCGCCAGTACATCCGACGCGTCCGTCAGGTCGCCTACGTTGCCGCCCACCAGCGACGCCAGTCCCGTCCCCCTGTCCAGGTCCGTCGGGTCCGAGCCCTCCGCCGTGAACAGCAACTGGAGGAACTGCACCGCCAGCTTCACCCTGCCTTCGACCTCAAGAGGCTCGTCTCCCGTGGACCATGGCGCCTCGCCGAGGAAATCGATGTAAAGGTCAGCAGCCATCAGACCCACCTCCCCGCCGCGAAGTCGTACCGGAGCCCCGGAACTACCGAGGACTCGAAGTTGTGGTCGGACCGTGCGCCGCCGAGGGCCAGGAGGCGCGCTCTGCGCTCGGCGTCCTTCGCCTCGTCCTCCGCCTCCTGCTGGCGGTTGCGCGACAGGTCCCCGCGCTCTCTGGCTCGGTAGACCACGTGCTTGTAGTCGACGTACCCGCCGCTGGCCTGAAAGCGGCCGAGCACCTTGGCCACGTCCCGGGTGTCCGTGTCGTTCAGTAGTTGGCCCGTGCCCATGTTCAGGATCGCCCTGGCGCTCCAGATCCCCACGGCGGGTGTGGCCGCCTTCGCCGCCTGATTCAGCCCGGCCGCCAGAGCGTTCGACGCGGTCCAGCCCGGGTACGGGTCACCAAAGACGCTTACAATAGGGATCACGCGGTCGCCGACGATGCGGCGCCACTGCCGAATGCCTCTGGCAGGGTACTTGTCCGGCGTGGCGTAGCGGCGCGTGGGCTCCGTGACCGTGCCATTCTCCTGGCGCAGGTGCGTGTAGCACTGCGGCAACGCGAACCCGTTCAGCGCCCCGCGCTCCTTGATGCAGTAGGCTGCGATGCGCAGGTCGGTCTTGTGGGGGGTAGGGTAGGAGTCCCAGTGCACGGGCTTTGGGAAAGGCTCCAGGCCTGGGATGAGGAGGTCCTCGACGAGCGCGTCAACGCCGGACGCGCGCTGCCAGTCCACCTCGGCGTCGCAGATGATCGACGTAGCCCCAGAAGCGGCCGCGTAGGGCAAGAAGTCCGCGACCAGCGACTTGATGAAGGCGGGGATGCCCGACATCCAGACGATGAGGTGAGTCCGGATGCCTGCGGCCTTCATGCCCTCGATACACGCGTCGCTGCGCTCCTGGGAGGTCTGGTCGAATTTGAACTTCGCCGCCGCGGAGCCAGGGTTCCTGCGGAGCGCGACGGACGTCCCTCGCGGGAGCGCCCTGTTCACCATGAAGGCGAAGTCGGTGACGCCCAGCTTGAGCAGGGTGGCGGCCATGGCGGCCGGCCGGTCGGGGGCGCCGGCGTTGAGCATCCAGATGTCCACAGGTTACTCCCGTCGGGACTACTGAGCTACCTCAGTACATCCTGGAACTTGTCCGTGATCTTTCGGCGCTGGTAAGCCACCTGGTGCTCTTTGAGGCCGGTCTTGGCTGCGATGTCGCGTGCCGTCAGGATGGACTTGCCGCCGTAGCCGGTCGTGTGCTCGAAGATGGTCTGATGCACGGGGCTCAGGTCGTTGTACACGAAGGCGACGCGCGGGTCACTGGTGGCGCCGCCGGCGACGTTGCCGAACATATCGCCGCCGACGTCCTGGCTCTCGACGTACTCGGAGACCTGGAACGCCTGGACCTTCGTGACCTTCGCGCCGGACCAGCCGAGGTGGTCGCTGAGCTCCGCAGTGGTCGGGTCGCGGCCGAGCTCGTCGAGGAGCTGCACGCGGCCCTTGTGCAGGGCGTTGTTCTCGAGCTTGCGGTTCTCCGGCATCCGGACGAGATCCTGATGCGAGTAGACCGTGCGGCTCAAGCGCTTGAGCTTGTTCAGGACGTGCGTCGACAGCGCCGTCCCCATGTTCGGGTCGTAGCTCTTGATGGCCTCCACGGCCAGCTTGCGGGCCTCGAGACGCATGACCGTCACGGGCACTTGTCCGCTCCAGCGCGCGATCTCGCTCTCGATAGCTGGCGACAGGCTGTCCATGACCGCCTTGAGGTTCATGGGCGACGGGTCGGCCTTGTAGGCGTCCCACAAGGCCTTGTCCCGGTCCTTGGCGGTCTGGTAGGAGTGCGTCAGGTCCATGCCCCGAGGGGCCGCCTCCTTCTCGCCCTGGACAAACTTCCTGGCCTTCTCGTACGTGCGGCCGACCTGGATGCCTGTACCCCACGACGTCAGGTTGCGCTCGAGGCGCGGCATGAGCTCCGCAGCGATGCGCTTCACCTCCGGGTCCTCTGAGTGACGTAGCGCCTCCACGGCGGCGGCCTGCGCCTGCACGTCGCCGTTGCGAGTGCCCTGCAGCGCCTGGGCGAGGTAGTCGTAGTTCTCCCCCTTGCCGAACTCCTCCTTGGCCAGGACGAGCAGGGCATTGGCGGGCCCGCGACGGAACTGGTTGTAGTGCTCCGCTTTGGACTCATCCCAGGCGTGGACGCCCTTCGCCCGCCCGACCGCCGCTGCGGGGGCGCTGCTCCGCACGGCACGGACGAAGTTGCGGCCGCTGACCATGGACCCGTCATGGCGGCGCATCAGGGGTGCGCCCATCAGCTCCGCCCCACGCGAACTGTACCCGGTGAGGCGCTCAAGCGGGTCCATCTCGTCCTTGAGGGCGGCGAACTCGACGGCCTTGTCCTCGACCCCAGGCAGGAACGCGGGGAGACGCTGGGCTGCGAGATAGCCCGCGCCGAGTGCGCCCGCCCCCACTGCTGCCCCGCCGCCTGCGGCGAGGAGCGCGGCCGCTCCAGGGCCCATGGCAAACTTGTTCTGGTACCGCTGGTGGGCTGCCGCGAGGGCGTCGTGACGCACCTGGGACCGCCCCGCGATGAACGCGTCCGGGTCCTTCGTCTGCTCCCTCAGCGACTCCAGAACCTTTGGCACGTCCCGGAACTGCGCCCGGGCAAGCGCGTCACCCTCCGACCCGAGCACGCTGGTGTCGCGGCCCGAGTGCACGCCCATACGCCAGTGGGTGACGTCGCCGCCGAAGTCGCGCTTGCCGCCCGTGGCCTTCAGGACGCCGTCGCGCGTGGCTTGTGACCACTCCCGCTTGTCGGGGCGCAGGCCTACAGACTGGAGATGCTTCACCTTGTAGCCCGCTTCCTCCCGCAGTTCCTTGCGGGCGGCATGGTCGACCGGGTCGCCGTCGATCCCGCCACCGGGGAACTTGAACCCGTCCCGCCCGGGTGTGCTACCCGCCAGAACCTGCCCCTTGTCGTTGAAGAGGAAGACCTCGACGCGGGGGCGGAAGTCGTCCAGCGCCCCGCTCTTGAGGAACTTGTTGATCGCCCCGACCGGGTCCCTGCCGCCCTGCTGGCCGGGATGTCGGAGCTGCGGGCCCTTCGTCAACGTCGGGCCCTGCACGGCGCCAGCGACCTCCGTGGCTGGGGCCTTCTTCGGCTTCGGAGGTCGGATGGGCGCCAGTGACGGGGGCGCGGGCGGCTTGATGGGCGGCGGAGGCTTGACCGGTGTGGGCGGCTTGATGCCCGGGGCGCTCATCTTCGTCGTGCCACTGGAAGTAGTGCTCCCCGCCGGGACGCCGACCGTGGTCGCCGTCGCGCCGGGGGTGACTGACGGCGCGATGGGCGAGGGGGACATGACGCCAGGCTTGGGGATGGGCGGGGGCTTGAGCGGGCCAGGGCCGGTCGGAGGCTTCGCCGGGGGCATACTCAGGCTGAAGTTCTTCGGCGCAAAGACAGCCTGCTTCGGCTGCGCAGGCTGCTTCAGCCCGGTAGCGTCGATGGCCTTGCGGAGCAGGCTCTTGGTCAGTTCGCGGCGGTTGGCCAGGGAGATGCCCTCGACCTCGTACTGAGGGCCCTCGGGGGCGTCGAGCTTGTCGAGCACCGGCAGAATCGGGGCGACCAGGTCTTCGATCATGCGAGCCTCCCCGTCGTGCGACTGTAGAAGCGAGTGCGGTACTCAATCAGGCGGCGTTGCCAATCCCTGCGCGTATCGGCCTGGACCGCCTGCGTCACGTTGCCTTGCTCGGTGTGCACGGGCTCGGTGCCGGGGCCTGGCACCAGCGTCAGGATCTTCCACCAGTACCGTACCGTGTTGTGGTCCCGACGGCTACCCGGCGGGACGTAGTACTTCGCGCGCTCCTCCTTCGCAGGGCTGTACGAGCCCATCAGGGCCATCCACTCCGGCAGCGTGACCACGGGGCGGGACGCCATGCGGCGCGCCTCGGCGGGGTCCTCGACCCGCTTCGCGAACTCGGGCGCGAAGGCAAAGTCGACGTCCTCGTTGTCCAGGTCCGCCAGGGAAGGGACGGTAGCCGGCTGCCACGGGATCTCCGTGCTGTCGGAGCGGCCTCGGCAGTAGAGCGTGTTGAAGGCGTCGAAGGCTTCGCGGCGACCTTCGACGCTCCGGTTCTGGTAGAACAGCTTCCGGTACTGCTCCTCGGCGGGGATGACCTGCTGGAAGGTGTCGCGGATCTTTGGGATGTACTCGGCCGGACCCGTCGACAGCGGGTACCCCGACGTGCGGGCGGCGTGGAAGAGCTCGGCCGTGGTGCGACCGTAGGAGAAGTTGAGCGTCGTGCCGCACGAGTCTGCCGAGAGGTGGTGCGAGACGTTCATGAGGAGGCCCTCGACGTGGTGGGCCGCTTCTTGCCGGTCGAACACCGCCACGGGGAAGCCGGGGACGAGGTAGGGGTGGAACAGGCACGAGGCCCCTCCAGACCGATGCTTGTAGCGCTCCTGCGCGAACATCTGCGCGGCGTAGAGCTGGCGGGTGGTGCCGTCGCCGAACAGGGAGGCCGCTCGGCCACGGATGATGGCGCCGAACTCGTAGGACGCCTGATGCCCAGCCAGGGGGCCGGTGGGCAGCGCCAGCTTGTCCGACACGCCAGACCACGCCTCAAGGATGTCCTTGCCGGTCACCGTGCCGCCGGCCTCCTCGACCGACGTGGGCAGGCCGTCCACGACCTTCTTGATCTCGTCGAGGGCCTTCTTGTCCTCCGCCTTCGCCGAGCCAGCCCGCCGCGTGAGCTCGGCCTGGATGTCTCGCTTGTAGTCGTCGACGGTAGTCTGCACCTCGGGCGCCAGGTCGATCTGGGCGGAGTTGGCCATGTACATGAACCAGCTCGGGATGGCAGCTTCGACCGGCACGGGCCCTCGGAAGAACTCCGAGGGGAAGACGAGGAGGTTGTGAGGGTTGGTCAGCGGGTCGGGGGCGGCGTTGTCTCCACGGCCGAGGTGGCGGTCGAGAATCTCCTGGGCCCGCGGCGGCCACGCTGTGGCCAGCGCTGCGTTGTAGACGGCCGCCAGGGACTCGGACTCGGTCGCTCCGATGACGTTGAAGAGCGTCCCGTCGGACAGCATCAGGCGGGTTGGTTGCTGCAGGAAGTCCTCGGAGTAGGACAGCGAGGTCACCATCCCGGGAAAGACGACGTTGCACGCCGGGGCCAGGCAGAAAGGCATCTTCGGCTTGGTGACGTACTGCACCAGTGCGTTGGGAACGCCGCCGACGGGAGGGCCGATGATGTTCCGGACCCCCCGGGCTACCTGCACGGCCGCTGGAGAGGGGATCATGGCGACGTCGTAGGAGAGTCGCTGGAAGATCATGCGCAGCAGGTCCCACATCGACGCGCCATCACCCATGGAGTTGCTGAGGCCCTTGATGGCCTTGACCGCTTCGTCCTTCTGCAGGGCGTCCAGAATGGGGAACGGGGGCCGGTCCTGTGGCGCGGCGAAGTCCTCGACGCCGGGCATCGGCACCCAACGCTCGAGGAACGCCGTGCGTTTGGCCCAGCGCGCCCACCAATGCAGGGCCACCACGCTCTTGTAGGACAGCGGCGTATCGCCGTCCGCGTTCGCCTCCGCGATGACCGCGTCGGACAGGAAGACGCCCGCCTCCTCGACCGAGCACATCGCCCGGAACATGTTCTCGACGAAGTCGAAGGGCCGAGTGATCGGCAGCTTCTCGGTCGGGTTCAGGCCGAGGTAGAACAGGGACGCCGGGAAGGCGTACTCAGGGGCCACGGAGTAGGCGGCGTTGCCGGCGTTCTCGGTCGTGGCGTAGGTAAGGTTGCTGATGTTCGTCAGCCAGAACATGCGCATCATCATCATGGTCGTCGTCAGGTCGACGGCCGACAGGCTGGTGGTCCGCGAGCCGCTGGCGCTACTGTAGGCCTGTCCCGAGATGATGCCGTCGAATAGGAGGCACCACTCGGGCGCCTGACCGACGGCGCTCCGGCCGATGACGTCCAGGTAGAAGACCTGCACCGGCATGATGTCATCCTGCCCGATGCGCCGGAACACGGGGTCCGGGGCAAACTGCAACTGGCAGCGGGGCGGGTCCCAGATGCCTACCGTGACGTCCACGCTCAGGCACGGGACCTGTATGCCGCACAGGTAGACCAGGTACTCGGAGGGCTCGGCGGCGCCGGCGTACGACGGCATTCAGTACCTCCCTGCGGATTTCAGGGCCGCGGCCGCGACGATCACGACGCAGCACGCCACCGCGACGGTCATCTGCGGTGACCTGCCCGTGAGCTGGGAGTCGAGCAGGTCTCGGATGCCGCGGTCGACCTTCAGGGGCGCCAGTTCGCGCAGCGCGGCCAGGAGCTCCGCCGGGCGTTGCTCCAGGTCTTCCGCCACGACCACCACCGACGTTCGGTTCGACGTGGACCCGACCCCCTCGATCGACACCATGGGGGCGATCAGCGGCCGGAGCTCCGTCTGCCAGGCGTGGTAGATGACCATGGGCGCCGACTCCAGCGCGGTACGCTCCGTGCTGAGCAGGCCGAACAAGTGGGCGCGAACTCGGCCGAGGTTGCCGCCCATCGGGGCGGCGATGAGGTCGGAAGCGGTGATGACTGGCACAGGTCACTCCATGTCCGGGGAGACCGCACCAACGGGGATATGGCCTGTCGGGCCACGCCCCGTGGGCGGGTCCGTGACCTCGGCCTCGGTGAACGTCATCTCGTTGGGGTCGACGTCCGCGACGTTGGCGCGGGTACGGCCGGGGTCCCAGGAGGCGCGGGCGATGTCCGCCATGACCGTGGCGAGGTTGTCGGAGTTCTTGAACATGGCCGGGTCGGTCGAAAACCGGGCGAGCTCGTTGAGGTCCGTCGGCTTCAGCATCGTGTGGGGCGCCTCGCTGATGACGATCTTGCGCACCATCATCGTCATCGTGAACGACACCGCCGTCTCCATCTGAGCGCTCAGCGACGTCGACTCGGACAGCGGCGTCCCGACGTAGACCCGGTTGCCCACCCGCAGCGAGAGCGACCGGTTGCCGCGCGCCATGAGCGTTCCGCGGAGGATGTTCGCCCAGACGTGCTGCCAGGCGTCGTACCACGGGTCCTGCTTCGTGTTCAGCAGCGTCCCGGAGAGCTGGAGCTGAACGGGGTCCTGGCCGAAGAAGTACAGGGCGTAGGCGTCGGCCAGCGTGACCTGCGTCTGGTATCTCTCCTGGTGCCCGAAGGAGAGGCTCTGGGCCAGGAAGTCGACGTAGCCGTAGCCGCCTCCCTTGTCCCCCGCTGCGTCTACGAGCCCGAGGACCTTGCCGTACTCGCCCGCCCGGCGCCCCAGGCTTCTGCACCACGCGTCGTAGGCCTTCTTGCTGCCGAGCTTGATGAACATCCGGGCCTGACGGCCGATGGAGTCCATCCCGTTGCCGGTATGGTAGCGCGGGGAGCCCGCCGGGTAGTTGGCGTAGACACCCTTGGTCGGCGTGTCGTCCCTCAGGGAGGTCATGCCGCCGGGGACCTTGTACTGGTAGGAGGGGATGAGAGGCATGCGCGGCTCCGGGGTTCGGCGCGGTCGCCGTACGACCCCTGAGTATGAGCCAGGACGGGGCGGGGCGCAACAGCCCCGGGAGGAGCAGGTCACGCGTCTCAGTCCCCCGGGATGAGACGGATCGTCTCCTCAAGGAGCGCCTTGTAGCTCGTCTCGGACGGCCACGCCGACTCGTCGATGCCTCGTTGCTGGCAGAACTTGAGGTGGGCCGACTTGCTGGCGTTGCCCCAGACGTCGTCGACGGCGCCCTTGTACAGGCCGAGCCACTTGAGCACGGCCTGGACGCCCCTGAGGGTGGGTGCTGGCATGTCGCCTCCCGCGGTCTTCCGGACCCAGGCCTCGGCCTGCGGCCCCCAGACCGCCCCGCCGTACTCCTGCGTCGTGTGCTTGCCGCTCCACCCGCAGAATCGGCGCACCCCCTGCGCGTACAAGTGGTCGTACGTCGCCTGGAGCGCCTCCGTCCCCCTCGGCGAGGGGGCAGGGTGATTCTGGCTGTAGAGCGCCTGGCCGAAGACGATCTCGTCGACGGTCACGTCCTCGAACAGACTCTGCGCCAGATCGAGGCATGCGTCGAGATATGCGCCGCCTGGTCTGAAGGCCGCATGATCGGTCCAGTGACCTTCGCCACCGTAGAACGTGTACGCCTGCAGCGCGGCGATCTTGCACCTCGGGTGGTGCAGCAAAGGCGCGACGAAGCCAGGCGCCTTGCCCTTGAGTGTGGGGACGAAGTTGACGGCGAAGCGGGACACCCAGGGGATCTGGGTGACGCCGGCGGCGAGTCGGTCGGAGAGCTCCTGCGTCGCGCCTCCCCAGTTCTCCTCCAGGTCGAACTCGGGGACGACGTCCCAAGAGTCCAGACCCTTCAACGTGGCCGCCGTGTAGAGGTCGTGGAGCGCGTCCACGAGACGGTCGACCGCGATGGGTGTGGCGACAGGGTAGCTCATCCATCGGACCTCGACGCCCTTCTTCATCAGGGCGTGCGTCGCCTCAAGGAGGAGGTCGGTGTCCCAGGTGGGCTTGTACTTCGGGTCGGTGCCGGCGTTCAGGAGGATGCTGACGAAGTCGAGCTTGCGGTCGTCCGCCCAGAGGCGAACCCACGCGTCGAGCTCGTTCGCTCTCGGACGGGGGGAGTCGACCCACAGCCCGTATCGGTTCTTCGCGGAGCCGCCCATGCTTACCTCGGCCATGATGTCTCCCCCGTGTGTGCGTTGGGGCCAGGGGTCGAGTATGGGCCAGGCCGGACGGGCGCGCAACGCCTTCGATACGCTCAGCGGCCAGCGGCCAGTACGTCCGCGGCAGACTCTCGGAGCCCTGCGACCTTGAAGGCCGCAGCGTAGCCTGCTTCTTTCGCGTCGCGACTGCCGATGTACCGGTCGTAGAGGCGCCTGCCACCCAGGTACGCGGCGCCTCCTCCCACCGCCAACAGCCCAGCTCCGAGGGCAGCCTGCCCAGGGTGCTCCATGACGTGGCTCGGCACGTTCTTCAGCTTCAGGAGGGCCCTGTCCGCCAGGGTCTGATTCACGACGTCGGCAGGGATGTTCATGTGCGTCGTGAACGCGGCCCCGTCGTCCAGGTCCTCGACGAGTGTGTCGCGGATGCCCTTCGGCAGGACGAACTTGAACACCTCGCCCCCGCCCGCGGACGGGACCATGCCCATCACGTCGTACATCTCGTCCCCTACGGGGGCGCCGTCGGGCACGTAGTAGCGCCGGTAGAAATTGGCGCTGCGGGGGCTGGTCGTGACGTGGACCTTGCCCGCTGACGAGGCGGCCATATCCTCGTGAACCCTTGACGCGCCCGTGCCACCGAATTCAGAACGCAGACCCTCGCGCCGAATGCTCTCGACGCGACCCAGCCCTAGTTCTAGCGGGTCTGCTGCGCCGTGGTAGTAGGTCGGCGCGCCGTGAATGCGCGCGATGCCTCTGTCGGCCGCGGCGGCTCCGACACCTACGGTCGCCAGGTCCTTGACTGTCCCCCAAATCGGGGACTGCTCGCGGTCACGTTGGTCTTTCACGGCCCGACTCCCCTTGTCGCGTCACTCAGTGGCGCGTTCTCGTACGTCAGGAACGCCGCGGCCTTCGACCCCTCGACCACCGCCGGGAGCACCTTCGGCGCCCGCGCCAGAATCGCCCTGCCGAGGTAGTGGCCTCCGAGCGCGCCGGCGCCAGCTCCTGCGGCCGCACCGGTCAGGAAGCCCGTGCCGCCAGAGCCCTCCGGTGCCAGCCTGGCGCCGGTGTACGCGCCGCCTACACCACCGAGAAGGGCTCCAATGCCCTTGACGCCCATCTCAGCCTGCTTGGCGAGGCCGCCGATCTCGAGCTGAAACCGAGCGTCGTCGGCGACGTCCGCGGCAGCGTCGAGGACCGAGTCGCCCCCCAGGACACGGGAGATGACCTGGCCAGGACGCGTGAGCTTGCCCGCCCCGCGCGTGGCCCAGTGGCCGAGCCCGGCGCCAGCCAAAGCACCTGCCGCCAGACCGCCACCGAGGAGCTCCGCCGACAGCGCCTTGCTCTTGCCGAGCACGCGGTCGGTGAGAGTGGCGCGGTGGCCGAGCTCCGCTTCGGCTACGGGCCCGTAGCCCGGCGAGTTGACGGCACTGTTGACGGTGCTGCCCAGTGCTCCCCCTGCGAGGCTGCCCATGATGGCGTGGGTGCCCATGCCCGCCGTCTTGCGGAGGTACCCAAGGACGGAAGACGTCTTGAGGACCTGACGGTTGGCGACGGCCTTCCCGGCCGTCGCTCCCGCGCTCGCAACGGTACCTCGCCCCAGTCGGGACATGACCGCCTTGCCTGCGAAGTGGCCCCCGACGGCGCCCGTACCCGCACCCAGCGCTCCGCCGATCAGAGCGCCGGTGTACTTGCTGTCCGGTCCTGCCGCCGTGGCGCCAAGGTAGGCACCTGCGGCCCCCGTGCCGAGCATGCCAAGGCCAGAGGCGACGAGCCCGGCGGTCTTGAGGGCGGCGTAGACGCCTCTCTGTCGAGCGTTCATGCTTGCTTCCTTGTCCGGTAGGGACTGCGCGCCGCGCAGCCTCGAGATGAGGTCGTCCATGGCGTCGTCCTCGGCGCCCTGGGGCTGGACGACAGGATCTGGCTCGAGCTGGTTCTGTCGGACGGCCTGCACCGCACGGTCTACGGCGTCCGCTCCCGCCGGCGCGTCCCCACGGATGGGGGCGGGCGGCCTCGGGTGGGTGCTCCGCCCGCCAGGGCGGGAGGCCGCGCCGCCGTACGCCTCTCTGTAGGCGTGCGTGTCCCGACCTGCCGCCCCCTCGAACAGCCCCGCCAGTGGGTCGATAGCCTGCTCCGGGGGCCCAGCCGACGCCGGCGGCGCCCGCCGTAGGTCGGCGTACGACGGCGCATGCGCTATGGCTCGCGCCCCGAGACCCGCAGCCCCTCCGATCACACCGCCGAGGGCGCCTCGCGCGATAGCGAGGTTCCTCTTGTAGTGGTCGCTGCGGGGCACACCTTTCGCGTTCGTCGCCGGTTTGCCCGTGTACACGGACCCGGCTCCGAGCGCCGATCCCGCGCCTGCCGCGAGGCCAGGAATGAGGTAGTCCAGGTAGGTTGCGCGCTTGTGGGTCACGGTCGTACCCTGTCAGGGGCTGGCGAGGAGGCGGTCCAGGGAGCGGGCCAACTTCGGAGCCGCGTACCTTAGCCCGCCGACTTCGGCGGGAGGATCTGGTTCATCTGGAAGCTCGGCTTGACGTCCCTGAAGATAGCCTCGGGCGCCCTGACATTCAGGTGCTTGGGCAGTTGCTTCGAAACAGCGCCGCGGGCGCGGGCGAGGTGACCCGCCCCGGCCCCGAGACCGGCGCCGACCGCACCCCCGACCAGTGCGCCGCTGAGGCGATGGTCCTCGCCACCTGCGGCCGCGCCGCCAGCCGCGCCCGTCACACCGCCCGCGATGGCGCCGATGGTCTTCGCGCCGATGCCGGCGGTCTTGAGGGCCTCGATGAAGCCTGCTTCGTACGCGTTCATGTCTCATCTCCTGTGCGGGCCCAGCCGGGCCCCGTCATGTTGGCGCCAGGGCGACGCGGACCTCCACACCGGGGTCCTTGTCGTCCAGGCCACAGTACCACGCCGACGCAGAGAGTCCAACGACGGCCGAGTCGTTGGACAGCACGCCAGCCTTCTCAGCCGCGTCGAGCACGGCCTTGACGACGTTATCCAGGTCGGGACGGCCGCCGCCACCCTTGCAGACGCTTCGGCCAGGGAACTTCAGCGTCTTCGGCCGCGCGTAGACGGCCACGATGTGGACCGCGACTGCTTCACCGTCGTGCTTCCAGCCCTGGGCTCGGGCAAGCCAGGTCAGGAGCTCCGAGGCCGTCTTCTCCCACTTGCGCGTCCGGGGCGGCGTCGTGGCGTGGCCGGTGGCGGTGTTGAAGCGGGGGCGGCCCTTGCCGACGGGCTCGCCGGGGATGAAGGCGGTGAGGCTCATGTGCCTCCCCATCCGCCCAGGCCGAGGCGGTCACGGAGTTTCTGGCCCTCGGCGCCGGAGAGGCCGACCTGACCCTGCGCACGCAGGTCGTGCCAGGCCTCGGGCATACGGTCGGAGATCTCCTCGATGAGCCCGGCGGTCTTGAAAGCCACTCGAATGCCTCGTGCGTGTGCTGAACGGTCCATGGCTCACCTCACCCTACACGACGTCGCCGTCGTTGACTTTGTCCAACCACTGCTGCAGCGCCTGCTGCGCCACCGCCTGCCGCATCTCCGGTGTCGCCACGTCGGCGGCGAAGGGTGCCTGCACGGCCTGGCGGATGTGCGCCAGGGCGGACTCTCGGCCAGCGTCGAAGGCCATCTGGGCGTCCATCTGGCGCTGCGCGACCCTCGACATGTTCTCGCGGATCGCCGCCTCACCCACGCGGACCTCCTCGAGAGCGGATGCCAGGGCCCGCTCCCGACTGGGGGAGACGCCGGGCGGCAGGTTGGCCGCGACGGCCATGAGGCGGTCGTGCTTCTGCGCCAGGACCTCGGCCGCTCGCTCGAGGGTGGTCATGTTGCGCTCGGCCTCTCCGGCGTGGTGACGCATCAACGCCGCCACCTGTTCGTGCATGCCGGGCAGCATCGACTCGATATCGCGGCCGATGCTCCTTCGCCGGCGATGCATCAGCTCGCCTACGCCCATCGCGCCGGCAGCTCCGCCGGCGAGAGCGCCGCCGGCGACCATGCCGGTGTCGTCGGTGAAGGCGCGGGTGCCGAGGCCGCCAGCGATGGCACCGCCAGCTCCGCCGATGCCGTACTCGAGGAGTTTGGACTCCCAGGGGGCGCTGGAGAGCTTCGTCGCGCCAGGAGACGCAAACGCCATCGGCGCTATACGCGGCGTCCAGAACCCCGCGAAGGGCAGAGTATCGCGCGCGAACGCCGCCGCATTGTGGTCCATCTCGGCGAGCAAGAGATCCAGGCCATAGTCGTCGGGGGGCGTGGGCGGACGGGCGGCGGAGTACGCCTCCTCCGCCGCTGCGGAGGCGCCCGCCGCCCTCCTGCGAGTCCCGCCGCCCACGACATGACCAGCCCCGATGCCCGCTACGCCCCCGATCCCACCTCCGAGGAGCGCGTTCCTCAGTCGTGTCGAGCCGCTCCCGTCCCCGTCATCGCGGCCCGTCGCGTAGCCAATGCCAGCCCCGAGACCTGCGCCGGCGAGACCTCCGACGCCCTTCTCGATAGCGCCGGCGTGCTGGCGCGCAAAGTCGCCGAGGCCAGCTACCTTGAAGGCCGCCTCGCACCCTGCTTCCAGAGCGTTCATCCCGCCCCCTGAGTTAAAGGAAGGCCCCGAGGGGGGCACCCCGCCACGATAGCTCGAAGCGGGGTAGATGTCACGTCGGGTCAGTAGTTGCCCATCGCCTCCTCGTCATCGCTCCACGCGACGTCGATGAGGATCTCGCGGCCCTCGACCCTCCAGTCTCGAACGTCGAGGCCTGCCTGCCTGTACTCGAGCACCACCTCCTTCGCGAGGTCGCGGGAGCAGGGGGGCTCGATGGCGCCCGACAGGTCGTGACGCTCCCCGTTGGGGTAGATCACGGTGACGTACGTCAGCGTACCGTCGGAGAGCGCGGATGCCTCGGCGGCCGGCGGCGCCGAGAGGTGCCGCTGGCCCGTGCTGCCGTTGTAGTCAGGCTCTTCGGTCACCGTCCACCCGGCCTTCGCGGCCTCGCGCAGAACGAGGTCGAAGACGTAGCGGTCGTAGTCCGGACGGGACACGAGCGCAGTCAGCGGCAGGGCCGTGAAGCCCGCGGACAGGAACCCGTAGTCCGGGTCGCGCGGGCCCTGCAGCCGACGCAGGTGGCGCAGCAGCGGCTTGACCCACTCGGGCCAGCGGCCGCGACTGAAGTTGACGCAGCAGGTGCGAGGGTACGGCGTGCCGGCCGACGTGGCCGGACAGACCAGGCTCAGGGTGGCGGAGGCGGCCTCAGGGGCTCGCGGGTCGATGCGCTCAGCATCGATCTCGACGCATGCGTCGAAGTTGTTTCGGGGGCGGTCGGTCATCGGTCATCCTCGGGTGTCGGTTCGGGCCACCGCTCTTCGGGGTGGGCGCAAGGCGGTACCTCAGTGCAGCGTGACGAGCGGCGCGTTAGCCGCCGTCACCTTGACATACACCATGGCCTCAAGGCCGAGGACCATGTCGGCGAGCACCTCGTCGTAGACGCCGGCGTCGGCCTCCTCCTCTGTGGCGACCTGCTCGTCTCGGTGCATCGTGGCGAGCTGCACCGCGGCTCGGTGCAGCAGGATGGCCGTCTCCTGGATGTGCAGGAGCGGGTCGGGCAGGCGTGCCGTCAGGAGCTTGTCCTCGCCGCCGACGGCGGCCGCCACGGACCCCCAGCGGGACCGGCTCTCCATGAGCAGCGCCTCGACCACGACGTACAGCTCCTCGCCAGGGCTGAAGTCCCAGGGGGATGCGGCCGCCGTCTCGAGGCGGTCACGGAGCTCCACGAGATGAGCGAGGCCCCGGTCGAGCTCCCCGGGGTCTACGCCGCCCGCCAGGAGGATGTCCTTGCAGTCGTTCGCCAGGCGCACGGCCGCGGCGGCCAACGCCAGCGCGTGCACGCGGAGCGCCCCGCTCACCTGGAGGTTGTCCGCCCCGGCGCGGTCGGCGTTCATGGACGCTACGGACGCAGCCGTAGCCGCGCTGCCCACCATGACGTGGATGTCACTCGCAGCCCGCAGGGCCGCGGCGAGGGCCGCGGTCTCGCTGTCCTCCGCGGGTGCCTCGACCTGCGGGTCGGTCTGGAGCGCCACCTCGCGGTCGTGGACGATCGTCGAGGTCCCGGTGCGGTCGAACCGAACCGTCGCGAGCCCTCCCTGCTCGACGTGGACCACCATGCCCGTGTCGCCTCCGACCGCATGGGTGTACTCGGGGTGCGGGACGACGGCGCTCTCGTCGCCGCCGGCGCCGCTCTCGGTGACAACCTGGGTGGCGACGACGCGGTCGCCCTCCAGGCGGTCGCTCTTGACGTTGCTATCGTTCTTCATATGTTCCTCAGTGCGTGGTTGCGGAGAGCCGCTGCCAGGCGGCCTCCCGGATGGTGAACTCCTCGGCGCAGGCTGCACTGGCAGCCCGCAGGCTGGCTCGCCGCAGTTCGAGCCGCTCCAGGGTGGCGGCATCGGCCTGCGAACACGCACTCATCCACGCGGCCAGGAGCGTCCCAGTCGCTCGGTACAGGCTCGTAGCGGCCCCGAGCAGGACGACCGCAGTCCAGTAGTCGTCCTTCAGGTCGCCGCCCCGGGCGGCGACCCTCTCCGCCGAGACCCTCCGGTCGGCAGCCTCCTCGGCCGCCACGGAGGTGGCCGCCTCAAGTCGCTTCAATGCGCCGCCGTACACCGGCAAGGCGGCGTATCCGCCCCGGCCGCTGTCCAGACGCGCGTACTCCTGGTGCAGGGCGTCCAAGTGCGTGACGACAGTCTCCAGGTTCGCCGCGTGCACAGAGGGCTCCATGCCCTCGGCGATGAGCTGCCCCCGGGCCTCCTCGAGCAGCGTGAGAGCCGCAGTCCCGAGCGCGATGGCGGTCGTGAAGGCGGTGTCACCCTGCTCTCGATGGCCGTGACTGGGGTCCGTGCAAGGGACCATGAACTGACCGCGGCCGAACCCCCAGCGTGTGTGGCAGGCGTTGATCAGTACCAGCACGTCCTGCAGGAGTTCCACCCCGCGTGGCGTCAGTAGGTTCACGAGTGGGTTCTCCTGCGGTCGTCGTGGAGGACCTGGACGCCCGGGACGTCGAGCGCCCTGGCGTCCAGCCACGCCTGATGGTTCTTGATGGCCGCCTCAGCCGTCTTGATGCGCCTGCGCTGGGCGGCGATCAGCCGCAGGACGTACGCGTCGGGATGCGTGTAGCGCCACGCACCCAGGTGGTGCTGCGTCTTCGGCCCGATAACCGAAGACGGTGCGCTGGCAACCTTCACTCCTCCTCCATCGCTTCGACGGCCGCGAGCGTCTGCTCGGCGCCGTCGGGCATGACGTAGGGCGGGATCAGGGCCGCGGCCGCGCGCAGGGCGGTCATTGCCGCGTCGAGCTTCGCCCTGCGCAGCGCCAGGCGCCGCGCGAGCTTGTCGTTCTGCTCGTTGGCTAACGCGACCACGTCGCGCAGCGCAGCCAGTTCCTTCTCCGCGCGCTCGGCGCGGGCCGTGGCCCCGACGAGCTTCTGGCTGTCGGCCTGGGCATAGACGCCGACGGACGCCGGACTGGCCTGCGCCCGGAGAACGTCGCCGAGACGAGCGACCTCGGCCCGACTGTCCAGGACCGCGTCGTAGAGGCGGTGCGCCTCCTCGCGGTAGAGGGCCGAGAGCCTCGAGTTGCTCGCAGGACCCGGGCCGGTGCGCAGGCGGCGATGCAGTTCGAGGACCTCCTCGCGACGCACAAGGAGCTCCGCCGTCAGGACCCCGACCTGCGCTTCGAGGTCCGCCACGCGGTCTTCGGACGGGGTGGATGGCTCTGCGCTCACCGAGAACTCGAAGCCGTCGGGGGGCTGGGACTGTGGGTTCATGTGGCCTCAGATGAGTGAGTGACGCGCCAGCGATGGCCGTCGAACGTCTCGACAACCACCTGGTTGTCGTAGGGCGCGCCATCGGCGGTACCGACGCGCTCGAGCCACACACGCGTGCGGCCGTAGTCCACCTTGAGGTCGGCTGTCTGACCTCTTGAAAGCGAGGGCAGGCGCTTGAGCTCTGCCAGGGGGAATACGCTCATACGGACCCTCCGAGTCGTTCGAGCCCAAGGGCGCGAAGATCCTCGAGGTGCGCACTGACCTCCGTGTAGAGCTCCTGACGAATGGACCCCAGGCGGTCGGCGTACGCCTGGAGGAAGCCGCCGCGAACGGACGCTCCGGTATCCTCGATCGCGTACTCCACATCCGCGAGGCGGTCGTAGAGGCTCTCACCTACCCAGGCGAACGCATCCCGGATCCCGTAGATGTCGTCCGTGAACTGGTAGGAGTCGAAGCGGTCCCAGTCCATGGCGCAGGACAGGTCGGACGCGGCGTGAGAGAGCAGGGCGCTCTCGAGGCCGGCGGGGAACGCGTCGATGATGGCGCGTAGGGCATCCGGGGTGTCCTCGCGAGTCGTCCAGATCTCGCGCGCCTCGTCCGGAACGAGGCAGAAGTCGATGGCGCCCGCAATGACCTGGCCGTCGAGCGGGTAGGACGTACGCCACGTGGCCAGGGCGTGGGTCCGGAGGTAGTCGTCGGCCACAGGGTTCGGGCCTTCCGAGGCCTCATGGGCGTACATTACGTAGGCGCAGGCAGCCCGGCACGAGGGGGACGTGTTGGCGTCGGTCACCCAGCTCCTGAGGAGGTCGAGGAGGTTGGGAGCGCGCTCCATCACCCTTCGTCCTTGTTCGTGCCGGGAGGGACCGCCGTCGCGGCGCCCTCGTCGGCCGGAGGCCCGTCGTGCTCGAGCGCGGCCCCGAGCTTGACGATGGTCGCGACCTGCGCCGCGATGCGGGCGCGCGCGGACTTGAGCTCGTCCGACAGACCCTGCTCCCGCTCACGGGAGAGGTAGAGGTCGGAGGTCAGCTCCTTGATCTTGAAGTAGCGAGTCTCAAGGAGCCGCTTGACAGTGTCCTGCCCGCCCAACTCCTCCAAGCGCTCTCGCTTCCAGGCGCGTAGCTCCGCCAGTTCGTTGTTGGCGGCCAGGAGCGCGCCCTCAACCTCGGCGAGCTCGCGAGCGAGGGCGGTCCGTGCGGCGAGGGCGTCGGCGCGCGCGTCGATCGCCTTGTCGCGCGTCAGGGCCAGGCCGGCCGCGCGGCGCCGGGAGATCTCGAGGTCCTGGCGCGCCAGGTCGAGGAAGCCCACGGCGCTCCTGAGTTCGACCGTCTTGTCCTCGAGGAGGGTCTGCACCTCCTCCTCGGCGTAGATGTGCCCGTTGAGCTCCTCGAGCAGGGCTCCCGCCCTCCGCTCGGCCGCATCACGCTGGGCGCGAAAGACGTCCACTTGCGCGCGAAGCTCTGCGTTCTCGGCGTCCACGAGGCACGCCCTCTCGCTGGCGGCCCCTGCCAGCCGCGCGCTCTCCTCGGCGGAGGCGTTCAGGCGGGCGATATACGCCCTCTCACTGTCCGTGGGCCCCTCGGGCCTACTGGACCGTTGTTCGGACAGTTCCTTGAGGAGCTCCTCGAGGAACGCCTCGAGGAGCTCCTCAATCCGAGTCGTGTCGGCATTCACGGGTCGTATCTCCCGGGCGGGGTGCGGCGCTTGCGCAGTTGCTCCAGCCCGAGGCGGTGCTGGCGCAGGTGTTCGAGCTTTCGGACCTCGAGCTCGATGAGCGCGGCCAGCGATGTGATGGCCGCGTCGAGCAGGTCCTTCGGGGATGGCGTGGCGGGGTCAGCCAAGGTCGGTTCTCCTCATGGTGTGTGGTGCGGGGGACGCCGAGCCTTGTCCTTCAAGGCTCGGCGTCCACCGGCGTGTAGAGGTCGTCATAGTTGACGCGGTTGTTCAGGTCGTCGCGGCCCTCGAGAGCGGATTCTCCCCAGCGCCACGCGAGCCGTCGCTGGAGCCATGCCGCCGTCCATTCGGGCACCCATGACAAGAGGACCTTGCGACGGGCGTCCGTGTTGAGGAACCACGACGCGATGCGTCCTCGCGGGAAGCCGCTCGTTGGCGACACGGTGACCTCAGCGAGCGTGAAGAGTTCAGGGCGCAGGAGCTCGAAGTAGACGGTTCCCGCGCCGCGAGCCCAGACCGCCCGGATTGCGAGCGCCAGTGCGTCCCGCAGTTTATCCAACTCCTCGTCCGACAAGCGCTCGCAGCGCTCGTTGCGAGGCAGTAGCGCCCTCATATGGGCTCGCGCAGTCTCATCCTCCGTGACGTCGATGGGCATGCCAGCCCTCCTCGGTGGGTCAGTCATGGGTAGGGCGCGCGGTAGCGCAGGTTCGAGCCCATCCTCCCCTCACACATCAGGGTCGATGAGGCTGTCCACCTGGTCGAGCTCCCGCTGCCGGGCGGCACAAACTCCTGCGGCATCCTCGCGCGTGTCGTAGATGGAGCCCTCGGTGCGCATCTCGAAGTGCACCGAGGCGTCGTCACCACTGAACAAATCGAGTTCGTAGCGCACGCCGTACGAGTGGCGCCCGGCGGCAAGATGCACGGCGAACACCACCGCACGGCGTGGCTGCGAGGTCTTCTTCTTGTGAAAGACCTTCCGGCCGTCCTCACACGACCAGAACGCACCCGCCTGGTGGTCGCCAGCGTAGGCGGTGCAGTTGTACTCAGCACCGTCCATACCTCGGAGCTTCTGCGTGCCGTTGCAGGCAGGGCAGACCCCGCGGTCCAACGGGCCGACTCGTTCGTCGTCGACCCAGACCTCGTCGCCTGGGAGGTATTTGACCTCCCGGGCCAGAACCTTTGGCGTCATGGGCGCCTCCTTTAGACCCCGCAGTAGCCTTCGCACTCGTTGCTGAAGGCATCGTCGCCGTCGACCCCGTCCTTCATGAAGGGCAGCTCGGCGAGCGGGATGGCGGAGCGGTGGAGGTAGACCCCCCCGCTGATGTTGCCGCGGCCGTTGAGGCCGCGCAGGGTCTCGTCCATCTGGACGGCCTCGAGCCAGTCGTGCCCGCGGGCGGCGTACTTCTGGCGCCAGCGCCAGTCAGCCTGGTACGGACAGAACGTACAGGCGGACTTCGGCACGGGCCACACGCCAATGCCCTGCAGGTAGCGCTCGCAGTCTCGACGAGACCAGTTGAGGTCGAGCAGAGGGAACTGGCGGGTTTGCCACGTGATCTGCGTCTCGGATTTGGCCCTGTCGGCCTCATCCTTGCTGATGCCGAGCTGCAAGTGGATGAGGTGGGTCCGCGCCATGACGGCACGTACGCCAAGCCACTGCCGGATGGCACGGGCGATGGGCCGGATCTTGTGGTCGCGCGTGCACGACCTGCCGAGCATGCCCACCGTGCCGGTCTTGAGGTTCTTGCTGAAGGCCGGGATGGTCGAGAACCGCTGTTCGGTCGCGATCTCCTCCATCAGCGTCATCTCACGGCCGTGCTTCGTGAAGCGTGCCCTGCGAAACGGGACGCCAGCCTCGACACACCGCCTCTCCATGGCGTCCACGTGGTCATAGGTCGCCGCACCCTCAGACCCCGGGTCGGCGAACACCACCAGGTCGGGCAGCCCGCATCCAGCCGCCAGGAACCGGATGTCGCGGGTCAGCGCCAGCATCAGCAGCGCTGTCGACTGCACCCCGGCGCCGAACGCCAGGACGGTCTTCTCGGTCTTGTCGCTCATCGAGCGCCCCCGTCACTTCGATGCCTGAGCTGGCTCCCTGCGTAGGGTAGCCAACTCTACACCTGTCGCGCGCATCCTCCAAGAGGCGCGCGCAGGTCCTCAGCGCGTCCTCGACCGCCTCACCTCGAAGCGGTGGTGGGGCTTTCCTGGCTCGACGCCGACGCCGGTCCCCAGGAACGTCGCGGTAGACGCGGCGCTGACCCGGGTCCTGGCGTCCCAGGTCACGCCCTTGTGGTCGTCGTCGAGCCAGTCGACGCTCAGGCCGTCGAAGAGCGCGTCGGCGTCATCGCAGCGCACCGTGGCGAAGAACGTCCTGACCGCCGGCTGGAGCTGCTGCGTCACGATGTCCCAGGCGGCCGGTCGGCCGCCGGGCTGGGCGTCCATCCAGCGCTGGACGAGCGCCTTGACCGCCCGCTCCTGGAGGAGACGGAGCTCCTCTCGCCGCTCCTCGCCCCACCCGTAGGGCGCGCGCCCCTCTCGGGCCACGAGGGCGTCCAGTTCGGCGTACGCCTGCTTGGCGCAGGCGGCAGGGTCGTGCATGGCGCCCTGGATGCCGTACCCGAGCTTCTTTCGTCCCATGTCAGGCCTCCTCCTCCTCGGGGGTGCCATCGGCCTCCAGGGCTTCGATGTCCTCGGCGCTGAGCCTCCGCCAGACGCCGTCCATGCGGTCGCGCAGCTCGTCTGCTCGAACCTCGATGGCGTCCTGCTGCGCGATCAGGGCGAGCAGGTGGGCGCGCTGGGCCCGGTAGACCTCTACGTCGGGCTCTTGCGGCCGCAACAGGTCGAGCGCCTTGAGCACTCGCCTCGGCGTGAGGCCGCGCAGGTCGAGGTGGGGGATGCAGGTCACGCCGATGCCCTTGAGCATACCGAGGGCCGTGTCGGGGCCAGCGATGCTCAGGCTGGTGACGGCGCGCAGCACCTCACGTGCGGTCTGAACCGCGGCGTTGTCGGGCAGCGCGTCTCCGGCCCCCATCTGCATGAGCAGCGGTGCAAGGTCCGCGGGGTGGAGCTCGTTGATCAGCAGCTTCACGTCTGTGCCTGCGGCGCTTTCCACGTTGGAAAGCGCTCGGGCCGTCGCCCGGATGGTGTGGACGTCCGGGGACGTCACGACCACCAGCTCCCACGAGATCTCGGCGTCGTCGAGCTCGGGCGGCAGGAACTCCCCTTCGACGATGGGCTCGTGGGCCGGCAGGCGCAGAGCCAACGAGGAGACGCTCATCGACGACCGACAGAGGCGCGGTGGCGTGTCGATGACGACGTTCAACTGCTCCGCGCCCTCGCCGCGGAACCACCCGACGACAGCGTCGAGGAAGAGCTCGAGGCGACCTTGCACGAAGCCACTGTCGACCTCGTGGTCCAAGAGGAGCTCCAGGCGCTCGATGCGCTCAGGGACGCCACTCGCGCAGACGAACCACCCCGTCCGCTGAGGGTCGACGTCCCGTCGCAGGAAAGCGGCCGGATGAGCGTCGTCGGAGCGAACGGCGTGGGGGCGCGTCTGCAGCAGGTAGTCGTCGATGAAGAAGTCCCGGTTCCTGTAGCCCGCAGGGGCCTCGCCGAAGCCGACCGGCTCGGTGAAGATGAGTTCGTCGTCGGGCACGTCGTTGCGCCAGAATGGCGCGAGAGTGAGGAGGCCCCCCGCATGCCCTACGCCCGGGAGGTCGAAGTCAATGAACACCGTCGGGCATGGCGGCCGACAAGACGCGAGACCCTGGGCCGCCAGGCGGCCCAGGGTCGTGCGGCCGCAGCCGCCAGCGACGCTGTGGAACGAAATGACGTTGAGCTTCACCTGGGCCCCTTTCGGGCGTGGGCCAGTTCCGCCTGCAGGGTGGCGACGCGGGCGTTGGCCGCCCGCAGGTCGTCGGCGTGTCGGAGGTCAAGCACCTCCCTGTGGTGCCAGGGACACAGCCCCGAGTGCCGCCCGGGCGCCATGGAGCAGCAACGGCACACCAGGCCCCCGTTGACGTACTCGTACGCCTCCACGGCAGGGTGCAGAGCGCTCATTGCCCGTTGCCAGTCGAGGCGGGTCTCCTCCGCCTTGTTGGCGAGCGCTTTGATCTCCGCCTCCGCCTCACGGACGCCGTCGCCGTACTCTTCGGCGTTCGCCCTGTAGATGCGGATAGTGTCCTGGCTCCGCTTGAGCACCTGGTCCCGCTCCCGGTCCCGCGTCTCGAGCTCCGTGAGGCGATCCTGCGCCGCCGCGAGAAGCGCGCTGGCGGCCACAAGCACTCCGCGCAGTCCTCCTGCTGGGGTCGTCGGCGCGGCACTCTCCTCCGCCTCTGCGACCCGACGCTCGTCTGATTCGTGCATCCTCGTCTCCTCTTGTCACGCACTCCCCACCGTCGAGGGAGCCCAATGTTTGTACTCGGAATCGAAGCGCCCCGTTGGCGCAGACACCCAAACCCGACCTACGGGAGCTTCAACGCCCGATGGAGCCCGCGTTGGCGGAGCCTTAGGGGGTATAGACCCCCTGATTTATGGGCCCCTCAGGGTCACGCGGGGGTGCGACTACTCACGCCTGCGGGGCTCCTGGTCGCCTCGAGCCTCCGCATGGAGGAGGCACACGGCCTCGTCGAGGCCCTCGCCCTGCTGAAGGGCGGTGATGATGGCAGTGTAGCGGCGCGTCTGCGCCTCGACAGTGTAGGCGGCCCCCTGGCCGCGGTCGCGGCCCAGCCGAGCGTGCCAGTCCAACATGCGGTCGTGCTCCGCCGTCCCACCCTCGGCGGAGTGACACGCTGCGCGAGTGAGCTCAGAGTCCGGCGCACAGCGCGCCATCAGATGCGCGAGCTCCCGCGCCCCCCCGCACTTTCCGCGGCGGACGACCTCCGTGGCCGCGGCGAGAAGCCACGCGGCGATGACCTGTCGCGTGGCTTGACCCTCGGGCGGGAACCAGAGGTAGCCGTCGGCGAGTTCCACCACCCTGAGGGCCTTCGGGTGGAGTGCGGGCGCCTCGGCCGCCTGGGCAGCGTACTTGAACGCCCAGCTCGTCCACCCGACGCGGTCGCCAAAGGCGGCGGGGACTTCCACTGGCTCCTTCAACTCTCTGGCGTAGCCCGCCTCGACGAGTTCGGCGAGGTGGTCGCGAGGCTTGCGGGTCTGCAGCATGCGGTCGTAGCCGACCACGTAGTGCCAGGGGTCCCCCTTGTCGAGCAGGTAGGGGAGGGCGCGGAAGCGGACCCCGGACGGGGGGTCCAGCAGTGCGATGATGTGGTACGTCATGAAGGGTCCTCCGTGTGGATGAGCCAGGGGCAGTGGGCCGGGCCGTTGCCGTTGCCGTCGCCGGAGCCGTTGCCGTTGCCGTCGCCGTAGCCGTAGCCGTAGCCGTCGCCGTTGCCGTTGCCGTCGCCGTAGCCGTTGCCGTTGCCGTCGCTGTTGCCGTAGCCGTTGCCGTCGCCGGAGCCGTTGCCGTTGCCGTCGCCGTAGCCGTAGCCGTTGCCGTTGCCGTTGCCGTTGCCGTCGCCGTAGCCGTAGCCGTTGCCGTTGC